ATTTTATTAAGGTGGCTACCATATTTTTCCTAAAATAGGTTAATCGAATACTGGAACTTTTATTCGAAATATGGCATTTAAAAGTTCCTGTATTCGATTCCTGAATCTGTATTGAAAAAGGTGGTAGAAGATGGAAAATTGATTTTGTATTGTTATATTTCAATACAAGAATAACCCGCGGTCATGGTTATTCGTACATGTGATCATTGTGAATATTCCACACCTTGCAAATCTTCATATGATGATCATATGAAATCAAAACGTCATCAGGAAAGAGTCGAAAATGGTTCAGAAGAACTACGAATATTTTTCGAATGCACAAACTGTAAAAAAAAATATAATTCAAAATTCGGATTATACCGTCATAAAAAAACCTGTAAAAAAGTGGAGGAATCCCCACCAATAAGTATATTTGACGACAATGTAATCAGGCAACGATTGGAAGAGATAAGTATAGAATTGCAGACGCCCATGAGTAATAAATTGATAAGTATAATCGTAGATAAAACCAAATTGATCGAAGATTTACATACGAAAATCGGAGATGTCGTGGTACAACCCAGAATAAAGACACCCACCACAAAATTCGTGTACAATGAATACAATATAGAGTATAAGACGGAAGAACGTATGATACATGGGGTACAATTGTGCGAAGCATGTAATGTAAATATCTTAGATTGGTATTCGTCAGAAAATCTCAATTCAGAAGATCCGTGGTTGAACATGAATCAAGCATTCGAATTAGCGTGTTGGATTTCTCCGAATTTACTGTTAGAATTGGCAAAGTGGAATCAATCGGTGTCAGAGACCACCGTAAAAGAGAAAGATCTAAGAATCAAATTGTTGGAAAATATGTATGTGAACAAACAGCCGAGAAAAGATTACCCTGACAACCCGGTGGTGTATATGTTGACTACAGAAGACAACAAAAACAAAAGAATTTATATCATCGGAAAAACGATCAATCTGAAGAATAGATTAAGTTCATACAACAAGACGGCCGAACACGAAGTGGTATATTACAAAGAATGCAAAGACGAAGAGTCGATGACCCTGAGTGAAGGTATGATTCTCAAAAAACTGAGAATGTATAGAGAGAAGGTCAACCGTGATCGGTTTATTTTACCGGACGAAAAAGAAATCACCGATTTTGTGAATGTGATTGATGACTGTGTACAATTTTTCGAATAGAATATAATATAGTAATTTTATCCTATTTTACAATCGGTACACTTGATCATGGTTGCTAAGTTAGGATTGACATGCTTTGGAAACGTAGGCGTACATTTAACAGGGTAACTTATTTTTCCTTTGTACGAAAACACGCTGTTTGATGTATACGACCCCATCGCACTTGCGACAGAGTTCCCAAATACCTTACGATATACGACTGTATTGTTCGTAATGGTATCAAATTTTTTACGATTAATCAGAGCACCAGCGGAAACACCACCTTGCTGTGCAAACCGTGAATTATTAGGTTTATACACTACGTTTGTATAAGGTCTTTTCATCTTGGAACACGTTGACAATGTACCGGAAGCATCATAAATCAATTGTGCAAACGTGGTTCCCTGGCTCGCGTAAACGTTAGATTGGGCTAAAGCACTGCCCGGTGTAGCCGATTGGTTTCCACTCACAAAAAAATGAAATTGGTTCTGTTGAAAGGTTTTGTTACGTGATGTCAAATATTGGGATGCGGATGAATTGTAATTGTGTTTCATGATACCACTACTACGACATCTACGTCGTGCATTCGTTTCCTGAGCCAAACACATACCATTCGTAGTAAATGAAGCACATGCCCCGGGGTGATTGGTAGAATTATTGGTTACACCGGCCTCGAACGGATCTAATACAATTCGATCTAAACCGGTGGGCAAAGATGTCTTGTACTTTTGTATCATAATCGTTCCACCAGGACGATTCAATTCATCAATGGATACTCCGGTTCTTGGTAAAAAGGGGGTTTTCATGGGGGTACTCGCGATTTCTTTACGATATATTTTCAATGGTTGTGCATGAAACATATTGACGGATACATTTAAAGATGGATCATTTTTGTATGATGAATTCATTTGAATAGCCGACACGATTTGGTTCAATGATTTGCCTTTCCATGGGTAATATATTGGCATTTCAGTGCCAACAGTAGCAGAATAAGCGTAGGCATTTTGGTTGGTTCCACTGATTCTTTCCGACATTTTTTATTTGACCAAGACAACTATATAATATCGCATATATATCATATAGTAGGTATTGGTGTAATTCGTATGAATTACTGTAAAAAAATAATTAGCACATGGCAAACTCTTCCGGTAGCAAAGCTACATTCAGAGTTTGGTGGCTTAGCCACCAGAGAAGTTTGGAAATATGTTATTTTGATCATGATCATGGTATTTTATAGTTATTTGATTATCACACATATTTTGCCATCATCGTATGAAGGATTTAACGAAGAATCGTCGTATGATTCGGTGATGAAAAAAATATACCAACCGTTACAAGTAAAATGTACCAAGAATGATTGTGATTTTGCCCAAAGCGCCCGTGATAATTCGATTAATTTAGATCCTTCTCTTAATTATTTTGATGACGGGTGGCGAGAATGCAATGCTGATATTTGTAGTACAATTTATCGTCTCAAAAGTACCATGACACAAATCGATGCATCGGGTGGATATTTTAAAGATACGAGTGGAAATATATTTAATTATCTGGGTGTTCAAAAATATTCTGCGTAATATCTATTTGGCAAGGGGGGCTGAAAGCCCCCTTCACTACTAACTTCGAAGGTAGCTTTATTGGAACACAAACCGGAAGAGTTTGGTCAGTGGGCAGAATGCCTACAACTACTAACTTCGAAGGTGGCAGAGCCACCGGAGAAGTTTGAGGGTTAGAAGTTACATGTTTTATGTGAATCATAAAACATGTAAAGGAAACATGTGATAGAGTAGTAGTACTATGAATTTATTATGTGATGTTTCCATGTTTCAGGTGAATCATATATTTTTTTTAGATACCAAGAAAAACATGGTAATCGACGGAAAATTTACTAAAATAGTGTATTCGGATTCGGTAGTTTCATTGAATGGATTGTATCTTTATTGTCCGATCGAATCAGACCAAACTCGTCCGGCGACAACGTCGCCTACCGAGTTAGTAGTGAAGAGGCTTTCAGCCCCTTGCCAAACTTCTCCGGTGGCTCTGCCACCTTCGAAGTTAGTAGTGAAGGAGGCTTTCAGCCCCCCTTGCCAAAAAACACTTACTAAAAATACTAGTAGATTAATGGCTACTGATGATGTGATTTTTACACCTTCGCGCATTGAAAATACGCGTAGTAACGTTACTTTGCCACTGGAATCGCCCACAAATACGGGTGATTTAAATCGGCAAAAGTGTAGAGAAAATAAAAATTTGGTAGACAATCATGGATCAACCATTGTTACTAAGAAAATTCCATTTATGTTTTCATTGTTAAATCCAACCAACATATATTTGATCAAAGAATTGAATCGTATAGAACACGAAATCATAGAACATTACAAAGAATTTTTTCAAATACATAAAACCAATGTGTACTCCTTACGTAATCAATTGAAAAGTGGAAATATAAGAGTTGTTCATAAAATACCATATTTGTTTAGTGATTATGAACCCATTTTACTTACATCAAACGAAGTCGGTACCGATACATATGATTGTATACGTCCAATTGTTGTAAAAATTTCTGGAATATGGGAGACGGATATGAATATTGGAATCACATTCAAATTTCAAATCTAGTAGTGAAGAGGCTTTAATCCCCTTGCCAAAAATAGCTTATAGATTTGGTATATATATTAACTAATACTAATACAATGTCATACAAAATACCCAAGATTATCCATCAATTATGGATTGGTGATAAACCACCACCGTCGATCATGATGAAAACATGGAAGGACAAACACCCCGACTTTGAATATATTCTTTGGAACGAAGACGAATTTGTTAGACGTAATTTCGTATCAAATTGTTCGGAACAGATCCAGTTAATCAGCGAAATCAATGGAAAAGCGGATATATATCGATGGGAAATATTATACCAATATGGTGGTATTTTTGTGGACGCAGATTCCATATGTATTGAATCTCTTGATCCTGACATTTTTTTGACCAAAACCGGGTTTGCCGCGTTTGAAAATGAGACTGAACGTGGAAATCTGATTGCGACGGTTGGTATGGGATTCGTGCCACAACATCCATTATGTGGTGATATGATTCAATGGATACAAACTTCTTCTGATGCAAAAACCTATATATCGGATTTTAAAGCGTGGTATAGTGTGGGACCGGCATTGATCACCCGTTTCTTGGAAACCGGAAAATATCCGGATTTTACTATTTTTCCAAGTCATTTCTTTTTGCCACATCATTTTACAGGTGCGAATTATGATGGTCATAAACGAGTGTACGCTTACCAAGAATGGGGTACTACCAAGAATAATTATGATATTATAAATACTATACAATTACCTCCCGAATTATCGCCACCCCCACCGAATCAGTGGATATCTATCTTGATTCCTAGTTACAATACTCCACGTAAATATATTCGCGAGTGCTTAGATTCAATACGATCTCAATTAGGTAGTCGTATTGGGTTTGAAGTAGTATGGGTGAACGATGGGAGTGATGATTCTTTTTCAGAGATCTTGGAAAAGGAGTTGTCCACCTTTGTACGCCTATCACGTTTCTGTAAGGTGAATTATTACAAAACAACTACGAATAAGGGGGTAGCGGAATGTTTACGAAAAGGGATAGAATGGTGTAGTAACGAGATTATCGTACGCATGGATTCTGACGATATTATGGTATACAATCGAATTATTACACAATATAAATTCATGATGGAAAACCCCACCGTACCCATGTGTGGTACCGGGATTCGCGCATTTCAAACTCGTCCGGCGACTATGTCGCCTACCGAGTTAGTAGTGAAGAGGCTTTCAGCCCCTTGCCAAAATATTCACGACAAGGGGGGGCGTCCGTGGTGTAAGGATATTGTTTTTCCGACAATTACTCTTGAACAATATTTGGAAAATCCGGTATCTTGTATTATGAGCCATTCTAGTTTGATGATGCGAAAATCGGCGATAATTGAATTGGGAAATTATCGTAATGTGTACGATTCATTTCAGATAATTGATTCGGAAGGTAATCGTCCTATCTTGGACGATTATGACTTGGAATGTCGATGTCTGAAAAAATATGGTATAATACATAATTTACCGAACATATTGATGTATTATCGAATACATCAAAATCAAATAACCAGTGATGGTGTATTGGAAAAATCAAAAGCGAATCAAGAAGCGGTTTCAAAAATCATGGAAATGTTACGTTCGGTTGTCTGATAAGACTTCATCGGTTTACATGGTTACCATATTTATTTTACTACGACGTAGTGCAGAATATCCTACTGTAAACGGTCGATTACCCTTACTAATATCATATGCGGTATCCATTCGGGGATTGTGAGTATATCCAGTATTATATCCTAACACATTTACAAATCCACTATTGTTATCCGGAATAATATTTAAATTAGTAATATTCTGAATTCCTTCGAGGTTATTTTGAGAATATCTTTCAAATTCGGTACGATTTACGATTCGATATTTTCCATTTTGTCCTTGGTGAATGTTTTCCGTGTCGCCAATTTTGTAAAATATACTATAGTCAAACGTCATTCCTGCGGATTTTGCACGTTGAAATATCATATTATCTTCGTATCCCCATGACCAATAATTCGGAAATCCATTAATTTTTTCAAAAGATTGAGCATTTATTGAAAAAATACCACCCAATAATCCAGGTATTCCGAAGAAATGTTTTACAATACCGGGAACCGTCTCAAACGAAGGAATTGTATTTGAATTGTTTGGTAGAGTATCTACATCATTAAAAACCAGTGTAATATTTTGATAATCATTCGGATAAATACTTTTCACATATATGAATCCTATATTTTTCATTGCGCCACGATTAAATACTCGGTTATCATTTTGATTTATGTATAATAATTTGTAATATCCCACTGGTTTGTCTACCAAAATTACATTTCTTATGTGATTTTCAAATATTGCCTTTTGACGTTGACGATCTCTGTATGGAATTATAAATATGAGAGTGGGTATGATTTCTTCTTCTTGGATTGGTGCGGGTTCTTCTTCTTGGATTGGTGCGGGTTCTTCTTCTTGGACTGGTACGGGTTCTTCCTCTTGGATTGGTGCGGGTTCTTCTTCTTGGACTGGTACGGGTTCCTCCTCTTGGATTGGTGCGGGTTCTTCCTCTTGTGTTGGTTCAGGTTCTTCCTCTTGGATTGGTTCAGGTATAGGGGTTTCTTCTTGGACTGGTACGGGTTCTTCTTCTTGGACTGGTACGGGTTCTTCCTCTTGGACTGGTTCAAATACTTCCTCTTGGACTGGCGCGGGTTCTTCCTCAGTGGTTGGTTCAGGTTCTTCCTCTTGGATTGGTGCGGGTTCTTCCTCTTGGACTGGTAAGGGTTCTTCCTCTTGGACTGGTAAGGGTTCTTCTTCTTGTGTTAGTTCTTCTTCTTGTGTTAGTTCTTCTTCTTGGACTGGTTCAAATACTTCTTCTTGGGTTGGTAAGGGTTCTTCCTCTTGGACTGGTTCAAATACTTCTTCTTGGGTTGGTAAGGGTTCTTCCTCTTGGATTGGTAAGGGTTCTTCTTCTTGGGTGTGTGCTTGTGTTGATTCCTCCACAAGAACAGACACTGGTTCTTCTAGTGAATATGTGATTGTTTCCGCTAAAGATTCGTCAGGAATTGGAGAATAATATAATTCGGTATCCATTTATAGTATGACGATAAAAAATAAAATAAATAATGCTGGCAAAGGGGCTTCTAGCCTCTTCACTACTAACTTCGAAGGCGACATAGTCGCCGGAGAAGTTTGGTGACGCATCGATAGATTACATATATTTGTCCAGAATGCATTGTGGAACTAATTGATGGCGGATTGAATCTAATTTTTTGTAACATTTATTAATAGTAACTTCACTGACCCCGCAAATGGCTTTAATGTCTAATTTACTAATATCTAATTTACAAATTTGTGATACAAAATAAACAATTCCGGCGGCAGATGATTGAGGTGTATTATCGCATACAATACTATGATTCTCCACTTTTTTGGCAATAAATTTTGATAAAATGGCGAGTTCATTCATAATATTTAATCGACTACAATACCTGTCAATAAATGCACTCGGGGTGGTTGTTCCTAATTCAGTTTTTTGTGCAGGGTCAATGTTACGTTCAATGTTATGTAAGATATTCACTGCCATAGAACACCCATAAGTGGTGCTTTGTTTGTCTAATTTGAAAATATCGGCGATTTCGTGTGCTGTACGCGGACATTCATTTAAACGGCATGATATATAAATGGAGGCAGCTTTAATACCATCACGATTCATACCCCGAAACATTTTTTGTTCTGAAATATCTTTGTGAATCACCATTGCATAATCGATGAAAATTTTGGGGATACCCGCATTTTGTGCCATAATCGTAATGAACTGAAATTCTTCATATAGTGATTTTTCACGATGTGGTGTGGCTTGCCATTCGGTCCATTTACGTATTTTTTTCATTTCATAGGAAGAACGATTGTCGCATAGAATTTTACAACCGAAAGAGGATTCGATCAATAATGGATTAATCGGGTTACCGCACCTAGTTGGATCCGTAGTATTTTTATCATTTGCGCCGTAAAATCTCCACTCAGGTGAATAATCTAAAATGTCTTTGTACATAATACAACATTTTGTATTTGTACATGTTGGAAATCCATCTTCCATAATCATTAATATATGATCACACGATTGACAACGATGAAATGTGGTCAATTTTGGAATGTTATCTGTTTGTTCCGATTGTTGTATATTTTCAGTTGGTGTAATTACAATATCATCGGAAACACCCTTTTCATATAATATTGTATTTAACATACTTTTTTCAGCATCATATATGTTCCACATTTTCGATTTTTCAGAAAGTGATACAATACATTTATTTTTTTTGGTTTTTTTATTGTTAGAAACAGCATAATTTGTTGATGCCTCCGATATTGGTAAGGTAGGCGACATAGTCGCCGGAGAAGTTTGGTCAGTGGGCAGAATGCCTTCAACTACTAACTTCGAAGGTGGCAGATCCACCGGAGAAGTTTGGTCAGTGGGCAGAATGCCTACAACTACTAACTCACCCGAAGAGTTAGGTGGACAAATGGCGGTAGCATTCGGGTCTTTTTCGTCTACATAACTAATAAATCTAAAATTACGTGTATGGGTTTTTTTAGAAAGTTTCGAATAACGTACCCGTAAAATAATTGTTTTTTGGCAAGGGGCTAACATATATGTAATTCAAAGAATATTCAAAGTGAATCTATACGCAAAATATTATATATGATACAATTTGTAATTATCATATATAAAATCAATTTTTTCGCGGTATACATTATAGTTGTAACACCCCCCCATAATGTCTTTTCTTGTTACAGCACCTATAGGTATGGCAGCAAATGTAGTAAAAAAAGGGGTAAAAACAGCCGCACATACGGCTCTTGCCGCAGGAAAAATGGCTGCCAAAGAGGCGTTTACCGCAACAAAAATGGCTGCCAAAGGTGCTCTTGCTGCAGGTGAAATGGCGGCGACTACTGCGGTTGCCGCTGGAAAAAATGCTATACACAATGCAGAAGATGCCGTTAAATCAAAAACATCAGTATCAGGTTCAGGATCAGGTTCAGGTTCAGGTTCAGGTTCAGGATCAGGTTCAACAGATAATACGGGTACCCCATGGCCAACAAATGATCGTATTAGTGGCGGAGATATTGAAACATTGGTAGCAAAAATGTATCCCGATTTAAAAGAATGTTTGTGTAATTCGATGGCAAAGATGTTTACCGATTCGTCTCCAAAATTAACGAATGTAGTAATCGCCGAAGTAGAGAATACATTAAAAACAAATCCGGACATAAGAGCGCATATCGAAAAACGTATTACATTAATTACCGATGACGTATTGAAAGTTGATAAAACCAAGGAATTAATTATAAAAAGTTTAACAACAGAATGTAAAACCAACGTTAATCCGGCGCTACCGAACTCTACAAATAACCAAGGCGCTGTCTTTGCACGAACAAATGGTGGCAAGGGGCAAACTCCTAAGGTGGCTTTGCACCCGGAGAAGTTTGGCCAGAGGGACGAAGTCCTTCCAACTACTAACTTCTTAGGTAGCCGTAGGCTACCGGAGAAGTTTGGAACACGCAAAAACCTAATGATGAAACATAGAATCCCAATACGAAATAGCAAAAATACAGTAACCAGGCGATTTATCAGATACAAACATGATATTGATCATGGCAAGGGTGCTACTGTTCCTACATGGAACATGAGCCCCACAACTACAAAAAAAAAATTCCATCATAAAAATCGTACGGGTAAATTACCAAGAATGAAGTAATTATATAGTGTATACGTAAATCATGTCAATTGCAAATCATGACGTTGATTCTATTTTAAATCAATTGTTTCGAAATGGTTTAGGTGTAAATAATAGAGATTCTATTTTTACTACTGACGAAAATACGAGTAATCGACGACCGGACGATGTTCATAGAAATCGAAATCATCGAAACAACAGTGGGATAGAATCATTCATCATGTTATTATCAGAATTATATGGTCAAGGGGCTTCTGTATCTAGTAGACTCCGTACTACTAACTCAGAAGGTGACCGTAGGTCACAGGGAGAGTTTGGAACAAACTCTTCCGGTAGCGAAGCTACCTTCAGAGTTAGTAGTGAAGGAGGCTTTCAGCCCCCCTTGCCAAATGCACAAAGAACATCACCCCCAAATACTGGAACTAGTAATCGTCATTTTTCAGAACCAGTAGACAACACCCCATCACCAAGAACAGTTACTTATCCGGAATTTGATGAAATGATTTATTTGTATCATCGAAATATTTTAGAATATAATTATACAATACAACAAATGATTGATAGTATTGCGACAACTCGTACCAGAACGAGAAGTGCGGGTATAACTGAAATTTACGAAACAGGATTACAATTTAACCGAAACATTCAAGAATACAATAAAATAATGGACAATTCTTTGGATTTATATCGGGATATGCATTTTAATAGGAATAGTCATGATCGCAACAATTATTCTGTGCCATCACCAAGAAATCCAGAAACACCAGTAATACCAGTAACCACCAATACGTTACCAGTAATTTCACGACCACAATCAATGGTAAGTTATACTATTTTTCCATTTATACCATCAGTAACCACCGAAACTGACGACATATTGTTGTCAGAGATTCAAATACATGATTTCACTGAAAGTTTTATTTATAATTCGTTGGACAATTCCAATATTTCCACTACGGTTTGTCCGATTTCGTTAGAATCTTTCCAAGAAGGAGATCCAATTTTAAAAATACGTCATTGTGGACATGAATTTAAATCAGTATCTTTACGTCAATGGTTTCGTCGTAGTTCAAGGTGTCCTCTATGTAGATGTAATTTATTAACCCCATCAACAAATCGTACGAGTAGATCACCGAGTGTGGCATTCTCAGATATTTCAATGAACGTTTCCAATCGTGAAACCGAAATCGTAAACACAGATGCTGTAAACACAGATGCTGTAAACACACAAAACCAAGTAATTTTACCGGATTCGATGATTTCCAACAATACGAATTCAAATATATTACGTGAGTTATATACAACCTTATTAAACACAACCGACGATTTGGATCAATCTGGTTTTAATAATGTATTTCAAAATATATTGATGGAATCCACTGATGCTCCACCCAATATTTCGAACAATGGTGTGGATAATATACCAAATATTCGACCTCTAATTCTGTCATTATTACAAAATTCATTGTCATCACCGATCGAATCGATCGATATTACTTATACGGTTGATTATGATATCTCGAATAACTAAAAATCAAAAATGTGTTTATTTTTGATTTTCTCAAGCCTGTATGGGAATTTTCGATATTTGGTTTTTATTGTTAGGGCACTGAATTTCGATTTGTTCAAATTCATAGCAAGTATCCGTTCCATCTTTATATTGTATTTTTTCTAGATTTTCGGGTGTAGGATAGACATATATTTTACGCATTTCGCCTTCATTTAACATGTATACAGCGACAAGACCAAAAATAAGACTAATCACAAATACGGGAATATTAATAAATTTTAATAAAAACATGGTTTCAAATACTATATACTAAGTCACCCTTTTTTCTTCTTTTTATTTTTATTAACATTTGCATTCGTACCAACCGTCAGTCCATCATTCGATTCTAGATCGAGGCCGTATAGCTGAGATATTTTTAAAATGTCGTCAGTAGTCATTGTGCCAGGAGGTGTATATGATACGGTGGATGCGGTTTCTGCAGCTTTTTTGGCTAACATACGCTTTTTAAGACGTTCACGCATACTTTGATTTTGTGTCATACGATTCACAGCATTCATATCTACACGAGCGTTTTTGGGCATAGGAACACCCATATTTTTAAACATTTCCTTAAATTGATCCATACCACCACCCATATCTTTCATTTTGCCTAAAAGTTCAGTGGCTTCTTTCATCAATTCTTCTTGTGAAACTTCACCGCTACTTATCTTGGTTTTAATTTTGTTGCCGATAGTTTTAATTAATTCACTGATTTTGGCAGGATTTTTCATCAATTGTTTGATTACATCTTGGGTGGATTTCACATTTTGTGCATCATCCCCTAAAATACTCGACAAATCTCCGGTAATTTCTTCGGCCAATTCTTTCGCTAAAGCACCAATTTTTCCATCAAACAACCCTTTTAAATGTTCATGTAACTCCTTTATGTTGGGCATTTGGGGTGGTAACGGTATTTCTTGTGAATCAGGTTTGTTTTCTTCTGTTTCGGGGGTTTCATCTTGATTACTATGCATATTCTGAAAAAAATCAGTCATATTTTTCATTGTATCCGTCAATTTTGAAAACAATTCGGTTTCATCAATTCCATCAAAAATATTACCGGATTGTCCAAATCGATTCTTGTCTTGGACACTTCCTAAGATGGTAAACAAAATAAGTTGTAAATAATTCCACATAATATTACGTGTATTTTCACTGACACCTTCGCAATTATACAATGTTTTAAATTCAACTCCGGGTAAAAAACCGGTGGGTATCTGACTATCTATTTTGAAAATATCTTCATTTTTGTACAAAATATCAAAGAATCTTTCTGGAAAAACTGTCAATAAATATTCAAATAATTCCTGAATGGTTCTTTCTTTGTCTTCAATTTCCATAGATTGTAATGTATCCCAATGCCATTTCGACCAATATGATGCATATTCTGGAAAAGTCAGTGTCAAATCCGCACACATATCCGTAATAATTTTTAATAAATTTTCGGGAACTGGTACTTGTGCGCTATTAGACTTGGGTATTTTTTTAGCCTTTTTATTTTTACTAGGCATGATCCAATAAAAATAAGTATATGTATATGATGTGCATTTTTTTATATTGAAATTAACGACTGTAGTAGATGAATCTACTCTTCATCTGTAATATAGTCGTCCATAAATTGTGTAAATACAGTGCTTTCTGAATTCACGGAATTTGTACGAATTCTTGGCAAGGGGGGCTGAAAGCCTCCTTCACTACTAACTTCGAAGGTAGCTTCATTGGAACACAAACCGGAGAAGTTTGGTGGCATATAGGGAAACGGAATATGTACATGAGTGTTATGAACTACCGGTTCTTGAGATAAATTGTCGAGACTATCTGATATATCGTTTTCGACATCAGATACATACATACTGTCATCCATCCCTTGCACTTGGGTCATCATATTCAAAATATTACTATTTGTATAGGCCGTTTGACTATGATTATGTTGGACTATATCATGATTATATAGATCAAATGTGTTGGTGGTATCTCCACGACCGGATGTCTCCGCAAACCTGTACGACCGTAGGTCAGGAGGGTTTACGTGTTCACCTGAACCAGTTTGGAAACCGAACGGTCTATCGTTATAACGTGTATTATAGGGGGAATACGTATGTTGACTACCTTGTGATGTTTGTCGTGCGGCAGTATACATAAAACTTTGTGTAGAACCTAAATTCGTTAACGCTGTTTGTAAATCATCGATCAATGTCTGTATAAACAGTACATCATCGTCGTCGGTATTTTGCGCGTCACGATGAGATAGTAATAAATTAATATTTGATGATAGTTTGTCTTTTAATTCGTCAATTTTCAGATACGATGATACTTGATTGGTACTACGAATTAATGGTGGTGGTGGTGGATACGATGATACTTGATTGGTACTACGAATTAATGGTGGTGGTGGATACATAGTATCGTCATTATTTAACTCGTGGTATCTGACTAAATATAGACATTCTTGTGTGAGTTGTCTTAGTAAATATTTAGTAAGATTTACCGGTAGTTTTTCACCAACCTCCGGTGATTCGTATTTTTCGGAATAGGTGGCCCCGGGAATTTTGATAGGTAAGGTAATTAATGATGGTAATGTGATAGCGGTGTCAATTGGTATCTGTATATTGTTTGTATAATATAAATCTGCCCAAACGTCTTGTTTGGAAATATTCATATCATCGATTATAATTTGAAACACCTTTTCTGTATCACTGGATAATGGTGGAATCGTCAAGGTAGAACACCATTGATTCGTTTTCCAATTATATATTTTTGTACCAGGTGACATTTGAATTAATATTGGTTCATCATTATGAGGATATAACAAATGATACAAGATTTCGCCATAAACCATACCTGTGCGTTCAATGTTATCAATGAATCGGTAATCACATGTTGGATAAATTTCTCCCAAAGAAGCCAATAAACGACCGTCATGTTCTTCACCATAACCGACAAAGATATTACGATATGATGTATCGACACATGATGATAGTTCGTTGGCATGTTTTTTCCCCGCGGTTGCTTGTCCATCAGTTAATTGTATATGTGCTATACGAAAATTGGGATTTTTTGTCTTAAGATCGTTTATTTTTGTCTTAGCGTTTTTTAGTGATATTTCAATATTTGTACACCCCCATGGACGAATACGGTCGATTTCCTCTAAAATAAGATGCATAGATTGGTGATTTAACAATATGAAATCGTCTTTGAATTGTTCAAACTTCTCCGGTGACCGTAGGTCACCTTCAGTGTTAGTAGTTAGAAGGCTTTCAGCCCTCTTGCCAAAGTCCTCCGCAAGCGAAGCTTGCTTCGGACTTAGTAGTTCGGTGCGTTCCGCACCTTGTCCAAACTGTTTTTCGGTTTTTATTCTTTGTAATAAATTGGTTACGTCGTGCGTAAACAAAAGAATACTAATATAAATACAAATATCGGGTGTTTCAGTCATTTTATCGATTAATACATATATCATATTTTTTAAGGTGTGTTTGATATGATTTATTTTGGTCAACTTACCCGAACCAATTTCGTCCATAGAACTTGAACCATCGATATTCAATAAAATGGCGAGTGGCGTGGTAGAAATGGGTGTTTTCGGTGTGGAAATACGTAAAATTCCGAAATGCTGTGCATTCAGTACGACACTATTCACATTTACCCGTGTAATATCATCATGCCATTCTATCATTGAATGTATTGCTTCTTGCGGTTTATCTGTATGTTTGTCTTCAAACTCTTTCGATGACATACGGTCACCTTCTGAGTTAGTAGTTGTAGGCTTTTCAGCCCACTGACCAAAACTAAAGTAGGAATAACCAAAATCTTCGTTCATTTCGTTCGTGTTGTTAAAACTTGTCATTATTTCCAAATATACTATGTGATATAACAACTGTTCTATATCACATATTGTAATCAATTTTTTGGCAAGGGGCTGATCTGTTTCCTCAGAATCGGCTTTGCCGATTCTAGGAAACGAATGTAGAAAACGTACCGAACCGCTTTGCGGTTCTAAACGTTTTGCTACAAAGCCTCTTCACTACTAACTCAGAAGGTAGCTTTATTGGAACACAACCCGGAAGAGTTTGATACAATATTATGTTCTGTTTACGGGTTCATACAATTGTATCACAAATTTGTGGGGTAAATAATCATTTGGTAAATAATCATTTATTTTTACATATTTCTCGGGAATATTTTTCATATCCACGTATAGTTTGTCTATTTCAGTCTTGGTTTCATCATTAAATTCACAGTATTGATTGATATGACCAAATTTATGTTTTTGAGATAAATAACACGTTTGTTTATCATAATCACATCCCAATTTTCCACCCAATTTTTTGAAATTTTCAAGAATCAGTGTACAAGACATGTTATATATGGTATAATACAATGCTATATTGTTTTTACATCTTTGAATATTTGTAAACTAGGACCATTATCTAAACATATTACAAATATGAATTCACATAAACATTCACCAGGTTCCATCATTTCAAATATAAGTAAAATAAATTCGGAAACGAATGACGAAGTAATAAATGACACGGATAATAAAAAAAAAATGATAGAATGGTCGTATGATAATGAAGAAATATTAGCCGAATGGTGCGATATTGCTCAATGTTATAAATGGCTCAATCATCATGCTCATGATTATTATTCATCATTACACGCATGGTTTACGATTCCCGCGATTACATTTTCAACTATTAGTGGAACCGCTTCGTTTGCTTCGGCGAGTATTCCGATTGAATTTCAATCCTATGCACCAATGGCGATCGGAACTATCAATATATTGATTGGTATATTAACCACTATACAACAATATTTGAAAGTATCAGAACTGAAAGAGTCTTATCGATTGGCAGCTATTTCTTGGGATAAATATGCGCGTAATATTTGTATTGAATTATCGAAATCACCGATTGAACGCATTGATGCAGGAACATTTTTAAAGTTTAGTCGTCAAGAATATGATCGTTTAATGGAGAGTAATCAAAGTATTCCACCACATATTGTCGCAAAATTTCGTCGAAATTTTCGCGGAAAAACCGCCGAAGAAAAAAAACGATTTGATTTAATAAAAAAACCGGATATTTGTGACGTAATCGTGAGTATTAATGAAAAAAGACATATGTGGTTTCCAAATCGTCATCAAGACGAACCTACTGAAACAGACTCTATCGACACCACGTCCACATTCCGAGATTATATGATATTCAAACAAAATACGATTAACAATCGTAAAATACCATATTTAGTTGATAATATTCCTGAACCTGAACAACATAATAAACGACCTTATGATCGTAAATTCAGTAAAGAAAATTTATTTAAACATGATCATCTTTATGATAATAATGATAATGATAATGAAAATAATTCGACAACCTGTTCAGAAATTAATAATGAAAATACAGCAAAAAAAATAATGGAGTACAATCGAAGAAGAAGTAATGAAAATATAAACCATATGTCAGCACCAAGACGACATTCAAACTCTTCCGATTACCGTAGGTCACCTTCTGAGTTAGTAGTGCAGAGGCTTTCAGCCCCCTTGCCAAAAGACCAATCCGCACCAAGACGAACTTCGAAAGAGTATGCCATGAATATGAAAGATACCTTTTTTAAAAAATTGTTTTATCGATCACCTTCCAACGGAGAAGAGACGCAATCAACCAAACCGTATTCGAAATTGGGACGCGACAAAAAAATATTTGAAAAAGAAACGTACCAGAATGATTCAGAAAAAACAACATCCGTATCCAGGTCAAACACACCGCGTAATAAAAACAAAAATGATATTGAAACGGGATTATTATCAAAATTTTACGGTGATATTAGGTCGCCTTCAGAATCAGTAACGAAGAGGCTACAAGGAACGGAAGCCCACATGCCAAACTCTTCCGGTTTGTGTTACAATAAAGCTACCTTCAGAGTTAGTAGTGAAGAGGCTTTCAGCCCCTTGCCAAAAACACCAAGTCCGAAACATTCTTCAATTCGTAAATCATCGTCTATGAATAAAATGTATGGTATTAGTGATCATGTATCAGAAACCACCAATGATTCGTTTAGTGAACCGGAACCATATGATGAAATGTCATTATCAAATAATAACAATAACCCACGTAACAGAACTCGTTCAGATAGTCATGCTTCGGCAGATAATTACTATTATAAAAATAATGTTCCACGTGAAAAAGAAAGTCGATCACATAAAGAAACTCCAATAACGTTGATACCATTCAATTCGTTAGACGCCGGGAAAGAAGAACAAAATAGTAACAATAGTAGTAATAGTTCTTTACAAATAAAACATCCGAATAAAATAGTAAAACGTGTTACTCATGAATCCGATTCAAAATCAGAGCCCAAAGTTGACGAAGTCGGGTCAGCGACTGAAGGTCGCAACCTTGCACCACCGACGGCGGTGCAGAGGCGTAGAATGGATAATACAGGTAATAAGGACGTAGTGGAGGAATCGAATGGAGAAAATATTACAATTTCTTTCCAAGAAGATGAAGATACAGATATCCGTCGTGATAACCGTAAACGAAGTGAAAAGTCGTACGACACCTAAACTCTTCCGGTAGTGAAGATGCTACACGTTTCGTGGTCAATGACCGATAAAGAGATAAATCCTAGCGCTCTAAATAATATTTTCACGCTTTCCAGTAAATACTACAAATAACCACAGCATAAATAACCATATAATAATCGACATAATGAAAGTAGTATCATTGATATCACTTGATTGTCTAAATACGATTTCAATCCATTTTTGTGAAATACCCATGAAAAGTGTTGTGATAAACAACAACAATCCAAGAAACAACCACGAAATTGGAAAGACAGAATTAGCACATTTGTCAATCAGTGCACCAAACGATTTGTCGATAAGGTTAAATACAAAATCTACAATTTTAGATATTCCACCTACGATTTTTGCCAAAAATTTGGTAACTACCGCAAGAACATCACGAACCACATCTACTTTTGACATAAATATGTTTTCTACATTTGTTGTCATGATTGTTCAAATAGGATATAAAGAATTCTACTATTATATAGTAGTGTTATTGTTTTATTCAGTCTAACGAATCGTATTGTCATGGGTTATATTTCAAAAGAATATACGGTACCAGATGCATCAGTAATTGTACCAACCATCAATTTATCAGGCGCACAAGGTCAGGTGGTCGCTGTAGAAGATTTGGACGAAATCGATGGAAATTATGAATATGACAATTATTCGATCAATTCATATGGTGGTGGATCCGGTTATCATGACGATCGATCAGTATTGTCAGCAATGAGTAATCGCCCAAATTCAATGCATTCCGGTAAAGGATATCTTATTTCCAAAAACGTTGCCAGAAATGGATTAAGTAGAGATTCGAAAGGTTTGGTCGGATCGGAACCCGGACATTATTTATTATATCGTAACATTAACGGTAGTCGTTTTAATATTGAAATGTATATGACAAAAAATAAACCCGGAACCATTATACGTCACGCGGTAAGTGGAATTCGTGAAAAAAATATGCGAACCGGTCGTAGAGATGAAGACGCTTATTTTAAAGTAGCATATTCAATCGGTGAATGTGTACAAGATCGATATGGTAACTTGTATTATAATTCACCTGAAGAATACGAACGACATTTTCATACCACGGTTTCACAACAAATTAAGGAAAAGTGGTTGAATCGTAATATGGAATACCAAAAACAACTTATGAAAGAGAATATGAATTATGATACCGGAGATATGGCGGAGACATATGTATTGATTCATTAGGAAAACTCTTCCAGTAGCAAAGCTACCTTCAGAGTTAGTAGTGAAGAGGCTGGAAGCCCCTTGCTAAAATTGATTGTGAATAACTTTATCACATACTATAATAAAAACTAAACAAAAGACTCGTTTTTATTATACCAAAAATGTTCATTTTCCAATTCCTGTTCGTGGCACTCGGAGTAAGATATATTTCACACAATCATATAAAACAAATAAATATTGACGGCGCACGGATGAGTAAAATATTGCATTCTTATGATAAAATATTTGCACGTACACTACCAGCACATATGGTTACATGTATTGATTTTGATGAAAATGATCATGATGATAACCATGATAACCATAAAAAACCTGAAATTTCTCCTATGGAAAAGGTGAATATGGTTTACATCAAAAATTCATATACAGGTGTATTTTTAGGAAATGATATGCGTCCTGTCGGTTTTGATGACGAAACTTCCATCGAAACAATCATTGAATTAAACACCAAGCACCAACTATTAACCACCCTGGAGAACAACCAAGTATCGATGGTTACAAAAGTAAATCTATGTGAACAGTTTAATAAAAACAAACAATCATATACCGCAAATTTATTGGGTGGAGGATTGACCAATGATTTTCATTTCGATTTATTTTCGTAAATATAGTGGGAATGTAACACCATCGTTTACGGCTATCCCCAAGCATTTATTAAAAAATTTATCCACCATATTCTTGTCAGAACTACTTACACTCTCATCAAACGGGTAATTGAGATTTCCTTGATTATACGCTAAAATCGTAGGAATTCCAGCAATCATTTTTTTGTTTTTCAAAAATGCATACACTTCAAAATTCTCATCAATATCAACAATCACTACTTGTACGTTGTCTGGCATACGTGCAAACCATGCATCGGTATGTTCTTTAATTTTTTTACAGGGAACACACCAATCTGCACTAAATTTAATAAACAACAATCCAGGGTTGGTTTCCAATAATTGTTTAAATGCTTCAAGATTTTCAATACCATAGATAATATCCAACATGATTGTGTATGAATTATCTAGACACAAATGTCTATATTTGTTTTCTATATCTATGTTATAGCAAGGTGAGATGATTATACTTTTGAACACCGAAAACACCGAAACGATTCCGTTGGTAAAAACAAACTATTATCCCATTCAGTGTACGGATTGCAAAAAAAAAGATACAATCATGTATAATTATATCGGACGTGCTAATTCACCCAGCGTAGTTTATTTATCGTCGAGTAGTGCTACCGGTAATATACCGATTGGTTACCAGACGAGTGAATTGGTGGTTTGTCCCACACCGGAATCCATGATAGAAACATTTCCGTTCTTGGAATTTCCGGCTAAATCCGGTAACGTTAACGGTGCGATTGTAATTGTACATAAACCACTTACCAATGGATTACCATTGTATTCGTGTTTTTTATTACAACGATCCGATATTTCCAATCCGGATACGGCTGTATTGGAAACACTCTTTGTACCGAACGATTACACCAAAAAATCGTATCAATCAGTTCCATTTGAATTGGCCATGCGTGATTTCGTTTCTGAATCCATCGTATATGAAAACTTGACAGATCGTCACCATAATCCATGTATCGTGGTATTTTTCCAAGATCAACTCTTGGTACATTTTCCAAACTCTTCCGGTTTGTGTTCCAATAAAGCTACCTTCAGAGTTAGTAGTGAAGGAGGCTTTCAGCCCCCTTGCCAGAAGAGTTTGGAGGGTATGACAGACGACATGACAGACGAAACGACCGGAGAAATGATGATTTCTACAAGGAACGATCCGAATTATTCGTACCAAGAATGTACTATGGTTCCGGTGGACGGGATTGATGTCAATGGCGGTGATGTCCAATATACATTCCAGGTTTCCCAAGACAGTAATTTGGTAAGTGGAAATATGGAAGTAAACTATGTGAACAACGTGAGTGGTGTGATTATTTATTTTTTAGCGGCCATGCTTATTTATTTTGGTACTCCCTTTGGTTATCGCACGGTCATGTGCTCTATATTGAAAAAATTCGAAGGAGGGTTGGGAGGAACGGCCACCTTTGTCGATTATTTACGTAATACCCAAAATTTATTCGGTATGGGTGAATTCAAAGGTTTTGCTATTCTATTTAATTTGGCTTATATTCTCGTCATTGTAGGTCTCTTTATGGGTGCTTTTACACCGAGAGCAAATATATGGTCCATCTATTCTTCCGCTATTTTTATGATATTGGCTTGGGCAATCGGTTTGGTCGCTGTACTGAACAATCCTTTACCACCTGAATGTTAGAAATAATTATTTGAACTTGTACATATTTCAAATAGTTAGACGCAAACTTCTCCGGTGGCTCTGCCACCTTCTAAGTTAGTAGTTGTAGGCATTCTGCCCTCAGAGCACTCAGCACCCGAAGGGTGCAAGTTGCGAGCTTCGCTCGCTGACCGAAGGTGCTCAAGGGTTGAGACCCCCTTCGGGGGTCTCTGACCCACTGACCAAATTAGATCTAGATCATGGACGCTTGATGGATATTGTCTGACACGGGTCGGAAGGCGGTTTCCAAGTAATCACCACCTGGCTGTCCCATAGGTGCCATCATGTTGACCATATCTTCTTCCAAGGTTACTTCTTGAGGAGGATTCATTGCGCGCATACTTTCGTCACGTTTCGCTTGGGTGGGTGTATATTGGATATAGGCGGTACGTCCGGAAACAACCGTACTTCGTCGAATCAATTCGTATGCCACCAACACATAAATAATTGCTAAAAGAGGGTGACTATACATGAACAAAAACAATACTATAGCAAAAATAACCACCATACCTAAAGAAGAATCAATCAACGGTGCCAGAAATCTTGGTGTTGAAATGGGGAATACCAAATATATGATAAAAAGAGCCAATAACAGCATTTCCAAAGGATTTTTCATGGTCAATGATTTTAAACTCAGGTTCATTTTCATCTTTTTCTTAGTTCTTGGTAAAATTCCACTATAGAATTATGTGAGAAGATTCAGTCATCTGTTTCCGATTCTAGGAAACGAATGTAGAAAACGTACCGAACCGGTGTAAAAAATTGAATTTATCGATGTATACACATAAAACTTTCTACAATAGTCTCTATAATGAACAAACGATTTGCTATCAAAAAATGTGCGCCCAAAGCGATCGTACCCAAATTAGTACCATATGTACCGTCGGAAGAATACAAAAGAACCGTATGTGCTAACTCCTACATTGGAAAAAAGGGATATACCGTTCCAAAATCCATCTTGGATCCACTCGACTTGGAAATTCTATACAAAGAATTGTATATGATTCCTGTCAAAATGGGACCCGCGTTCGGTTCACCCGGCGTCGAAGATGAATCCGCCTTTCCTGTTTACCGTGAAAATACCAACAAAATATATTTACCAAGATTCTATGGGATCGAACGTTATGGATTCCCTGTTCTCGGCAAAGAAATCGATCTTTCCAAAGTCGCATCGATCGATTGTACCTTTGATAAACCCCTGCGTGATTACCAAGAAGAAATTGTGGATACATTCGTTTCACATATTCATAAAAATCCACAGCATCATTCGAGTGGAGGAATCATACAGGTTCCATGTGGTCGAGGTAAGTGTGTCTCAAAAGACACTTTAATAATCATGTTTGATGGTACTACCAAGAAGGTACAGGATATTGTGGTGGGTGACCAAATCATGGGTGATGATTCCACCCCACGTAATATATTAACGTTGGCACGTGGTCGTGAAACCATGTACAAAGTTTGTACCAAGAGGGGTGAAGGGTATACGGTAAATGAAAGCCATATATTATCCTTAAAATACGCGACTAATAATGGTAAAAAAATAATAAAAAATGACGTATTGGATATATCCGTCTTGGATTACTTGGCCTTACCCAAAAGTTATCACGGACGTGGAGGAAATTTGTACGGATACCGCGTTCCCATTGTATTCCCAGAAAAACCCCAAGAAATTGATCCGTATTTGGTGGGATATTGGTTGGGAGACGGGCATAGTTACTCAACCAAAATTACCACTCAAGATTCAGGTGTAATTAAATATTTGGTGGATTGTTTTAAGACCAAGCATAAAGAATTATATTTGAGATATACAGGAAGTCAATATGATTACCGTATTAATTCTATCGGAGGTGATGTATCTAAGAATATATTTATGGATTTTCTACGAAAAAATAATCTTATCAATAACAAACATATTCCCTTACATTACAAATGTAATTCCCGAAAAAATCAACTGGCACTTTTGGCGGGAATTATTGATTCAGACGGATATTATCATCAAAATTGTTACGAAATCATACAAAAAAACGAAAAACTCTTGGACGACATTGTGTTCTTGGCACGTTCTCTTGGGTTCTCCGCTTATAAAAAACAAGTCCAAAAAACATGTACAAACGCCCGTGACGACGATGGAAATATCTGTCCTAAAACCGGAACGTATTATTTAATTAATATTTGTGGTAAAGGATTGGAAGAATTACCCACGGTATGTCCAAGAAAAAAAGGACAGGTGCGTAAACAAATCAAAGACGTTCTCAAATATCGTATTCATTTGGAAAAATTACCAGAAGACGATTATTATGGGTTTGAAATTGACGGAAATCATCGGTTTGTCTTGGGTGATTTTACTGTAACACATAATACGGTCATGTCCATAAAAATCCTCTCATTAATCGCCAAAAAAACGTTGATCATCGTCCACAAAGAATTCCTATTGAATCAGTGGGTCGAAAGAATTCGCGATTTCCTACCCACCGCAAAAATAGGTCGTATCCAAGGACCAGTATTTGATTCACAAGGAAAGGATATTGTGATTGGTATGTTACAAACCTTGTATGACCGCGATTTTCCTGAGAATGCGTTTGACGATTTCGGATTGACCATCATTGACGAGACCCATCGTATTGGATCGTGTCAATTTTCCAAAGCCTTATTACGTATTCAAACACCGTATATGCTTGGTGTTACCGCAACATTGGATCGTAAAGACGGATTGACCAAAGTATTACATATGTTTATCGGTCCTTTGGTTTATTCCAAAGTAGGTGAAAAAAGCGAGGACAGTAATTTGGTATTGGTACGTGGTATGACGTTTGTATCCAACGATCCCGAATTTAATAATGTGGTGGTTGATTTTCGAGGCAATCCACAATTTAGTACCATGATTAGTAAATTATGTAATCATGGACCTAGAACCCGATTTATAGTAAATATGTTAGCCGACTTGGTTATCGAAAATCCGGATGCCCAAATCTTGATATTAGGCCACAACCGTTCTCTTTTGTCAGATGTGTTTGATGCAATTGTAGGAAAAGGATTTGCTGAACCTGGAATGTATGTAGGTGGCATGAAACAACATTTATTGGATATATCCAGTCAAAAACAAATCGTGGTTGCTACGTTTAGTATGGCGGCCGAAGCACTGGACATACCCAATTTGTCAATCTTGGTGATGATTACCCCCAAATCAGATATCATTCAATCGGTTGGACGGATTTTCCGGTCAAAACATGATCGGAAAATCATAGTGGATATTGTGGATAAACACGATTTGTTCCAAAATCAATGGAACAAACGAAGAATTTATTACAAAAAATCAGGATATCGTATTCAAATGACCGATAGTATCAAATACAAGGATTTTGAAGATGAATCTGCCTGGACAACCGTGTTTGATCCTTCCGTAAAATCAGTGAAAGAATCGTCCTCTACCAAAAAATCAGGAGAAGCCTCCAATAAAATTGACGCAGAGTCGTGTCCTTTTGGTGGGAAATGTATGATCCAATTTGATCAAACCGAACTCGAACAGGAAACCGAATTTTGAAAAAAAAAGTTTGCATCTCTCGGGAATCGAACCCGAACCTTAGCCTTGGAAGGGCCACATTCTACCACTAAACTAGAAATGCATATTAGACGAGAGACTTCCAAGTAAGGGAGTCTCTTGTCCAAACTCCGGGTGCTACAAACTTCTCCGGTGGCTCTGCCACCTTCGAAGTTAGTAGTTGTAGGCATTCTACCCACTGACCAAAGCACTCTACGAAGTTTGAGTGGGTTTTGACTTCCCCCTACAATAGTATACATATTTTCTTTATATTGGATTTCACGAGTGTTTTGTTTTTTACATTACACTCATAATGACGCGTAAAAATTGGTATGATATTTTGAAAATATATAGAAGTAATTTCCTAAGAGAATATATACTTATACTTTAGCATATACATTCATAACAATTTTGCGAAAATAAAATCTATAGTAATAATGATACAAAATTATATAATGTCCGACCCCCTTACAATCACACAACCTTTACCTCCTACGAATATCGATACTACTACCACCACTACAAGACGTAAACAATTAAAAAAAACGGTAAATATCCCGCAAATTAATAATGTTTATTTGTCATACACTGATTTCTATAGGCAAGATATTTGTTTACGTAAATATAAATTATCTGAATTAAAAACTCTGGCAAAATTTCATAAATTGCATATATCAGGTACCAAACCCATATTAATTGATCGTATTTTAAAACATTTTCATTTGAATATGTCTGCTATTAAAATACAAAAAAACTTACGGGTTTTTTTTGTGAAACGATCCTTTCAATTACGTGGTGGGGCATTCAAAAATAGAACGATGTGTGTAAATAACACTGATTTTTTTACATTAGAGCCGTTGGACGAAATCCCATTTCAAGAATTTTTTAGTTATACCGACGAGTCTAATTTTACATATGGCTTTAATATCCAATCTCTGATGTCTTTGTTAAAACGAAAAGGACGTAGTATGATTAATCCTTATAATCGTACTAAGATACATGAATCCGTAATAGGTAATATGATTCGTCTATATTTATATTTGATTATTTTATTTCCAGAAAATGTTGGTGAAGAAGAAAAAATACCGGCATCACGTAATACTTATTTACAACCTATTGTAATTTCTTTATTACTACGTGGTTATTATTACGGATTTCCAGTAAAACCACGAATACGCTTGTCAGATCCATCCACTTTATCCACGGCAAACTTCTCCGGTGGCAGAGCCACCTTCGAAGTTAGTAGTGAAGAGGCTGGAAGCCCCTTGCCATCATATCAAGGAGACGCAAATACAAACACCGAACGGTCGGTCTTAGGTAGAACAAGGAATGGTGTCGTGGTCGACACTGGTGTAGATATATCTATCTTAAATTCTCCAGAATTACTAGCAAACCATACTGGGCTACGCCCATACGGGTTAGGGAATATTTCCGCCTTGGGGACTACTAGAGTTGGATTAGGAGAATCACCGGTGCATCCTCGATATCGTTTACATAGATCCACAAATGAATTCATACCACAAAATACGTTTATTACTGACGCACCCACTGACATCGTTAGGGTGTTGGAAGATACGCCGAACCGAACACGTACGTTACCATCATCATTGATGACTTTACAAACCATAGAAGAAAATGATAATCATATACGACAAACCCGTCAACGAATGAATGAAATACGATCTAAACCGATAAATACACGAATTCAAGAGTTGTTTATGGAAATTGATCAATTAGGAAATTATACGAATGTTGAATGGTTTACGAATTTGTCAATACAAGAAATATTATTGTTTTACAATCAATTGCATGATTTATGGCGTTTTCGTGGACGTTTATCTTTTCAATTTAAAAACCGTATTTGCCCGTTGGGAGATCCTTTCGTTGCTTCACCATTACCGTTACCAAGACAAAGATTGTTCGATTCTCAAATTGAACAGTTGCATGGATATTGTTTGAACATTATGGAATCACTGGTTTTTACCGCATCAGATGTTGAGGACCGTCGTTTAGGTACATTGTATGTTCTAATCGCATTAACATATGTATCTATCCCTGCTCGTACCGCTTTACCGTGGTTATATGAATCTATGTATTAGTGTAAAAAATGAATTATTATATTTTTTACATATTCAAATATTCAAAACTAAACTATAATTGTCGTCCCAAAAAATCGTAATATGCATTTCGTTTGGTGAAACATATTCTCGACAATATTCACTATATTGTTCATTGTCGTAAATATCACCAAATAAAATGAAATCGATTCCATTGTTTGTTCGGTTGAAAACACTAACTACTGTTTTATGGTCTAATACACGATAATCGATTTCAAAGTCCGAAGGCAAATATTCCAATCTTGGTTTCAAATTCAGCGTTGATGGGATATTTTCGATTGCTTCTTCCGGGATAGCACCGAACAATGCGGTGCGTAATTCCGTAGAAGGGGAATATTCATTTATTTCGATCTTCCAATCCGTAAACAAATACTCCATGGTGAATCGAATCAGAGGGTCAGTTTGTGTACGGTACCAGTGTAACCATGTTTTTTCCCAAAGATCCGTTTTTTGAATAATATTCTTGGTAAACAACTCTTTGTGCGGATTATAATACCCCAATATATGGTCGATAACACTGTCAGGAACGGATCTTGGGAACATTGTATTGGATTCTTTTGAACTATGTTATGATTATAATTTCATAAAATAGTTAATCAATTTTTGGTGAGTAGTAAAAAATCGGTTTCTATGCCGATTTTTTCTAACTTCTCCGGGCGCAAAGCACTTAGTACACGCTTTGTCGACCCTTTGAAGTTAGTAGTTCGGTGGCATTCTGCCCCTTGCCAAAATTTTATTATAACTTTACAACACAAACACAAATTACACAGAACTTGGTAACAAAATCGCTAACCAAAAACAGATGATGCTCATACAGGTAACCAATTCCACAAAAGTCGCAGTAAACATCAGACGAACTAATCGAAATCCATAAATCATAATCATATTCATACCAAATACAAATAAGAATAAGGTTAATATGGTGGTCACATTACGAATTGAATGTACTCTTAGTGTGACGATTTGATTTATGATTATTTGACGCGCTTGATCAAGTTCCAGTTCACGGGAGGCATTCGCAAACCAGAATAAAATATCGTTGTTCAAGATTTCCATATTGTGTTGTGTTTTGAGTGTTGAGTATTGTACTTTATGATACACGAATTGTTAATCAATTTTTACTTTCAAATAGTGGATGGCAAGGGGCTTTCTGCCTCTTCACTACTAACTCAGAAGGTAGCTTTATTGGAACACAAACCGGAAGAGTTTGGCAAGGGGCTTTCTGCCTCTTCACTACTAACTCAGAAGGTAGCTTTATTGGAACACAAACCGGAAGAGTTTGGACGGAGTGACGTTTCTTTTTTACGTGTGATATTTTTAAGGGTATTTTTGAAAAGCATTGGTTTTGGATCGCGATCAACCACGTTTTTCATGGATTTTTTACTGGGGGTTTTTGATTTGGATAAATTTTTGTATAAAAAAGCGAATCGATTGTTTTTTGGTATGGATACTGGAGGCGCAGGAACATGTTTGGCAAAAATTTGGTTATTTTCTAACAACGAATCATAATTATCGATAGCACTCTGAATTTCAATTCGATCTAATAAATTCGGTGTAATCATACGATGAAACAATGTTTTGGCCTGAATATAAAATTCTTTATCAACGAATTTTTGTAAATCATTCAAAAATTGTAACAATGCTATTCCTAACCCGTAGACGTCCATGGTATGAAAACATTTTTCGACAAATTGTGCATGTGTCATCGATTTTAGTTTGTTAAGTAAGAAATCGTAAAAAACAGTGAAATGTTGTATTTTTTCTTCTTTGGATAGATTTACCTGTATATTGAAAACATTGAGCCAATATGTTTCGTCAGTCCATGTTTGTTTGGTGATATTATCAACATAGTTATGTATTTCATCGGGAGTTAATTGGATAAATTGATCAAATGTGGCTTTGTTTAAAAATTCAGTTTCAAAAGGATACGACCAATGATAATGTGCGTATCCATATTTACTTTCAGTACACAAATCTATGGAATGTGAAATATTTTCCATTAAACCAAAATCAATTAAATTACATCGGCGTTTGTCTTCATCATACATGATATTTTGATCTTTAATATCATGGTGCATGATATTATTTTTCAAAAAAACTTGTATACCCATAAAAATACGTTTCAATTCCAGAAATACACGTTCCACTCTTTGTTTGTTTTTTTCGGTAACCTTTTGTTTTAACATCATCGTTGCAAATTGTTGTAAATCGAATCCTCCGTCTTTCAAAATGATCAGCGAAAAATCGGAAGGGTTTTTCATGATTTTATCTTTTGATTCACATTTTTGTATAGGATCTCTGTTTTCGGGAACGATTCCTAATTTACATGACTCAGGTTTACCTAAATAAAAATTATGATTTGGGTCCGCTCGATCGATGAATACATATTCTTTCAATTCTTTTTGTGCATCGGTGGTTTTCATCAATTTGGATACTTTTCCACGATAGTTCTTTTTGACGTTTGGTTCACAGTGCAAACTTGGACGATGTATACAACCATAGGCTCCTTCCGCTACAAATTCAGGATTAGAGTATGAGTTCGTCTTCGTTGATGTTTCGGACATTTCAATTGTAAACTATATGATATATCAAGAAACAAATATAGATATATGATTGCATCACCATATAGTATCATATTATGTTTAAAAAACCCGCGATGAATACGGGTATCGATTCCCAAACTCGTCCGGTAGCAAAGCTACCTTCCGAGTTAGTAGTGAAGGAGGCTTTCAGCCCCCCTTGCCAAACTCTTCCGGCGACTATGTCGCCTACCGAGTTAGTAGTGAAGAGGCTTTCAGCCCCTTGCCAGAATGAAGCAAAGATATCGAATAAAAAATGGGAAGACAATGTCAAAATACGTAATAAATATTATGATATTTGTAATAATTGTGGTAAACAAGGACATACCTTTAAACAATGTAAAAATCCGATTACCAGTTTTGGCGTTATTATTTTTCGTATTAACCAAAATCAACGACAATATTTGATGATTCGACGAAAAGACACTTTAGGTTATATCGATTTTATGCGTGGTAAATATTCAGTAACTAATCATAAATATATTTTAAACATGTTAAAACAAATGACAGTTTCGGAAAAACATAAATTGTCTTCGTTTACATTTGACGATTTATGGAATGAATTATGGAGTGGAGCACGTATTACTGACGATATTTGTGACCAAAGTGAAGAGACTTTAAGACCCTTGCCAGTAAATGAAATATCTAGTCCTATGGAGAGTGTAAATAATAGTTACCGCCAAGAAGAAACCAATTCTCGTGATAAATTTTTGTATTTATCGACAAAATTAATCGGAAATTGTAATCATGGTAGTATAAATTCTGAAGCGACGTTGATGGAACATAAGGAACGAAAGCCGGAAAAGTTAGGCAAGGGGCAGAATGCCACCGAACTACTAACTTCAAAGGGTGCTTTGCACCCGGAAAAGTTAGGCATGGGGCAAACTCTTCCGGGTTGTGTTCCAATAAAGCTACCTTCTGAGTTAGTAGTGAAGAGGCTGGAAGTCCCTTGCCAAACCATATTACAATATCTACTCATGATTAGTAACATTCCCGAAACCTTGAAAAGTGACGCGGATCCAATTCCCCAAGAAGGTGGTGGGTGGTTAGAACCGGAATGGGGATTTCCCAAAGGCCGACGCAACTACCAAGAAAAGGATTATGAATGTGCTTTGCGTGAAATGATGGAAGAGACGGGATATTCACCAAATAATGTTAAAAATATCAAGAATATTATACCGTTTGATGAAATATTCTTGGGGTCAAATTACAAATCTTACAAACATCGATATTATTTAATGTATATGAATTATCACGATTCACTTTCGATGGATAATTTTGAAAAAAGTGAGGTAAGTTGTATGGAATGGAAATCGTATGATGAATGTATGAAGTCAATCCGGAGTTATAATTTAGAAAAAAAACGATTGATCACTAATATTGAACAGACCTTGTCCAAATACCGTTTATTTTTTCACCCAAATACCGTGTAGAGACAAATATATCATATATAATATATAGTATAGTTGTATATGATATGTCAAACCCTTCCGGTAGTGAAGAGGATGAAAGCCTCTTGCCAAAGGGGGTATCTGACCCCATACCAAATAATGTAACAAAAAAAAAAGACAAAGGACCAAAATATCATCGATGGAATGCTACCGCGAAAAAATATGAAGTACGAAAACCATATCAACTGGATCATTCCAAAACAAATGATAAAATACGTATTGTTCCTGTTGGACTAAAAACAATATTAATTGAACAAAACAAGTGGCATGATTATTTGGACTATTTCAAAAAAAATAACCTTGAATATTTAGAGCTCGATGATACCAATAATACACCTAACTCTTCCGGTAGCAGAGTTAGTAGTGAAGAGGCTACGAGTAACGTTAGCCCTTTGCCAAAAATTACCGTCAACGTTACACGAAAAAAAAAATATGATAAAGTACGTGTACCTGTGCAGATCAAAGAAAACAATGCTCCCATCCCTGAAATAGTTGATATACCGGTTACGATACTACCTTCGAAGGCTTTCGTGTCGGAAGAGTTGGAACCTGAAACGGAAGACATACCAGGTATACAGGTATTGTATCCTACGTTAGATGATCCTGAATTCAACATTAAAATCGCGGAACGTAAAGAATTTTATGATACACGTTATGATGGTACAATTGTTGACGTGAAATTACAATCGGACAAATCATGTACTGCGGAATTTGAACTGTTACCACATCAATTGTTTGTCAAAAATTTCTTATCAATGCAAACACCTTATACAAGCTTACTATTGTATCATTCATTGGGATCAGGCAAAACATGTACATCTATCGGTATTGCTGAAGAAATGAGATCCTATATGAAACAAATTGGAATGAATCGACGTATATTAGTGCTTGCCTCTCCCAATGTTATTAATAATTTTCGATTACAATTGTTTGATGAGTCCAAACTCCGTCTTGAAAATGGTATTTGGAATATTCGATCTTGTGTGGGTAATGCCATTTTGAATGAATTGAATCCAACCCATTTAAAAGATTTAAATAAAACACGTCTAATTGCGAATGTTCACGCCATAATCAAAACTTATTACGATTTCCAAGGATATGTTAAATTTTCAAATGAAGTGGCAAATGCACTCGAACCTTATCCGGAAGGTGATTCGCGTCGTATTCGTAAAATACAGTCTATGTTTAATGATCGTTTAATTATTATTGATGAGGTACATAATATACGATTAACGCGGGATAATGATGATTTAACGACTGCCAATTACTTGTATAGAATTGCCAAACATGCCAAGAATCTAAGGTTTGTTCTTTTATCCGCCACGCCCATGTATAATTCTTACAAAGAAATCATATGGTTGACGAATCTGATGAATGCCAACGATAAACGTCCGGAAGTTACTGTAGAACAAATTTTTACAAAGACTGGTGAATTTCGTGTTTCCAAAGACGAAGATCAAATTGTGGGTGAAGAATTGTTACGACGTAAATTAACCGGATATGTTTCCTATGTTCGTGGTGAAAATCCCTATACATTTCCCTATCGTATTTATTGTTCCAATTTACCTGAACAAAAATCTCAGCAATATCCCCCCATTTATTTAACCAAGATTAGTGGACGCCAAGAACGGGTTTATCGTGCTATATTAGAACATATTTATCCGTCATCATCAGAAACTACTACTAACCAAGGAGATATATTGGAAAAATTGGAAACACTGGATAATATAGGTTATGAACAACTAAGAACTCCTATTCAGGCATTGAATATTGTTTACCAAGATATAAGCAAGGATAGTACTAACACCAATTTTGAACAATACGTAGGAAAACCCGGGTTACATAGTATCATGGAACCAATGAAAGATGGTCGTTTTCGTTACCGTACCGACAGTATTCCTATTTTTAAAAAAGAACATTTACACAAGTATAGTCAAAAAATGTCGTCGATATTACAACTGATTGAAGGATCTACTGGTATTGTGATGATTTATTCAGAGTTTATTGACGCCGGTGTGATTCCCATGGCCATGGCACTAGAAGAATCCGGATATACACGATTTCCTGGTATAAAACACAAAAATAATTCACTTATATTTGATATCAATGACAAATCTTCGAAAAAATATGGTTCATATGCAATGATTACTGGTAATAAAACGTATTCACCAAGTAATCAAGAAGAATTAAGTGTACTAACCTCTCGAGAAAATAGTAACGGTGAAAAAATTCGTATCGTACTGATATCGCGTGCAGGGGCAGAAGGGCTTGATTTCAAAAACATTCGACAAATACATATCTTAGAACCTTGGTATAATATGAGTCGTATAGAACAAATTATTGGACGTGGTGTACGAAACTTGAGTCATTGTCAACTTCCATTTGAAGAACGAAATGTAGAAATCTATATGCATGCTACACAAACCGAAAGTGGTGCACCTACTGCCGATACCTATTTGTATGAAATTGCGTTTAAAAAGGCCAAACAAATTGGACGGGTTTCACGGTTGATCAAAGAATCATCGGTGGATTGTATTTTAAATCGTGATCAAAATAATTTTACATTGGAAAATATGAACCAAGTTATACGTATTCATACCTCTCATGGAGAAATGGAATACCAAGTCGGAGACCGCCCGAACACAGCTATATGTGATTATATGGATTCTTGTTCGTTTAAGTGTCGTCCGGATATCCCTGAAACTGATCCACGACTTGGCGAAAATTTATATACATATTCCATGGATTACACTAATACAAATCGTACTCGTATTGTTGAAATTATTCGTCAACTATTTATTAAACAAATTTATTATCATATTGATGATCTCGTACTGGCGATTCAAAATCAACGAAAATACCCCATCGAACAGATTTATTATTCACTCACCTATTTGATAGAAAATCGTAATGAATATTTAGTAGACCGTATTGGTCGACTTGGTAACTTGGTAAATCGGGGTGAAATATACGCATTTCAACCCGTGGAAATCAGTGATGAAAGTATTACGGTATTTGATCGTACATTTCCGGTTGAATATAAAATTCCCAAGATAAGATTACAATTATCATCAGAATTTACTCCTGATATTGTCGAACCAGTTACAACGAATATTGTGTCAGAAAACCCCAAAATGAATACTACTACCAAGTCCATCGCTGATCAATATAAACAATATGTTGATACGATTCAACATCAAATTGAAGAAATTACAGAGTTTGAAACCAAGAAAACATCATTATCACAACAACAGTGGTCGGACTATCTCCATGTGGGTGGTATGTTATCACGGTTAAACGATATATTTCATATGGACAGTTCAACTGTAATCAAATATATGATACATCATGCTGTCGATAGTTTACCTACTTCCGCGAAATTTATCCTAGCCACAGGGACGATTACCATCAAACCTACCACCGATATTGAATCACGAATACAAGAATATATACGTCAACGTATATATCGTGTAAAAGGTGTGATGAGAACAGTATCCGATGGTATGGATTATTTGATTATACCGAATGAACAAAACATTGTATCTATTTTTAAACGCGTGAATGATGAATGGATCATTTCTGAATATACTGATATTGAAAACGCAAAACAACACGTAATCGATCCAATCCGTTCTCAATTTGAACCATTCAAAGATCATTTGTCACTCTTGGTTGGATTTATGGTAACCGAACATACGAATGAAAAAAATTCTCCTATGATTTTTAAAGTAAAAGATTATACCAAGATGACCAAATCCGGAAACGCCAAGGGTGAAAATATGAAAAAGGCAGGAAAAAAACGAGCAATTGAAATACTCGAAATAGCTTTTCGTAATTTACATATTCATAATGATTCGAAGATTAAAGAACAAAATTTCGCATCAAATGAATATAGTCAAGGGGGATTGTGTTTATTGTTAGAATTGTTATTACGTAACTCGAGACAATTAACCAAACAAAAAATTATGTATTTGTCACCGGAAGAAGCCATCATCGTTCGTATTACCACTGAAAAACGTTGAAGAATACGGTTCTACTAACTCTACCGGAAGAGTTTTTGAGGGTGTAAGATTTACGAAAATTGAATAAAGAATATATATGATATAATATACCATATATAACCATGTCTGATAATCGTTCTGCTCATTGTGAAAAAGATGTACCACAGGCTGGCAAATTATATCTATATATGAATTCCATACTTAGTACCAAAGTATCCATTCATATTACAGAAGTTGGACAAACCACTCAACAGAATTTAGAAGAAGCACTGATTGAGCGCGTTTCTAAGAAATGTATGGAAGAAGGCTATATTCGCCCAAAATCAATTCGTATTCAAACATATTCTGCAGGAACTGTACGCGCTGATAATATTGATTTTCATGTAGTATATCATTGTCAAGTTGCAAATCCGGTAGAAGGACAAGTATTGGAGGCAACAGTAAAAACCATTACAAAGGCAGGAATACATTCACAATGTATTGACCCTGATGGTAATATACCAATTACTATATTTATTGCACGTGATCATCACCCTCATAGTCAAGAATTCCAAAATATCAAAGAAGGTGATCAAATATTTGCATGTGTTATCGGTACTAGATATGAATTGAATGACCCGTATATTTGTGTGATTGCCAAATTAATTCCTACCAAATATTCAAGTAAGTTTCAAAATCGTCGTATTCGTATCAAAGGTGGCGAAATGGACAATGATCCACAAACGGTATAAAAACTTCCTTAATATTATCTCATATTGAATCATGACGATGACCTCAGCGGAAATTACACTGAAAGAAGAACAATTAGATCATATCAAAAATACGATTGAAAGAATGAACAAAACCCAACATATTGAAATATTACGTATCTTCAAACAAAATCCACATATTAAATTAAATGAAAATCGAAATGGAATATATATTAACTTATCTTATCTTTCACAAGAAAGTATCGACAAATTAACCCAATATATTGAGTATGTAGATGAACAAGAGCGAAATTTGGAAAAAATGGAGTCACAAAAAGAAGAATATAAATCGACTTTTTTTTTGAATACTCATGAATAAAGGGTATAAATAGATACTATCATAGTAATATGTATATGAGAATACGAGAAATCACGCCCTTTTTACATGCATCATTGTATCATTATCCACGGTTTGAATCTTTTGAAGATATACAATCTTGTGGTATACATGAGTGGGGTGTATTGTCCAAAGATACTGTAAAACAAATCATGTTGGTCAGGGAGAAATCAAGAATATCTGTTTCCGAATCGGCTTTGCCGATTCTAGGAAACGAATGTAGAAAACATACCGAGCCACATAGCGGTTCTACACGTTTTACTACAGACGCCTCCGAACTACTAACTTCTCCGGGTGAAAAGCTAGAATTAGTTGTATCTGATGTGGAAGTCAGAGTTAGTAGTGAAGAGGCTAACGTTCCACGTAACCCCACGCCTGTATCCCTACGATCTACTATATTTTCACCAAGAAAACAAGATTCATTGTTTTGGTCGATGTATATAGCCAAACATGGCGTCGGTGAGTTCTTTGAGATTGGTTCAAAATACATGAACAAGGAAATTGAAGAAAAATCCAAAATCATGGAATTTATGAAAACAAACCGTCCTTTATTGAAATCTATGAAAATAACATCGGATAAGGGGCAAGAAATTATGGGAGATCTAATGACGAATAAAAAAACGGAATTAACGGTGGTATGTGCATTTGCGTTATTTTACCAAGTGCGTATTTGGGTTGTTTCAGAAGACAGTCGTACCTATTTTGAATTCTTACCCCATAATTCAGACGATAATACACCCGTTTATGTAATTCATCGTTCGAAACCAAAACGTTCCGAACCACTTTGCAGTGATGCCAGGAACGAAGTGGAGGCATCACCCCCCAATGTGGACGGTCTACGAACGTCCGCATTGGGGTCTTATACACGTTTTACTACAGTATCATACACGGTGGATACTCATGTTCTTGAAGAAACGTTGATTCGTATTCGCGATGACATGTTTCGATTAGAAAGTCCTACTTTTCACATGAAAGGTATTTCGAATTATAAAATAACCGATTTAGAAAAAATAATAAAGATACTGGGTATTACCCGTCCACCTGAAATAACAAAATGGAAAAAAAACGATATGTATAATACAATTCGTTTACACTGTATGACTGCATGGTTAGACAGATAAATACATGTTCAATATATGAAATATCTGATCATTTTTTACGAAAATTGAAAAAAATGAAACGAAATGGAATAGAATTATAAGCATATATCATATATAATTCTATTTATTACGGTAAACCGAAGCTGATGTCAAAACCTCAGTATCCGCGTGTAAGTAACAATGATTCATCGACTCTGCCGCAAAAACAGGAAGTAACTCAACTATTTGAAAATATTGTGTCTGCATATTTACGGTCGAATCCATCAATAAGTGGTGCTAAATATCAAACACGCAAAGTTCCTGAATTTGAAATTCGTTTTGGAACAGGTCGTAATAATTTATCGCGTAACATTAGTAAAATCGAATATGATAATGTTGTAAAAGCGATATATTCGGCCGGTTTTGAAACTGAAAATGGAAATCATGACGGGTATAGTATTTTACGTATACAAAACGAATATTATGAACGTTCCATCAATATGCATAAAATCTCCAACATTCGTGCTGAAATCGCTGGTGTTGATCTAATACAAGAATATTGTCGTACCAACAATTTACAAAAAATATTGGATATGTCTTCTACCACCGATGCAATCGCTGATAAAATTAAATTTACACAAAAACAAACAGCACGTAGTGACGGTGAAGCATCGGATTATATCAAACCGGTGGATTTCCCCGATTTTGGATTTCGCGTTAGTTATCAAAATGAAACCTATCATAGTGCACGTTCGGATCTTGCTCGAAAAATAATTACTGACTGGACGAATTCGAAAAAAACATTTCGTTATTTGAATCGTGTACGATTTTCCCACCCAACTATACCGATCTTTGTGGATATTTCCATTGTAAAAAAATCTCGTTCCACCAATTATGGTGTTCCAGTACCTCAATATACTATACAAGATTCGGGTGTATTAACCAATATTGAAACCTACGAAATCGAACTAGAAGTTGACAATCAACGTATGCAAGGTGTTAGTAAAGAATCTTTGTTGAAAACCTTACGTAAAACCATTCGTATGGTGCTTGGTGCTATCCAAGAGACCAAATTTCCCATCGGATTTTCTGAAATGAAACAAGTGATGAAAGGATATTTGTCTTTGATACATTCGGAAAATAGTAGCAAAACTGAACAACGTCCTGGACCCGATATTGTTACCCCCGAGTTTATTGATTCTATCTTAGAGAGACGGGATTTGTCAGTATTTCTGCCCAAATATTTTATAGGACCCAGTTCTACCACGTTACAAACCGAAAATATTGTATCCCTGGAAGTCGCCTCTACGTCGAATATACCCAATATCCGTAACAATTATACTGTCACTGATAAAGCAGACGGTGAAAGACGATTGTTGTATATCGCCGAAAATGGACGTGTATATATGATTTCCACAAACATGAATATCATATTTACGGGAGTTATGGTTACTAGAAATCCATCTACTGAAGGGAAAAATGAGGACTTGTATAATACGTTGATTGACGGTGAATTCATCGTACGCGACAAACACGGCGATATTATGAATTTATTCATGGCATTTGATATTTATTTTGTAAAAGGCGTCAATGTACGCAGAGACGGATTTTATCCTTTGACACTGGAAGAACGTACTCGTGGTAATTTTCGATTTATCTATTTGGAAAAATATATGCAATTGTTAAAATTGCGATCTATCATGGATTCGTCAGAATCAACCAAACAACCGCAGGAACGGTCATGTGGATTCGAAATTCAAAAAAAGAATTTCTTTGTGGCAAGTGAAGGTGACAAAATATTCGAGGCTTGTAATTCGATTATTTCCAACATTGAATCGGGTATGTATCCCTATAATACTGACGGGCTGATATTTACACCTTCTTCTACCGGAGTAGGAGCCGATCGTATAGGCGTATCCGGAAAAGCACGAAAAGAAACCTGGGAACATTCCTTCAAATGGAAACCACCAGAATACAATACCATCGATTTCCTGGTAAGTATTAAAAAAGACAAACGTGACCAAGATGAAATCAAATATATGTATATGGACGGTCGTAATCTTCAGGACGATTCTAAAAACATTATAGCATATAAAACATTGATTTTGAAATGCGGGTATGATCCCAAACGACACGGGTATTTGAATCCTTACAATGATGTTTTGCAGAATCGTGTATCCAGTGGTACTGCTGAAGGCGGTATGGATCCTGAAAAAAGCGAAACCTATCGCCCTGTACCTTTTCAGCCCACCAATCCATACGATCCCAATGCGTGTTTCTGTAATGTTGTATTACAGGATACAGGGGATATGTTTGGTAAAGGTACAGAAGGTGGTATTTTGCTATCCGAAGAAAAGGAATATTTCGAAGAAAATATGATCGTCGAATTCCGTTATGATCCTACACGGGAAGGTGCGTGGAAATGGATACCATTACGCGTAAGATATGACAAAACAACCGAATTAAGATCTGGTCATCGTAATTACGGAAACGCTTACCATACCGCCAATTCCAATTGGCATTCAATACATAATCCAGTAAGTCAATATATGATTACCACCGGTGATAATATACCCGAAGTTTCTTTTACACAAAATGATGTGTATTATAATCGTAAAACACGTGAAACAAATACACAAGGATTGCGTAATTTTCATAACTTGTATGTTAAACGTCGTCTGATTCTGGCTGTTTCCAATCCTGGAAATCGACTATTAGATTTGGCATGTGGTAAGGGTGGTGATCTTTCTAAATGGCGGTTGGGTGGTCTCAAATTTGTACTAGGTATTGACGTCAACCGTGATAATATTACGAACCAAATTGATGGTGCATGTAGCCGATATTTGAGTGATTATAAAAAATATGGTGACAATATGCCACAGTGTTTGTTCTTTACTGGTGATAGTGGTAAAAATATACGAACGACTGGTGATGCATTTGCCAGTCAAAAAGAACGTGATTATGTTCATGCAATCTTTGGTCAAGGTGCCAAAAATCCGAATGATTTACCACCCGGTGTATTTAAAGCATACGGTATCGGTGAAGACGGTTTTGATGTGACTTCCATACAATTTGCGATTCATTATTTGTTTTCCGACGAAGTAACTTTGCACCATTTGTTACGAAATGTAAGTGATTGTACTCACGTTGGTGGGTACTTTATTGGTACGACCTATGATGGTGCTACTGTATTTGAAAAACTACGTAATAAACAAAAAGGTGAATCGTGGACTATCATGCGTAACGGTAATAAAATGGCCGAAATTATCAAACAATACAACGATGATGTATTCCCTGAAGATGAACATAGTATCGGAATGCAAATCGATGTTTACCAAGACAGTATCAACAAAGTATTTCCGGAATTCTTGGTTAATTTCAAATACTTGATACAATTGATGGACCAATACGGATTCAGTCTGATCACCAACGATCAGGCGTCAAAACTCGGTCTGTCTACTGGGTCTGGAATGTTTGAAGAATTGTATCGTCGTATGGAATACGAAATACAAAATCGCCACATTCAAAAAGAAGAATATGGTGTTGCCTCGGAAATGTCTCCAGAAGAAAAACAAATTTCATTCTTGAATCGATTCTTTGTTTTTAAGAAAACACATACCGTAAATACTGAAAATTTGTACAAAATTATTCGTAATCGTAGCACGATTCGTGCGTCCGAATCTGAAAAATCGATTACTCAACCTACCACTACTATCATTAAAACTAAAAAATTGAAACAAAAAATTACCATCGATTGTCCTAACTCTTCCGGTAGTGAAGAGGCTACACGGAACGTGAGCCCCTTGCCAAACTCTTCCGGTGACCTACGGTCACCTTCAGAGTTAGTAGAGCAGAGGCTACAAGGAACGGAAGCCCCCTTGCCAGATGTTGCGCCAAAAGAATTTATTATCAAAGTAGCACGACCACGTCCTAACATCTCAGGTAACCGTTGAAGCCATCTCTGGCAAGGGGCTCACGTTCCGTGTAGCCTCTTCACTACTAACTTCGAAGGTGGCAGAGCCACCGGAGAAGTTTGATGGGCGTCCGGATTCTAACTCATCCGGTGACCGTAGGTCACCTTATGAGTTAGTAGTTGTAGGCTTTTCAGCCCACTGACCAAATCTTCACGGGTGTATAATGTTCAATGGTGTAAATAGTATAAGCATTCTGTTGTATAAGGATATAACTGATCGAAACAAACATAATGTCCCAAAATACAATATTACCTCATTTTATTCTCCCACGACTTCCACCCAAATTATATATGTTAATTGATCCTCAGGAGTCAGAAACTATGCCTCAACCTGTAATTAATGAGTCTCTATGTTTTTATTTGAATGATATCAAACACCATATTAATACCCATGAATATATGTGGGAAACATTCAAACGATTTACGAACACGTATGAATATATCCATACAACTATTCCCTATAAAAAACATTGTATTTCAAGGTATCGCCCTATTTCACGGTCTTTTTTTAAAATGATTGAGTTAATCCATTTCTTTGAACTTGGTACTAATAGTGAAAATTCGATGAAAACGTTTCATCTGGCGGAAGGACCGGGTGGATTCATTGAAGCCATGGTTAAATATCGAGTTCGCAGTGATGATAAATATATTGGAATGACGCTATTGGATAAAAATAATAATGATTATAATATTCCCGCTTGGAAAAAAACACAACATTTTTTACAAGAAAATAAAAACGTTCATATCGAAAGTGGACTCGACAAAACCGGTAACATACTATCAATCGATAATTTTGTGTATATTCATGAACTTTACGGATCGTCTATGGATTTAATCACTGCTGACGGCGGGTTTGATTTTTCCGTAGATTTTGACCACCAAGAAATCAATATGACCAAATTACTGTATGGACAAATTGTGTACGCATTATGTATGCAAAAACAAGGTGGGCATTTTGTGCTCAAAATATTTGATATATTTATGCAACATACGGTCGATATGTTAGTATTATTATCATCCATGTATGAACGAGTATATATCACCAAACCAAATACGAGTCGTTCTGCTAATTCCGAAAAATATATTGTGTGTAAAGGATTTATTCACGCATCATCCTACCAATTTTTTCCTTATTTGTACAAATCATTTCGCAAAATATTACAAACGGGACAGAGGGCCGAAGGCCCCCTAATACAACTAACTTCGAAGGTGGCTTCGCCACCTGAGTTAGTAGAGAAGAGGATTTCAGCCCCCTTGCCAAAATACATTTCACGTATTTTTTGTAATATTCCTTCACAACATTTTTTTATGAATCGTCTGGAAGAATACAATATTATCATCGGTCAAAATCAAATCGAAAATATCTATATTACATTGTCATTTATTGTGGGTGAATGTATGCCTCAAAGTAGGTCATTGTTATTACCCTATGGTCTGGGGGCTTCTATTCCTTCACATAACATGAACTTATGCACTACTAACTTCTTAGGTGGCCGGAGGCCACCTGATAAGTTTGGTAAGGGGGCTTCCGTTCCTTGTAGCCTCAACACTACGAACTTCGTCGGTGGTATACGGCCACCGGAGAAGTTTGGTGGAAGTAATCATATCAGTGGCGATTTTAGATTATTGACCAATAATGAAACTATGTTGGCGATGAAAGATACATTCAAAGGAATTGAATGTATCGAATTTCCTGAATCTGCCAAAGGTACAGTGGCGGATACTCCGAACCAACGTAATTTTTATCGTACAAAAATACAAAATTTAATCAAAACCAATATACAAAAATGTGTGCAATGGTGTATTCAACATAATTTGGCATATAACTACTAGATTCATTTCATTCAATGTGTATATGAAACACTTGTATAGAAAACAAAATAAACATTTCTTTTGTATTCGTTACAAACCACTATATGGATATTCTTTATTATTCCAATTTATGTGTTCACTCACAAAAAGTGATTGAATTCGTTGTAAAACATCAATTAAGTAATCAACTTTCCTGTATTTGCGTCGATAAACGCAAACGCGATGTCAATAACAACCAAACCGTGGTAGTATTGGAAAATGGACAACAGGTTACTCTTCCACCTAATCTCCAATCTATACCCGCCGTATTGTGTGTCAAAAAAAATTATACACTGGTTATGGGAAAAGATCCTATTTTGGCTTATCTACAAGAAAAATTCGGTACACAATATGCCAATGCAGCCTTTGATCACCCGGGATCACAAAATACGAAACAACGATTGCAAGAACGTGAACCGGTAGGTGTTACACTTACTGGCGTAACTCTCAATAGTAATATTTTTTCGGAAGCTTTCACTAGTTATGATCTTAGTCCGGATGATTTATCTACCAAGTCCACCAGTCAAAATCGACCTTTGCACCATTATACATCTGTACATCAAGATTTTAAAATAAATACTCCTGAAGATAGTTATCGCCCGGATAAAGTTTCTTCCAATATTACCATTGATGTATTACAACAACAACGAAATCACGAAATACCCGTTGTACAAGTTGCACCTCCCAATGGTATCTACGGTCAACCTAGTGAACAAACTCCTCAGCAACCAAATCACGGGGCCAGGGGACAACCTGACAATTTCGGAAAAGGCTTCAACGGTTCGTCTAATCGCAACGTGATGAGTTATGCCGGCGGAATGTAATGTAGAAAATAATACAACTAAATATTTTTGTATTATTTTCAAGACACTAAGTCACTTACTTAGTTAGTAAATAGTTGGTAACAAATTCAGCTTCGGTAAATACTGGAATACCTAGTGTACGAGCTTCCTGGCTTTTACCCGAATTTGATTCTTTGTCTTTTACTATCACCGCGAATGTCGATTTGTTGACAGAACTACCAATTTTTGCACCCACTTTCTTCAATCTTTCTTCCAATTCTTTGCTACGAAATCCAGTGGTTATCACCGATTTATCATACAAAGGGTGTGATGTATCCAATGTGTCATTACTTGAATTGATGGTTTCAGTACGATTCAGTTTGTCTTCCAAATGACATTCGTGTAAAAATTCGATAAAGGCCGGAATATGTGATACAAACTCTTCCGCTGTCTTTCGTGCCATACCTTCTATTTTTGCTACTTTGATCGGATCACGTTCTTGAGCATCCAATACATTCGGATAATGTTTCATTATTAATTCGGTTTTTCGTTGTCCAAATCCACGCCCGAAAACATTAGAAGCTGACATTAACAATGGTAATGAAGCGATTTCAATCTTTTCACGAATACCCGATACAAACTTCTTGGCTGATTTCTCTTGGAACCCATCAACCTTGACAAAATCGGCTTCAGACATTGCGGTTATTTTACAGATACGATCAAATCCGGCTTGTACCATTTTTTTGACATTTCCTTCGCCAATTCCATCCACCCCTAGTGCTTGAAAAAACCCGGTGATTTGTTTTGTACGAACCCCCATATCTTCTTGGGCATTTTCCAACATAATATCTATATGGGTAGTATTCCATGTATAAGGAATCAATGGCATCTTGGGAGACGTTGCCGTTTTCGTTACTGACTGTATATATGGTATGACATCTCCTGATCGAATAATTTGTACAATCGCACCGACACCGATTTTGTTTTTTTCAATGAAATCAGCATTAAACCCAGTGGCCTTTTTGATGGTCACACCACCAACGTTTACAGGTTGAACATGCACAATTGGTTTCAAATACCCATCTTTGGACGCTGACCATTCTACATCTATCACATGGGTTTCTGCTATCTGATCGGACAATACCATTTTAAACGCAAAACTATGATCAGGATTTCCCGTACTACGCGGATATACATGATCGTCAGATACGATAATTCCGTCAATCTCATACGTGTGATTTGTACGCCAATCTTGGAGTACATTGGATAAATATTCATTGGTTAATTTGTCGGTAGGTAATATTACATTTTGTACAGGTATTACATTCATATTTGATAATTTTTCCATTTGCTGGGAAGGTGATAGATTCGCCGGTTTGATCACTTCATACGCCACGAAATCAACATCGCGTACTTTGTCGTCCAATGATTTTGCATTGACTATTCCGGCGACCAAATTACGCGAATTTGCGTATTTTTGTTTATATTTTTTATCAAATATCTCCCTCTTGATAATGAATTCTCCACGTATGACCAGGGGCTCGGTATTTTTGTTGTTCTTGGGTAATTTCAAATGGGGAATCATATAACTAATGTCTTGACCGACTTTTCCATCACCACGTGTGTATAGTTTTGGTTCCGTACCTTCTGTCGTGTATAACCCGGATACCCCATCTAATTTGGCTGAAATCACATACGGTCCTTTGTATTTTGCCATCCAATTTGGTAATGAACCTGTATCTGGTTTAATCTTATCCATGGATGCCATCTCATATGGCAATTTTGCCTTATTTTTCAGAATTTGTGCACCGACTTCTTTGAGAACTTCACTCTTGGGATATTTATTTTCAATATATTCATGGACAATGTCATATTCTGCGTCAGTCATTATTGGTTCACCTATACAATGAAATGCATTGTTTGCTGCATCGATCATCGACCCTAATTCCTTTTCGTTTAACTTGTCTAATATAGTAATTCCGCGTTGTTGAAACATACGTATATGTTCGATTGCTTCCTCAGATACTATCTTACATATGGATGTTTCCGACACAGGCGCGGGTACAATAGTTGTTTCTGACAAGGGGGCTTCCGTACCATGTATCCTCTGCACTACTAACTCTTCCGATGACCGTATGTCACCGGACGAGTTTGGCAAGGGGCTTTCAGCCTCTTCACTACTAACTCGAGAGGCGACTTTATTGGAACATAAGCCGGACGAGTTTGGTAGAATAATTTTTTTTTTTATTTTTTTTTGTTTATTATCTGGTATATTTGTATTATTGTATGAAACTACAGCATCACTACCTGTTCGTTCTTCAGGTGTCTTATACACCAATGTAAGAAAATCAAAAATAGATTTCTCTGTTGGAAATTTAGTTTCGACCAAGGCACCTTTTTTCTTACCTTCCATACGCGACATCCCATGTTCGTTCAACGTATAACCCTGACTCAATGCATGCTCACGCATCTTGGTATTAAATCCTTTACTACCCGTAAAATATAAAATAGCAAAAGGAAATTCGTCAGGACCCGTATATAAAAAATCTACTCTACGTGCGTGTAAACCACCAGGTAAACGAGAAATAACTAGACATTTAGAATTACCACAAGACAATATTTCTACAATGATGTTCTTGGTCTTGAGTTCATCTAAAAAAACTTTGAATAAATTGGGTTCGGGCGATGTCAATATTACATCAATATCACCTGAAGATGATAACCCACGTCGATAACTACCCACAATCTCCATTTTCATATTTGATGGTAATGATTTTTTGAAAATATTCTCATATTCGGTTATTTCGGCGCGGGGTATTCTTTCCATAATATCTTCGTAATATTGTAATCCTATACGTTGTTTATCATTCAATAATTCGGATTGACGTGAACGTAATTCGTCCAGGGTCGTCACCCCCTTTTCCACTATCTCTTCTGCTTTTTTCTCTCCTACCCCGTAAATTTCGGTAAATATATCCATTGCGCGTTTGGTTTTCAATATTTCACGATTATTATCTAATAAAGGTAATGTTCCTGTTTCAGTATATACGTTGAGTTTTTCTAAGATTGTCACCCCGATTCCTGGACGACCTTTCAATTGATCCGGTGATATGATATCTTCGGTAACATTTTCGATGGTTTCTCTTGCATTATCATAGGCACGTGCACGCATCATATCCTTTCGTTTGCGCATAATGTAGGCTAAATCAAGCATTAATTGTATATATTTTTCATTCCATCGTGATGTTTTCATTTCATCCTTACGAGATGCCAACAATGCTTTCGTTTTACCTAACTCGTGTGGCGACCTACGGTCACCTTCAGAGTTAGTAGTAAAGAGGCTTTCCGCCCTCTGATGAATGTCCGTCTTGGGATCTTTCTGTTTCCGAGCTTGATCGTCCACCGAATGACTTACTTTTTCTACCGATACCTTGGGTGACATTTTTGGCGATACTACCTTAGATTCGGGCAATTTATTTATGTGTTTTTTACGTGTATATTTTCGTCTGGGGGGTTTTACCTTTTCCGTGACAGATTCCCTATGATATTCAACTACCGGAAGAGTTTGGTGAGAGGGCTGTAAGCCTTCAACAACTAACTCTTCAGGCGACGTTATCGGGCAAGGTGCGGAACGCACCGAACTACTAAGTCCGAAGCAAGCTTCGCTTGCGGAGGACTTTGGCAAGGGGCACACGGAACGTGTAGCCTCTTCACTACTAACTCGGTCAGTGACCCCCCTTTGGGGGTCACAACCCTTGAGCACCTTCGGTGCTCTGAGGGAGGCGACTTTATTGGAACATAAGCCGGACGAGTTTGGAACATTAGCTAGATGAGTTTGATCTTGTTCATTTTTATTTTTTCGAGTATATTTCCGCTTGACTTTGATTATTATTTGTTTGGGTTCTTGGCAAGGGGCTTTCAGCCTCTTCACTACTAACTTCGAAGGTGGCAGAGCCACCGGAGAAGTTTGGTCTAACTTCGGTGATTTGTGAATTTTACGAGTATATTTTCGTTTTATTTTGATTGGTATTATTTTTGGTAATAAGTTTGACATGGGGGTCGAAATACTATGTTCCATACGTATATAATATATATTTATTTATTTATTCTGCGCTGGATATATCGTGTGTAGAATCCTGGGTTCATGTAGGAAAGACTACCGTATTCGTTTTTTACTAAAAAATATATAATATATATATATATATATAATCTAGTGCGTTTTTTTTGTAAAAATAATATAATTACACTATATTTAGACAGTTTCATATAATATTTTCATAACACATATTATATGAAAATTATATAATTTACTGTCATAATTATGAATTATCATGATTTGTTCATTACGAATAAGAAACAAATAGAATATATAGTCGAACGTAGTCATTATCGTAATCAAATTCATTCCATATTCATTGTTGTGATTAATAAAAAAATTAAATATGAGAAAAAATATATAAATGAATTTAAAAAACATCTATGTCAACATCAAACATTACAAACTACAAGTGAAAATGAACCGGAACCGGAATCGGAACCAGAATCTGAACCAGAACCAGAACAAGTGGTGAAACACGCGCGTAGGTCATTCACCAATTCAATCTATGATTCTTCAAGTAAATATAGAATAAACATTAGTCATAAAATTTCACCAGATATTGAAGATATACCATCTAGCTCTTCCGGTGACCATACGTCACCTTCTGAGTTACCGGATAAGTTAGTAATCGGAGGCCAACATGTATTTAATGATGACGAATATGAAAATGTGGAAACATATTTGTATGGATTAAATGAGATACATATTCGTATGATAGCAAAATATTACAATATATTTTATGAAAATTCATTTATCACTTATTTATTAGACACTAAAAATACTGTAAATAATGCTAAAAATATATTACTTAAATGGTTATACGGGAATATTGATGAATATATATATAAACATCCTACGCAAATAAATAATAAACAGCAACATCAATACCAAAAAACAATCAAGAATTCACATGTTAAATCTGCATTTCAACCAACTAACCGTATATTAACGACGGAAAACCCAACTATGGTAGTCGCCGTTACTAGACAACCGAACAAGTTACGTTCGATCAATGAATCGGTTCCTTCCGACAAAATTACATTATCAAAAAGAATATATCGTATATTTTCAAATATGTGGAGGTGTTTTTCCATAATTATGTATTTTTGTTGGCTAATTACAATTCGTATTTTTTCAGGATAAAAATTATATTCAGTAATATATACAATATGACAGCCACTGGTATAGTGAATGTATTGAAAAATAATTTGCAAAATGACAAATATTCCGTGCATTTGAGTCCTCATGACATCAAATATGTTGATACACTGCTTGAAAGTAATCCTGAGATGTTTAATCAAATTCATAGTATGGTCGACGAAATAATCAGTGACGGGGTATTAGATATTCATGATATTCCCAAGATTGTTTTATTAATTAGTAAAATATACAAAACAAATTTAATCGGTGAATTCATCAAAAAGGTAAAAATTTTAAGTGTGATTCGTTTTACGGTGGATTCTTTGTTAGATTCGGGGTTGGTACCTTTACCCGAAATCGAAATTATTATTATCAAAAAAATAGTAGATGTATCCATCGATTTATTGTCGACCAATGTTCATAGGATTGAGGAAGAAACGAAAACATGTTGGCAAGGGGTTGTAAACCTATTCACTACTAACCATGGAGGTGGTAAAGCCACAGGAGGAGTTTGGAAAGGGGCAGAATGCCACCGAACTACTAACTTCAAAGGGTCGGCGAAGCAACTGGGTACCCGCGAAGCGGGTACTAAGTGCTTTGCACCCGGAGAAGTTTGGGCGTGGTTTAAACATTTATTTTGTAGTTGTCATACTGATTCGGCGGTATCTTCACCTTGTGTAAGTAAGCAAAAATGCAACTGTGATTGTACAAAATGTGAAAATGTAATAGATCCTGTATGTAAATGTGACGAAAATTGTAAGTGTTTCCCAAAATGTAATTGTACAGAAAAATGTAATTGTACAGAAAAATGTAATTGTACAGAAAAATGTAATTGTACAGAAAAATGTAATTGTTCCAAACTTATCCGGGTGTAAAGCACCTTGCCAAAGTCCTCCGCAAGCGAAGCTTGCTTCGGACTTAGTAGTTCGGTGCGTTCCGCACCTTGCCATTCTACCCCCTTACCAAATACAATATTTTACGGGTGTAAATACATTGGTACACCAGTAAAAATAGTAACATATATGCCGACAAAATATGTTATTATTTTATACCATAAAATGCCCTTTAGAAAACGTACAACACGATGCAAATATGGAGGTGACCGCAAATCACGCCGTAAAAGTGAAAAACGGGACAAACGTGGTGGAACCCGACGTGATAAATCCCGCAAAAGATATAGTTACCCTAAGATACATAACATCAATGGATCTTTGAAAATGTGGTAAAAGTAAAAAATTAGTAATAAATATGTATCTTATAGATGTTATGTTGTCTGAAATAAAAATTGTAGGAATTTTCCATTGGATATTTTCCATTTTGGTTGCATTTTATGCCTTTTTATTTCCCAAGACCATGTTCGATTTTATATATTTATTCGGTTGTATAATGTTACTATTGTTTTGGACAATGTGTAATGGAGAATGTATGATCACATATTGGATAAAATCATACCAAGATATGAATTATCTAGCAGGTATGTCAACGAATCACGCCGAAGATATGATTTTAATTCCAGAAACAGACGATATTGTCATAATGTTGTTATGGTTGGGACAATTAGTTACCTGTACCAGTATTTATATTGTATTTTTACGAAACGGTTTTACCAAATGGTTAAGTCTACCATTTGTATCAACCTATTTTTTATATCGTACCATTTCACGATTTTCGGTAGATCATCATGAAAACCATGTATTTCAACATATTCAAAAGGTTACTCAGGGTTTAACCTTAGGATATCTAGGAACATATATTTACTTATTGTCACAACGCCAATGCTGATGTCTCCATTACGTTCCGTCCTACGGACGTACGATGATTCGTCTAGATTATATTTCGTCTTTTCCATGGAAAAAATTATGAAGTAAATTTTCATTGTTATGATTGAATATTTCGCCACAAACGGTGTTTGATGTTTCGTACATTTTTCTTAGAACATAATCAGGTGCATTACTACCAACCGTAATTAAATTGTGTTTCACCAGATAACGACGTATTTCAGTAATAGGAACTTGTTTTAATAATAGTGCATTTGTTGCAATATTTTTACGAATGGTACGATTCGATATTAGTACTCCCACTTTAGGACGTGTTTTGGATTTACCTATTTTAAATGTACGTCGGCTTGTACGGCGTTGACGCATAATTTTTAATTGTATATTTGATGGATCCTTTTCAGACGATTTCGTGGTGGATTCGGCACTATGTTTTACATTTCCGCCTTCACCAAATACATAATCATTACGGTCAGGTAATGAACTTAATGAACTGAAAGTCTCTCCTTGTGTTGGTAAGGGGGTCAATGACCCCCTTTGGGGGTCACGACCATTGAGCACCGAAGGTGCTCTGATAGCCCCCTGACCTTGCCACCCCTTGGGAAAATGTGGTTGTTGTTGTTGTTTTTGTAATTGTCGATATGTGGGTAATTCGCCACTACGTAAACAACCATATTTGGGATGTTCTTCTCCGACTAAATGTCGATGGTTTAATACTATATTTGATGGTTCGGGTGTTAATGTATGATCGGGAAATTTCATTGATACATTTTCACTTGATTTATGATCATGTTTCAGAGTATATTGACTATTGGGTACTAACCTATCAGGTGACCTACGGCCACCTACGAAGTTCGTATTTGGAAGGTATTCACCCTTAATATGTTGTGGTTCTTTTTTTTTAACTTCGTCTGCTACACCCATCAAATATTCGAGTGTTTCATCGATTTCATTTCGTGGTAAACTAGTGATTGCGTTTATGTTGGTGAGAGTATCATTGCCTTCCAATAATTGTTGTGCATTTTGGGATTGATGACGTCGTATAAACTTCAACAAAGCGTTTCGTTTCGTTGTTTTATTATGATCTTTGGGTTTGATTGGGTCACGAACCCTGATCGATTTTTCACTCGTAGAATGTTTGCGTTTTGATCCACCGTTGTTATTCGGGATTTTTAATAATTCCGGATCAATATTAATTTGACGTATTTGATTATTCTCCATCATATACATTGATACCTCCACTTCGTTCACGGCACTCCTACGATGTTCTGATTGGCAAGGGGCTTTCAGCCTATTCACTACTAACTTCGAAGGTGGCAAAGCCACCGGAGAAGTTTGGACCCTACAACGTAGTAATTACAAATACATCCCAAGACAACTTTCTGACAATTTATGTTTGTTTTCGTTGTCTTTGTTGTTTGCGTTTTTCATATATATTTTCAATCCATTGTCCAAATCTTCTTGTGTAAGATGTTTACGTAATTCCGGCGGTTTACCGAAAATACGCCGTCCGTGAGATATCTTGGTATAAGTAAATAACAGTTCCATATCACGTCCGAAATAAGGAAAATGTTTATGGTTGGTTACAAACCATTGTTGTAACGAACGGTATTGGTCTTGGTCTTCATTTATGAACCATCCGTTGTGTTTCACCTTTTGTATAAAAATTTGCATTAATTCATCATGAGTATATTCATCTACATGAAAACGCCATATGAATCTCGACGGTAGTCCTTGATTCATTTTGAAAAAGGATTCGTTGATGTCTTTTTCATACCCAGCAATAATTACCATTAAATCTTCTTTGTAGTTACTTAGTGCTTCGCACAATGTATCAATACATTCTTTAGAAAAGGAATCGCCACCGGATTCCCCGCCGCCGTTTTCTGTCGAAACATTACCACCGGTACCTAAAGAATAAACCTCGTCAATAAACAAACAACCTCCTAAACTGTCTTGGATTACTTTGGCAGTTTTTATGGACGTTTGTCCCAAATACCCGGCTACCAAATCTGTGCGAGTTACCTTTTTAAATGTTCCGTTTTTTAATATACCTAATTTTGAATACATTCTTCCTACCAAATTGGCTATTTGTGTTTTGCCTGTACCTGGTGGGCCATAAATGACCATATGTTTAAAATCATGTTCGCGATTTATATGCAAATCTTGTATAAAATACATGAGTTGATCCAAGAGTGTTTCTTTAAAGGTTTTTAATCCGATCATTGCATCTATCTCTCCCAATTCGTCACGAATATTATTCAAAGAGAGTAAATCGATATTTGCCTCTATATCCGGTGAATATGGATGTTTTTCGAGAATATCCAATAAATCGCGCAATGTATGTATTTCATTATCTATCACTATTTTTGTTTTGGGTTTTATAACGATTTCATTCGTGGTTTTGCTATCTTCTACCTTGAATTCATATTCTGTATTGGGTTTCACATTTGTCGGATGTCTATAAGGAATGGATGCGACCGTTCTTGGTTGGTTATTGACCATCTCTGTACTTTGTACAAAACAATTCACATGAAAATTTGCCCAATAAGCTAGTTCAATGTAGTATTGTTCTGCAAAATCCGGATTTAATTCAATCGCATTATTCATATAATGTACGTAATCAAGGTAATATTGATCCATCGAAATTGACGAGGAATGCTGATAATTATTTGACATATGTAACCCGTATACTATTATGATATTAGTGACATGTTTTTATGTATATGTTTGTTTGTTTGTTTGTAGAATAAATAGTACATATACTTGTTATAGAAGGCCGGTACTATTTTATGGAAAAGTTAAAGTGTAACGCATCCATACCTATTTTAGTAGTCGGTTATTATAATCATTATAATCTTGGTGATGAACAATACAAAATATCTATCAAACATTTATTGAAAAAAGTATTATATGATGTTTCCTTCGATTTACAATTTATTGACTGTGATAAATTGGATTCATTTGCGATTTTACCCAATTCTGTCGTCATATTGGGCGGGGGAGATGTATTGAATACCTATTTTTTAAACAAATTAAATACAAAAATAACACCTGACATCAAAATCAAGGATAACCTGACGGTCATCGCGTTATCCGTGGGAATTCCTTATAATGATATTTTTATGAATCCCGACAATAAAACAAAATTAGACATTTTTGATACTATTTTTTTGCGTACTCGACAAGATATTTCTTTGTTTTCATCGCACTTTGACAAGGGGCAGAATGCCACCGAACTACTAACTTCAAAGGGTGCTTTGCACCCGGAGAAGTTTGAAGATAATAACCCCATGAATAAATCACGTATACGATATTTACCCGATACATCATGTTATGTATCTGACGCACTCCATATTTCGTCTTTGAAAAATTTCATCATTACCAATGATGTACGATTTATTACCTGTTATAATCGAATAAAAACCCTGAAACAAAAGATAATCGGTATCTCCTTTTGTCGCCATATTTATCACCCAGATAAACCGTATTATGATAATTATCACAAAATTATCCAGAATTTTGCTTTATTGATTTACAATTTGGTAAAGGACGGGTATTTTGTGGTATTAGTTCCTTTTAACACCAAGCCTCTTGGTGAAATTGAGACTACCGAAAACAAAGAAAATGATACATTGATACAATCAGATATAATGGACCTGTTATCTGATACGGTTCGTCCATCCGTATTGAATATTGATTTTACACTAGCTTTAGATGAAATGCTATTATTGTATTCCACCTTTCACGTTATGATACCCATGCGTTTTCATGCCACTCTCTTCAGTGTTTACACTGGTGTACCCATGATACCTATTTATACCACCAAGAAAATACATAATTTTTTATTGGATATCAATTGGAATCCTGATTACGGATATATATTGGACAAAAATGAGAAAGATTTACCTACTAAATTCGATCGGAAACTATTTATGATCAAATTCAATTTGTTGGTCAAACCTAACAATTATGCCGAAGCCAAATACTGCCTTCACAGTTCGTATCATAATTTTTTAAAAGTATCTAAAGAATGTTACCCTGCCATTCGTAAAATCGTCTTGGAAAACTCAAAAGACAGCGGTCTGAGGACTCGTATCGAAGACGCAGATGAATATGATTTCTTATTAAATACTCAATTAGTGAATTGCCCTAAGTCCTCAGCAAGCGAAGCTTGCTTCGGACTTAGTAGTTCGGTGTGTTCCGCACCTTGCCCACCTTCATTCATAACAAATAGTACTGAATTTCCTGTTATCAACACATTGGTTACCAAATTACATGAATTTTCTCAGGATCATGGTTATATGAATTTTAGAGAAATCCAAGATCCGTATCTCCAAGACATTATAGTTTGCGTTGTGAGTTATTATTTGACCAATACAATTGATTCATCGTATAATCACGGATTAATTACTAAGATGTTTACACCTGATTACGATTATATCAATGAATGGTCATGGGTTATCACACATCATAATGGGATAAACAATATTACACCATCGAACAATTCGTTGCCCAACTCTTCCGGCGACCATAGGTCACCTTCAGAGTTAGTATTGCAGAGGCTACAAGCCCCCTTGCCTAACTCTTCCGGTAGTTCGGAGGCTACAAGGTACGGTAGCCCCTTGCCAAAATTTAATATTGATTATATTGACCAAAATGACAAATCAGGTGCACATCGATCGGGGTGGAAATATGTGTATGATAATATTCGCAAATATAGTAGTCATTCTTCCACCGATTTGTTGTTAGATTTGTATGTTGATCGTACATTTCATTGGAAACGCAAAATTTACAAGTATATTGATATTATACCATATAAAAAACCATGGGTCGGCGTAATACATCATACGTTTGATACCACCTTCAGTGACCATAACAATCATACTTTATTATCATGTCCTGAATTCTTGGAAAGTTTACGCTATTGTAAGGGAATTATTGTACTATCTAAAACATTACAATTACAATTCTTGGAATATTTAAAGGGAATTGAACATTTGAACAAACCTTTACCCGTTATTGTGTTAACACACCCGACCGAAGTTGCAGTTTCAACCTTTAATTACCAAGAGTTCTTGGACAACCAAGATATTAAATTATTACACGTTGGTGGTTGGCTACGGAATATTTTTTCTTTTTATCAAATTGAATTAGCGAATGAGTATATATTTCACGAAATACCGGAATCTGAAATCGAACCAAGATTAAGTGGTGACGAACCATATAATCTTGGTTCGATTTCAGATTCACCCCCATTGACCAAGTCCAGGCCATGGTGGCAAGGGGGGCTGAAAGCCTCCTTCACTACTAACTCGGTAGGCTTATGTTCCAATATAGTCGCCGGACGAGTTTGGCAACGGTTGTGTTGTAAAAAACGTCCACCTGACATTCCTTTACTTGGTGTTATAGAAACGAATACTCCAAAAATAAAAACTCGTCGTGTAAAAATACAAAAGGTGGCCTTGAAAGGAAAATATATGAACAATTATTTTCCGTATCTCGATACCAAGAACGATGTACCATTTGACAAGGGGGTTTCAGACTTCTTCCCTATGTGTTCGTTTTCGCCATTTATATCATCCGATAATATATCCGTCGATTCGAATACTACATCCTTGGAACGACATTTTTACGTAAATTGTATGGATACACGGAACAATTGGTATCGACATATGAATCAATATATTCAAACCATATGTGATAATACCAAGGTCTTGGAATATGTTGATAATCATATGTACGATTCCTTATTGACCAAGAACATTGTGTTCTTGAATTTGGTGGATGGATCCGCCATCAATACTCTCTTGGAATGTGTTATTCGTAATACACCCATCATCGTAAATCGTCATCCGGCGGTGGTAGAAGTATTGGGCAACGATTACCCATTCTATTATATCATACCCGAGGGCTGTACCCAACCATTCCCATCCGTACACGACTTGTTGAATCGACCGGGTGCTATCTTGGAAGCACACCAATATTTGACTAATATCGACAAAACCCCCTTTATGATTGAGACATTTACTCGTGACTTGATGAAAATTTTGGGAGAAGTCTCTGAAATACAAACTTTGTAGGTAGCCGTAGGCTACCGGAGAAGTTTGTTCTAGAACATTGGTATTTCTGCTGGATAATTAGTGTATATGAAAATAATAATATAAAGAATTTTTGTATTATTATGTATATTCTCTACGAGATCGTTTTTGAGAACCCTATATCAAATATGACAATCGCTATCGGTATGGATGTTGGTACCACCAACAGTTGTGTTGCTGTGTGGCAAAATGGAAAAGTCGAAATCATCGCAAATGACCAAGGTAATCGAACGATGCCGTCCTATGTTTCTTTCACTGCCGAAGAACGATTGATCGGTGAAGCAGCCAAATCTTCCGCGACCACGAACCCTTTTAACACTGTATATGACGCCAAACGTTTGATTGGACACAAGTTTTCCGATGAATATTTACAAAAAGATATTGCGAATTTTACTTATAATGTAGTTGATGACAACGATAAACCCAAAATTAAAGTAGAATACAAAGGAGAGTATAAGACATTTGCACCTGAGGAAATTTCGGCAATGATTATCGGTAAGTTGAAGGAAGTTGCCGAATCTTATTTGGGTGAGACGGTCACTGATGTGGTGATTACCGTTCCCGCGTATTTCAATGATTCACAACGTCAAGCGACCAAGGACGCCGGTGCCATTGCTGGATTGAATGTATTACGTATCATCAATGAACCAACCGCGGCGGCCATTGCCTATGGGTTGGACAAAAAATCAACGGGTGAGAAAAATATTTTGATCTTTGATTGTGGAGGTAAACGTTCTGCCTCCTGTGGTGTAAACCCACTCCTAATGAATGAGTTTAACAATGTGTCCACATTAGTGGCATGTTGTTAATTTCGTTTATTAGGAAATCTGGTGAATTGCTGGAAACCCCTAAAGCCGATTCTACCACAACGTGATGGGCAACTGTGAGCGTGAAGGTTTGAAAAAGAAGCGGATAAGTACAATGGGCAATCAGCAGCCAAGCGGATCGGCGACGACCCGAAGGTTCAACGACTAGTAGGAGTAATCTCACGTAGAAGAAACTGCCACGAGCGCCAGACACTTTATGAATTTGTAAAGTGAAGATATAGTCTGACCTCTCATGAAAGTGAGAGAAACATAGGTTAAATTCCTGTGTGATAACAAAGCGTGGGAACGCATGATGTATCTATTTTAACAATTGAAGACTCGGTATTTGAAGTCAAAGCAACCGGCGGGGATACGCGTTTGGGTTTGTGTTTAGCACAGTAATGTGTTAAAATATCTCTGGCTCAAGTAAAAGAGGGTGAATTGCTGGAATAGCCTTAGAGCCTAAAACACTACAACGTGACTGGTAACGGTGAGCGTGAATGTTTGAAAAGTTTTTAGGATTGGCCAATCAGCAGGCAAGGATTCGCGAGAGCGGATTAAGCTTCAACGACTAGAGGAAGTAACCTAAGTTCGAATATACAAAATCCAATTGTATGTAATGATGAATATGGTAAAACCTCCACGAGTGCCCTCCACCATGATAGTGAATGTGGAAATTCATGTTTCATGGTGAAGATATAGTCTGAACTTATGTGAAAGCATAAGAAGTTACCTTAAGAATGGACTTAAGGGTGGTATAAATTCATTTATATTACGGATAAAGAGCCTAACGATAACATCATTGGGAGAAGATTTTGATACATTGATTGTTGAACATTTTGCTGCGGAATTTAAACGAAAACATAAAAAGGATATTACAGAGAGTAAACGTTCCATGCGTCGTCTTCGTACTGCGTGTGAAAACGCCAAGAAAACCTTGTCAGTCGCTACCGTAGCATCGATTGAGATTGATAGTTTGTACGAAGGTATTGATTTTACTACCTCTATTACCCGCGCCAAATTTGAAAATTTGTGCGATGATATTTTCAAGCGTACGATGGCACCAGTAGATCAGGTATTAAGCGATGCACGTATGGGTAAGTCAGATATTCATGAAATTGTGTTGGTCGGAGGAAGTACCCGTATTCCCAAAATCCAAGAATTGTTGAAGGAATATTTCAACGGTAAAGAGATGTGCAAGTCCATCAACCCTGACGAATGCGTGGCCTACGGTGCCGCGGTACAAGCCGCCGTGTTGTCAGGATCCACCGATAGTAACATTTCGGATCTGTTGTTGCTGGACGTTTGCCCACTCAGTTTGGGGTTGGAAACTGCAGGCGGTGTTATGACGAAGTTAATTCCACGTAATACTACCATTCCCGCCAAGAAGTCACAAACATTTTCCACATTTTCTGACAATCAACCTGGCGTGTTGATTCAAGTATTTGAAGGTGAACGTACTTTGACTCGCGATAATACATTGTTAGGTAAGTTTCAACTCGATGGTATCCCCCCCATGCCCCGTGGCCAACCACAGATTGAAGTGGTATTTGATGTGGACGCCAACGGTATTTTGAATGTAAGTGCTTCCGAAAAATCGACTGGTAAGGCGGAGAAGATTACGATTACCAATGACAAGGGACGTCTTACCAAGGAAGACATTGAACGCATGGTGGACGAAGCCGAAAAATACAAACAACAAGATGAAGAATTACGTGATTGTATTGAGGCCAAGGCATCCATGGAAAATTACATGTACCAAGTCAAGGGTTCTATGAAAGATTTGAAGGAAAAGATTGACGAAGAAACCACCGCGAAATTGAATTCTCATATCCGCGATATTGAAGCCGCATGTGAAGGATTTGCTGGTGACCATAAAAAAGAAGAGTACGAAGTACTCAAGAAAACCTTGGAAGACGAATTTGCCAAGGTGATGGGTAAGATTCAGTCGGAAGGCGGTGCACCCGAAGGAGCGTCCATGCCTGAAGGTATGTCATTCAACCCAGAAGATATCAAAAAGGCTGCCGCCGCCATGGGAAAAGACACCGTTGATCCTACCACCGAAGTCGATCCTGCGGACGATGAACCCGCTACCGTATCTGAACCGGTAGTCGAACCACAAATTGAAGAAGTTGATTAAATCTTCAGGCAAGGGGTCAGAGACCCCCTTTGGGGGTCTCAACCCTTGAGCACCGAAGGTGCTCTGAGGGCACACGGAACGTGTAGCCTCTTCACTACTAACTCTGAAGATAGCGGTGTAAACATTGTATAAGACGGAAACATCATAAACAAATCTAGTAATCATATGTTTTTACTAGATTTTTACACCTTTCCCGCAGGGGGAGGGTGATTTTTAACGAATGGGTAATCCACCTACGATACCAGCGCCGATACCGAACCCGGCACCTTGACGGGCGGCATTACCAATTGATGGGGCAAACACGTCCAAGATCGCAAAACTGGCCGCTGCGGACAATGCGATAAAGGTGATTTCTTCCACATTTAGGGTTTTCTTGGGAATCGAGAAAGCCACGATTGCAATCACAATACCTAAAACAATGTATTTAATGAGACGTTTGACAAATTCGTACAAATCGAGCATATTGAGTGTTTGATATATATTATACACAAATAAAATAACTTAAATAAAAGTTATCAATACATAACATACTGAATATGAGTACCCAACCTTCTGTTGAAAACCGAACTCTCCCCAATGGCAAAGAAAACCCTAAATACGTGGATTTGTTGGACGAAGATCCAACGATCGCCGGACAAAAATTTGTGTGTCTTTCGTTCATTTCTCCCGAAGCTATCTTGAAAAAACGCGAACATTACTTGTTCGAAAAATTCATTCAACAATGGGATTTGGCTAAAAGTATGTCAAAATTCCAAGACTTTGTCAATTTCATTTCTTACAAATATACACTTGATAGTGCCAAACTCATTGAGGATTATAACGAGTTTATCAAAGAAGAAGAAATCAACCTAAAAAAGGATTCACAACTCGTCGAAAACGATTATCGCACCTTTTTGGATAAAAACGAAGATCGACTCAACCTGGAATTCAATCGTAAAAACGACTTCCAGACCAGTGTTCGTGGCTTAAAAATACGTGGTGTTTTTTCCAATCAAGAAGAAGCTGAAATACATTCCAAGAAAACACGTGAACGCGATCCCAATCACGATATTTATGTGGGTACTGTCGGTACTTGGTTACCTTTTGAACCTGATGCCTACAAAACCGGGAAAGTCGATTTCATGGAACCCGAATTGAATCGATTGCACCAAGAGAAAACCGCCAACGAAATCAAAGCCAAGGAAGCCTTTGATCAACGTGTCAAAGACGCTAAACGCAAAGCCATCGAAGAAAATGTACGCAAAGCCCGAGAATCGGGTAATAAATTGACACAAACACTCGATGACCAAGGTAATTTAGTGGGGGTGAATACCATGAATTTTGATGATCGAGAAGTTGCCGATGACAAAGCCAAGGACGAATACAACAAGGCTGTATTTGACAATGCTAACAAATTCGATAAATTAGATTAGATGTAGGAGCGGATACATCCTGATCCGTTGTAAAATATCATATATACCAGTAGTGTATATGATATGGTAAAAATATTAACAGTTTCCAAAAAAATTACTGATGAAGATATGGTAGAAAAATACAGTAATACATTCATTACTCCTTCCACCATCACCAAGATCATACGAGAGAATGTCGATGTATATACTGATACAGGTGAATTGTTATTAAGATTTAGAAAAAATGTATTACCAATTACTCACGTCGATGCCTTCTACGATAATGTCATTTCCTTTGCACAAACTTCTACCAACAATCGTGGTAGTACCACTGGATCTACCTCCAAAAATGTCTACGATAACCCCAAAGTCATGAGTAACATCTTCGGCTATTTCGATCGGTTTCCACCGAATTACAAAGTATCCTTCCGTAAAGCCGGTATGAAAACCCCGTTGGAAGTGCGTAAATGCCGGTTCAATGCCGATTATCCAGACAAATACAAAGAAACGTTGCCTTTAATCAAAGATATCGACCACTTGTACCAAAAATACACACCGGAACACTACAAAAAACAAATGAGCAAGGCGCGCCAAACCAATTTTAAAATTCCCGGTACCAGTTTCACTACCGTCACCACCAATGTCAATTTTCGTACGACGATTCATAAAGACAAGGGTGATGATTTGGAAGGATTTGGTAATTTGGTGGTCATCGAAAAGGGAAAATACAAGGGTGCGGAAACCTGTTTCCCACAATATGGTATCGGGGTAGATGTACGCACTGGAGACGTTTTATTCATGAATGTACACGAATGGCACGGAAATTTACCCATGAAACCCGTGGACGATGATGCCAAACGATTGTCGATTGTATGTTATCTTCGGTATAAAATATGGTTACGTACCAAGAATCGCACCCGACGATTCTATGAACGACATAATCATACCATTCGTAAAGTTACCCGAAAACAAGGCTAATAGTCTTCACCCGAAATATTTTTGAGTTTGACTTCCGCCATTCCATTTTTTCGGTGAAATATGGTGACCAGATCCGGATACGTTTTTTGTAAATATTTGGCGGCTTCTTCGTTCGCTTTGAATCGTTCTTCGGTGCGTCCCAGACCACCCGGTGCATGAAATTTGGTTTTAATTGATACATCATTGAATCGTAACACGCCCCCATCTTTCAGAAAATATTTGATACTTTGTTCGTAGTCTTCCTTTTGTTCACTCTTTCCGGAAAATGCGAGATCTTTGTCATGACGATTGATATATCCGTGTAGGGCGCCGATCACAAATCGTAATTTGGTGGTCGTATTGGGTTTCATGAAAAATGGATTACACACTGGGTAAATTCCCCACAAGTATAAATTCTCTTGGTTCAGTCTTTGAAACGCATTCTTGAAAAACGTGTCGAGATTGGTGATCTTGGTAAGGATTTTTTCCGATTTACGGCGGAAGAGTCCTTCGATATCATCGTCTAAAGATACTATGTTTTTTCCTTCCGGAAAATAACGTGAGATGAATTGACGTTGATTGGTAATACCCAATTTGCCTACCACCATTTTGTGGTACAGATTCTTAGGAATCACCGCTTCGTATTTCTTTTTCTCCTCTTCGTTGGCCAAAAAAATATAGATTTTGTTCGCCGAAACATGCCCCGATTGGAGTGTGGACAAGGTTTTGCGTTCCAAGATATCGGATCGATTGTACGTGGGAATGGCTACCACATATTCAGAGGTTGTTCTGATCTTTTTCGTTTTGTTATTGGTTGTTTTAGATCTTTTCGTCGACATGATATTTCATATATCATATCGTGTGATTTTTAGGTTAGGTTGCAATGCTATAATAATAATTACCAGGGAACACTACGCCGGATTTGATGCTACGACTCATTTTTGCCGCACAAATTTTCTCTGCTTCGGCCGCTTTGGCAATGGTGTCCCACGTACTCAAAATTTCGTTGGTGTCCTTGATCCGTTTTTCTACCTTTTTACCAGTGGTCGATGTGGTTCTACCTGCCGCATAATTTTCGGATTTTAATAAAATCCCATAATAGCCTTGTCCACCGCCATTGTTGGCCCAGATGGTGGTGTATAGTACATATTTGGTTTCTTTCAAATATTTTTTGAGTTCTTCTGCTTCTGTTTTGGTCTCGGGTTTTTGTACCGTTTTTTTCCATTGTTTGTATTCTTCTAATAGATCCGAAAACAATGTTTTACCACTCGGCGAAAAAACACACGCATGATGAATAAAATTCTGGACATCACTCGATATAATAGATTTTTTGTATTCGATTTCACGTAACATTACACCTGAATACCCGTTAATCACGTTCTTTTGATTTTGGTGTTTCAATCTACCCGGTGTAAACCGCGTATCCAAATAGGATATTAGAGCATGATATACTTCTTTCGATGCCGACTGGGCGAGGATACGATATTGTCCTACTATATCTGTGGTTGACACTTCGACATCGGGTCGGACAATACAATGGGTATCGATGAATTGATTGAACGACTGAGTTCTTTCGTCAACGGGGGGTAATGCCTCGGTCATTGTCGATATTACCACATTTTCAGGCGATGACGAAGATGTCGGAAACATAGTTGGCGGATCAAATATAATATCGTCAGTTTGTGTACCCATTTCTCGGGTTGCGACCTTTACTTTGGGAGCATTATCAACTACTTCTAATTCATGTTCGTATAATTGTGCCAATTTCAATTGACGTTCACCCTCGTTAGTTATGTTGCATAATTTAATGGTATTGACAATACGTAATACCATCATCTTAGCTTCATCAATACCCAATCGAAATACTTCATCTTTAATTTGATATTTTGACAATGCATGATGAATAAAATTTTCTACAGTTTTTACGTTTTGGTTGAAGATTTCTACTGTGAATTCTATTTTACCATATTTGCAAATTTGTTTGTATGGTTTGATACGGCTATGTAAATTGATCGAATATCCGATTTTTAATTCTGGTTTTTCAGCCCTAGTGTCAATATTATAAATATAGATCATGGGGACATTGTCACGCTTTTGTAGTAATCTATTATCTTCTTCAGATTGTGAGAGTTTTGTTGCTAATTCATTTTTTTCCGATTCATTTTGTTGTATTACGGCGTCTTTTTGTTGTAATTGTCGTTTAAGTTCATCACTTTCTTCTTGTACAATAAGTTGTAAAAGTTCTTCTAATTTGATAAAATATTCATGAATTTCGTTAGATTTTTTTGTATCGGCTTTGATGCACAACATTTTAAAGGTTTTTACATTGAGTATAATAGTTTGTTTGTTATGACCGCCCCGTCCATCAACTTTTTGCTCCCGCAGGTGCGGGTTCAAAATAATTTTGTAATCTTTATCAATCACAAAATATTTTTCGATACAAGTTTTAGCGTTTACTTTTTGACTGAATCCGAGCCATTGCCATACATTATCCAAATCAATCACATAATCATTCGTGGGGTGATAGTTCAAAAAACAATACAAAGAAGACACGAACAGTTGTTGTTGCGTTTCTGTAAATGTTTCCTTTATCTTGTTGATAAATTTGTTGTTGTATTCATGATTGAGACGAGTAATGGGACTAGTTTCAACGAGCGCGACAAAGTTCAGTGAGGTATCCATCGCTGATATAATATATATAGTATATGTTCTTTATATTAGTTTTTTGTAAACACAATCAAAAACTAAAACTGTATTGTCGTTTTTTTCTGACAATACTGATTTAATCAATTTTTCATAATAATTTGTCCATATAATAAACGTGAATGCGACTGCTTTTGTTATAACAAAAGCAAACCCCCAATGGGTCATGACGTATCATGACCAAAAACACTAAATCGTCGATTTTACAAAAGCAAAAACCCCCATCAACCTACCACTTACTTTTCTTCACTGTCACCTGTGATCCTTTTTTCTTACCTTTACTCGGGTCAAATTCTTCGCCGTCGTCGTCAGCCAGATCTTTGGACAAATCCCAGAATTCTTTGGATCCCAGTTTGAAATCTGGGCGTGGCTGGGCTTTGTACCAGAAGATTTGGTCATTCAATTTGTTACTTTTTGAGTTATTATCGACAACTAAGCACTCGTAATCTGCAGTGGTTTGATCCATCACTGAACAGAAACTTTCAAAGGTCGGAAACACACTACAATAGTTTTCGTAGATCCGTTTTCGATTGGTCGAATATGGTTCACGGAGGATAAAAACGTAGTCGATATTGGTGCGAAGATTTGGAGGTATTCCTAAGGGATACTGCATTGTTATGATCAACATTACCTTCCAGTGACGTCCATTCATGAAGAGGAGACGAATGAGTTTATCTCGAGTCCAGGTGGCATCGTACAAGCAATCGTCCAAAATGACAAAGGTTCTTGGATCGATGGTACTTTTTTTGTACATTACCATCTCTTTGTTCAACTGTTTCAACACCGCCTTTTGTCGTCTTAGAATGTTTTCAATCAGTACGGTATTGTATTCCTCGTGAATGAAGAGTTTAGGAACATGGGCGGCATAAAACCCGTTACCGGCTTCGGTTCCTGACATGACGGTACCGATGGGTATATCTTGGTGATGCCAAAGGAGATCACGCACAAGGTAAGATTTACCCGTATCACGCCGTCCGATCATCACGATTACAGGGCCTTTATTTTCATCGGGACGGAAAGTAATTCTCCTCATATCGAATTTTTTTAGTTCTAGCGTCATCTTGGTATGACGTATACCATAAACAGATAACGTATTCTAAATGAACGATACGCAAACTCTTCAGGTTTATGTTCCAATTCTGCCACCTTCGAAGTTAGATATGTTGTGGTTAAGATTCTAGAAAAATATCGTTTTGGCAAGTATACGACAATCACATAATGAATCCGCCTAAAACGTCAAGTCAACAGTATCTATTGTATTATCATAAATCCAAGATGATCGATTTGAAGGAAATACCGTACCCCTATCCCCATTTAGACAACAAGCATCCCCATACCAAAATCACTTTAGCCGATTCAATCCAAAACCCGCAGATGTATCTTCCCATATACCAACGTTTCTTTGAATTGAATGATCACAATTACCAATCGATTTCACTCAATCATCAGTATCATATCAAAAATTTACAAGAAGTTACCTCACTCACGCATTCTTCCTCTTGTTCCCCCATTCAACCCGCCAATGTTTTTATCAAATATTCCCCCCTGTTGGATCCGATCAAGTATATGGTCGGCAAATACAATTTAGATGATCCGGCTACTAAGAACTTACCTACCATACATTCCACTGAATCTGATACACATCCCAAGATTTTGTCCGACTCCAATGCCTCGTATATCGACGGGTTTTTTTATTATTTGTCAAGTGTATTAAGAAATCAACACAATTTTGTACATGGTATCGATTTCTATGGTAGTTATCTGGGTATACAGGACAATTTCAAAGTAAATATCGAAGAAGATTTGGAATATTTGTCCAAATCACCCTTTTTTATTCAAAATATCGGTAAACTAATGATATTGGAAAATTATGACCAAGAAAATTCTCCATTTTCACACACTGGATCACGTGGATATCACCCAACAGTTTCGATTGATCAAGGTGATCTTGGAGAACATATTGATCTTGGGATCATTGATATTGACCTGGGTGCTTCCGTTCCTGAAAGCCTCATTACTGACTCGGGTATTGGTTTGGTCAGTGGGCTGAAAAGCCTACAACTACTAACTCAGAAGGTGACCTACGGTCACCGGATGAGTTTGGACGCTACCATTCCTGATATTCTATCGTCAAACTCTGAAGGTGGCCTACGGTCACCGGAAGAGTTTGAGAAAGAAATGGAGGTCGACGTTACACCTTTGTTAGAAACTGACAATGACGCAGAAAATCTACCACTGGATACTAACAACGATTCTGACGATGATTCTGACGATTCGAAAAGTGAACATTCCAGTGAAGAAGACGAATCAACGTACGCCCGTAGGGAGGGAGAGAGCGACAAGGAAAATCAAGAAGACGATGAAGACGATGAAGATGATTGGGAAACCGAAGACGAAGATGATGACGAAAATGAACACGATTCACCGGAAGCAGTCGCATATATTCATGATTTTCCGGTACAAATGATTTTTCTTGAAAAATGTCACGGAACCATGGACGAATTGTTTATGAATCATATGAGCGAAGAAGAAACTCGTAGTGCACTTTTCCAAATCATTATGATATTGTTGGTATACCAAAAATTATTTAAATTCACCCATAATGATCTTCATACCAACAATATTATGTATGTGAAAACCGATTTGGCATTTTTGAAATACAAATATCGTAACCATACTTATTGTGTACCTACTTACGGCCGGATTTTCAAAATTATCGATTATGGTAGAAGTATTTATAAATATTCCAAGTTGTGTTTTTGTAGTGATAGTTTTGCACCCGGCGGTGATGCGTCTACACAATACAATTGTGAACCATTTATGAAATCGTCCAAACCAAGATTAAATCCCAACATGAGTTTTGATCTTTGTCGGTTGGGGTGTAGTATCTTCGATTTTTTATTTGATGATAATGATCTGGATACCGTAGTTGACAATGATCTCAAACGCACCATAAAACGATGGTGTACGGATGATGATGGTAAAAATGTTTTATATAAACGCAATGGTAGTGAGCGTTATCCGGGATTTAAATTGTATAAAATGATTGCACGTACTGTACACCAACATACTCCGGAATCACAATTAACGGATCCGTGGTTTAACATATTCGATGAAAACGATACCAGACATACAGAATATATTTCTAACTCAGAAGATGACAATAGGTCACCGGAAGAGTTAGGCAAGGGGCATAATATATCACATATTATGGATATCGATTCTTATCCGGAATACGCATAAACACTTGAAACATAAAGAATATATCTGATGTCAGAATCAAATATATTATTTGTTGATGTAATTGTTGTACCCGATCAAATAATCGCCGACAACGTTCAAATATCTAATACTTACATTGTTGAAGCGCTATCGCACGAAACAATTGATATCGATATTAACAACGACACGCGGTTACGTTCTTTAACACCACCACCACTACCACCGCCACCACTACCACCGCCACCAAACTCTTCCAGTGACCGTTGGTCACCTTCAGAGTTAGTAGTGCAGGGGCTTTCAGCCCCTCAGAGCACCTTCGGTGCTCAAGGGTTGAGACCCCCTTTGGGGGTCTCTGACCCCGTGCCTGACGTCGAGAACGAAGTGGAGGAACCTTCCCCAAATGCTACCGTTCAACAAACGTCCGCATCGGGGTCTCCTCCTCCCTTGCCAAACTCTTCCGGTGGCTTTGCCACCTTCAGAGTTAGTAGTGAAGAGGCTGAAAGCCCCTTGCCAAAATATACATTATGCTGTAATTTGTGTGTGTATTTAACGACATTTTATTGTATTATTTTCGTTGTTTTAATAATCACTGTACTAATATTATTTTTGTAATATATATGGCTGAACCAAATATATTATGTGTTGCACTTCCGGTTAAATCCAACCGAATAAATGCGTACAATGTTCAAATGTTACATGAGTTTGGTCAAACTTATCCGGTGACAGAATATGGCCGACAAAGTTCGTTACCTTCAAACTCTTCCGGTAGCGAAGCTACCTTCAGAGTTAGCAGTGAAGGAGGCTTTCAGCCCCCCTTGCCAAACTCTTCAAGTTACCGTAGGTCACCTTCAGAAGAGGCTACAAGGAACGTGTGCCCCTTGCCAAACTCCTCCGGTGGCTTTGCCTCCTTCAGAGTTAGTAGTGAAGAGGCTGAAAGCCCCTTGCCAAACTCCTCCGGTGGCTTTGCCTCCTTCAGAGTTAGTAGTGAAGAGGCTGAAAGCCCCTTGCCAGTGTTAGTAATTAGAGACTTTCAATATGAGGCTACAAGTAACGGAAGACCCATGTCATCATTTTCGGAAAATATGTTGAATATGTCGTATGTATGTTCAATTCTGTGTAAACTACTTATGATAGGTAGTATTGTGATGATTATTATAATTATCATTTTATCCGCCCATAATAAACTTTGACCTCTATTCTGGGTTAAAATCCTGGATTATCCGTAAAAATTTCTGGATGAATCTCCATAGGTATTGTCTTGGTGTTGGTAACTACATTCATAAATTCTTGGATCGGTATTTGAAATCTTCCGTACAAAAAAAGACTACTTACAGATACAACAAACACAATCAATGTATCACGAATCATAAATTTCAGTGGTTTCACTTCCTTGTTAATATATTTCATTTCAATGAATTTTACCAAGAAGAACAACAAACTGATAAAAATAGGTACTACAATATCCATTATGTTATGATATCTGATATACGAATTTTATACATCAGATATCATCAATTAAAACGCGTTATACGAAAGCTTCATCAAATATTTTCAATACCCAGCAAAGACATATCCAAAGAATCATTGTCATCTTTTCGCAAAATTGATCGGGGTTTTTCTTGGTCATGGTTCAAATCTAATATGCCTAAATCACCGAAATCCAAACTATCTGTATGAATTTGTATACGATCTTCCATATCATCCTCTTCCTCCAATTTTCGTTGTAAAGCATTCGATACGCTGATTTCTTCCAATCGTTCCAATGTCTTGGGGGCATTTACAGGTATTATTTTGTTCGTACTATCCAATACCATATCTACATCATCAAATGATAATTTGGTTACCACTTCTTTGTTATCTAGATCTTGAATACTTGGTTTTATGACAGGCAAATCGTCCTGTAATGACGGTAATATATCGGTACTACGTTCGTCCACATCATGGTTTTCCGTAGAATCTACTACCACGGGTTCCGCAAACGGCTCGATGGTGACTTCTTCTTCGTGTTCAATACTTTCGTCCATATAGGCTCGAATGATTTCTTCTGTGGGAATACTCTCGCGTATGGTAGTCAAAATACATTCTTGCACAATTATTTCCAATTCACGACCATTTTTTTGCATTTGTAACGGGGTAATGTTCTTTTCAAACAGATAAATGTTCATATAAATTTTACGTGCTACATGAATATATACTTTGTGAATGAAATGATCCAATTTTGGGATAGTAATATCGATTTTCTTTTGTTTATTTCCTACTCGAATACAGGTTAATACTTTCAATTGAATAATATGTACACATGTGATCAAATCTTCTAAATAATTACAACCACTTCGTTCAATAATACGTTTACGCTCATCTTCCACGATCACCGAATTCCACTTGGGCACACGTGACAAAAAATTCTGATAGGTCATTAAATATTTGGCCGGTTCGTTCGTATCTATGCATATCTTCCATGCTTCGTTAAAAATCGATTTCATTCCTTCAATTACCAAGGGACAAAAAATACTTACTAAACGACTACACCATTCGTTGCGAGAATCTTGGAGATTGGTTAAGACAAAATCGTCCATTGATATTTATGATACCAAGATATTCTCCAAATCCTCGTTTGAACTCACGAATGTGAAATACATGGTATAATAAACCAACAATTTTTCTGATCGAAAATCAGGCTTGATTTTATGATAACACATGGTAATCAACGTTTTCTTGGGTGATTCGGTTGATCGTAGACATTCAATCCATTTCAAAGCCGAATATCCAGCCTCACACCATTCTGTCGCATCATTGATTAATTGTTTGGCCGTTTCATTGAAATTTACACCGTCTGATACATATTTTTTACATATTTCTTGGTATTTTGTTTGGTCAAACTTCTCCAGTGGCTCTGCCACCGGAAGAGTTTGAGATTCATTATATTTTATGGGTAATACAAAAGGAGAAACATATATTTCACAAAAACGTGACAAGATTGGATTCAACAATCGTTCGCGGTTTTCTACTACTATGAAAAAACGCGTATTATGACTAAATAATTCTATACATCGTCTTAGTGCGGATTGTGCGTCTATCGTCAGACTGTCAGCATTTAATAATACGATGGATTTAAAATTCGCACCTTGATTGGATTGTATATGAGATTTCGCAAAGAATTTTAAATCCTCGCGTATGAATTTGATACCTTTTCCATGACTACATTCTACCGTCATAATTTGTTTTTTCATTTTTTCACGATTACCGTCATAGATTTTGTACAAAAAATTGTCTGCGATGGTTCGTTTACCTGAACCCGATGATCCGTGAAAAATAATATTCGGAATCTTCTTGGAAGAGATAAAAAAATCTAATTTGGATTGAATATGTGCATGATTGTCTAACATGATTTTCGTTCTGTATATTCAACCCGCAATTTGTTTCTAACTCTTTTCCGTCGATGATTTGTATATCTTTCTTTGGAACCATAAATCAATCCAATATTCCGTATTCCCATATTCTGTCTGTTCTACACGATATTCCGGATAGTGAGATAATAGTATTTTACCGGTTTTTGCACATTGTATATGACCACACTTGGTGTTGTTGGTTCCGGATTTATCATCATAATAATACAATAGCTTTCCCTTGTCTTTGCGACTGGTATCTCGTATATATTTGCGTTCTTTTTCCAAGAAAAAATTGCCCAAGAGATCCGGACCCGTAGGTGAAGTAAACGTTCGTCCATATTCATTGGTTTGGACATTTACCACAATTTTCCATATACAATTCCACATCTTGGGACATTTGGGTGGACGTATCAAGAGTCCCGTATACACCAAGAGAGGATCATTTTCATAGATCCATGTATCTTTACGACAACCACACCAACACGTTGATTTTACCAAGTCGTATAGCCGAAAATCCCCTACACACTTGTATTTGATATCCATATAAACACCACCATGAATATACAACACGCAATATCTCCATAAATCCGCCTTGAATGCCCCGGGTACCAAGCGATCATATGCTTCCACTACTTTTGAATCAAAATATTTGACCAAGAAGTCACGACATTCTTGGTCATCATACAATTCAAATTCAAATTCAGGATTTTGATCACGCATTTGTTCCACACATTGTCGCATCATGGGGGGTAAATCATGAGTATGCCATGTTTGAAATACCCGTAGGGGGATTTTTCGTTGCGCATACGCTAGTTGATAGTATAATATACTTCCGGTGATAATAAACGCGACCAGAATAGGTAACCAAGACGAATACGTTTTATTGTTCATATACAAATATTCAAATACTATATTTGTATATGTTTTGACGCCGTATTTTCGCCTAACTTCTCCGGTGACTCTGGCAAGGGGCTTTCAGCCTCTTCACTACTAACTTCGAAGGTGGCAGAGCCACCGGAGAAGTTTGCCACCTTCGAAGTTAGTAGTTGTAGGCATTCTGCCCTCAGAGCACCGAAGGTGCTCAAGGGTTGAGACCCCCTTCGGGGGTCTCTGACCCACTGACCTATTCTAACAAAAATAAGGAATAAAATTCTTCCAAGAAATCGTACATGGCCGGTGTAAATGACGCCATACGAATCATATTTATCACTTTATGATCGATATTCATTATCAATTCTTCGTCAAAATATATTGAAAACGCGTCATATAACAGTCTTCCAATAATTTCTTGGTGATTACTAATATAATTGGTATAGATTACATAAAACATGCTATTATTGTAATATTTGAATTTCTTGGCAATCATATGGTCGATCAAACGTATCTTGGTGGCATTTTCTTTCACACGTAATTCGTGTGGTTCATCCTGTTCGAACGTTCTCATCTTGCTATACTATACATATACTTCACGTTTTTTCCATAAATCATCATAATGTAATGTTTTTTGGTATTGTTTTTGTTCTATTCTATATTCTGGATAAGCTGACAATATTACAGTACCATTATATACGATATCCTTACCGTTGTTATGTAAATACAAAATAACTAGATTACGGAGTTCATTGTTGGTAAACAAAGAAGTCATCATGTTCGGACCAGTAATATCCAGTGCACTTTTCCCATAAAATCGGTTACGCACATTTTCTACTACTTGATTGATACATTTCTCCATGATATGTTCTCCCGCTTTACATATCATAAATGCATTATAAATACCATTACGATTCTGTTCACGATCTTTTACATAATATTCTTGGTCGGTTAATTGTATTAATTTGAATCCATTGGCACATTGATATTTGATGTCAATGTATACTCCACCATATTTATATAAAACACAATATCGCCATAAATCCGCCTTGTATGCTCCTGGTATGAGAGAATCATAAGCGTACAATACTTCAACATCGAAATTCCTGGAAATAAAATCACGACATTCTTGGTCATCATACAAAAAATGTTTAAATTCCGGATTACAGTCCTGGATCGTCTGAACACATTTTTTCATATATGGTGGTAAGTCTTTGGTATGCCATGTTTGAAAAATATTCAGAGGAATTACCGATGGGGACTGTAATAAAGTCATTTTTTCTAGGGTTTTTTTCGTATAATTTTTCAAACAAAAAAACCAGAGTAAAGATAATAGATACAATACTAAAATCATGATTCCCACCGTTAAAATTAGTCTAGGTGTTTTCATCCGATGTATTCCTATTATATTGTAGATATTGTCAGATATATTATTATACGATATTCAGAGAAGTTTGGTCACATTCATCATTTGTTTGGTCAATACATATTTTTCTTGGAACATTGTACGTCGACGTAAATTACATTGAAGACAGGCTATTTGTACGTTACCGCAATTGTGACCTGCTGAATTATCGATTCGTTCTAAAGTCCATTGTTTCGGTTCACGCACACATTCATACAAAATCATAGTCGACTCTTTACAATAATAACATTGCATTTTATATTCTTGAATCAATGCATAAACGTACGGATAGGTCACAAACTGTTCTTCTTGGTAGATTCCCTTATCCATATCTTGGGATTTGTAACCACGAATTTTATTCACTATCTGGCGTTCAATTATCGGATATTCTACCGTATTCGTCAAACAACTCCACTGAATTTCTGGATCATGCAAATTGATTTTTCGATTTGTCACATTGGTTAACCAAGATTTGGTATCGGTGACTAAACGTGTCTTTTTTTTAGTCTCAGAAGACCCTGATGGTAAGGGGCTTCCGTTACTACACGGAACGTGAGCCTCTTCACTACTAACTCGGTCAGTGACCCCCCTTTGGGTAATAGACCCCCTTTGGGTAATAGACCCCCTTTGGGGGTCTCCACCCTTGAGCACAGAAGGTGCTCTGAGGTAGGCGACTGACTCCTTATTTTTTTGTTCTTGGGTTGTTTTTTTACTCTTGTGGGTTATCAATTCCATCGATACATATTTTGTGGTTGAATTATCGTCCATCATATCATATATATTTACGTTCGAAATGACTTGGAACGGGAATTTCGCACCGTACCCACTCCACCTACGGATAAACTATGTGGTTTGTAACATACTTTTGAATTATCCGTAAACATTATGTTCATACTCATTTGTTTGGCAAGGGGGCTGAAAGCCTCTGCACTACTAACTCAGAAGGTGACCGTAGGTCACCGGAAGAGTTTGGCAATGGGGCAGAATGCCACCGAACTACTAACTTCAAAGGGTGCTTTGCACCCGGAGAAGTTTGGGCAGTTTCGATGACGTTTTTACACTTACAGGATTACTGAATTCTATGTACGTTCTATTTGGCATTGATGAATATACTATATGCGTGTTTATTTCTTTTTTCGAAAAGTGCTTAGAAGCAATGTTCTATATTATAGTAATACTGAACACTAAATCGATATAAACACTTCGACCTATTTTAATGTTCCCATTTCCTATTCCTACCAATGAGATTGTACGCGTAGAAAACGCAATCAAAGATTCCAAGACAAAACATAAGAAAGAACAAGATGATAAAATGGTATTTCGTTCTACACCCAAAATGTACAGCAATACACCTAATTCTGGAACTGTATTTACCAAGACAGAATTATCACTGAATGCGATGGATTTGATGTTAGAAACGGAAAAAAATAACAACAAAACCGAATCATGGAACAAATTAGATAAAACAGTGAAAATACAAAAATTACATATGTTCGCTGAAAAATACGGTAAAGAACATGGATTTCCTATGAAAGATGTTAAGATTTTAAAATTATTTTTTGTGGACTGTCTCGAAAAAGGCAAATTGTCCAAAACCAAAGATTTGATATATGACAAAGACGCAAACGAAATTACTGCTATTCCCTCTTTGCATTTTAATTCCACAAATCATAGTTTCACTCTGAAAAATATGGATCCAAAACGTGTTTCCACCCTGAAATCTTTGAGTCATAAAGGCCTTTCCAAATTATCGGATACAAACATTTCCGCTACTTTGCCATCTCCACCAAACTTCTCCAGTGGCTCTGCCACCGGAGAAGTTAGTAGTTGAAGGCTTTCAGCCCTCTTGCCAAAGTCCTCCGCAAGCGAAGCTTGCTTCGGACTTAGTAGTTCGGTGCGTTCCGCACCTTGCCCAAACCTTCAGTTTTCCGGTACGTCGTCCCTATCGGATAAGTTATCGGTTGAATGCGAAAATTGAATAAAGAAATGATTATGTATATAATTTACATAATCAATCATCAGTTTCGCCGTATATTACATAATCATAACCGATCATGTCTTCATCACAGTATATTATCAGTTTATACAATTCACGTAAAAATCTGATTGAATTGTTACGTGTACAGGGGTTTGATGTGACAGACTACGAAGGATTTAGCATTAATGAAGTAGACGCCATGCATACCAATTCTCAATTGGACATGTTGTTGAATCATACAACCGAAACCAAAAAAGTATATATTAAATATGCAAATCATGTACGCCAGAATAATTTAGATGTATTTGTAGACGATTTATTTAACACCGAAAATGTATTGAATAAAGAAACCGATATTTTCATTATTGTATCTGATGACGAACCCAATGAATGTATTATGGCCAAACTGGAATATTTATATGATCATGATGGGGTTTTCATTATTATACATAATATTCGACGGCTTCAATACAATATATTATCACATCAATTGACACCCACCACACGTATTTTAAATAATGATGAAAAAAAAGCACTCTGGGAAAAATACAACATTAAGGATGATACCCAATTACCTGAAATTTCTCGATTTGATCCTTTAGCATTGGCCATAGGCATGAAACCACGGCAAGTATGTGAAATGATTCGTAATAGTAGTACAGCATTGGAAACCACTTATTATCGTATTTGTGTGTAACCATACCATATATACCGTTTGTTATTTTACTAGATCATGGATAATTATTTTATGCACTATAGTCCGAATGATTTTTTTTGGGTTTCCGTTTCTGGAGATTACGATTTGACTCAATGTGACTCTATGGTGAATCCCAAACATATTATTCAAAGTATGGCCACGGCAAGTTCTACTTCTTCCGGTACCACGTCCGATTGTCCTTGTGCTACTACTCCACCACCTATTATTACTGCACCCCCTATGAATTCCACCACCACCATATTACAAATGGCGGGATCATCGTCCACCAAAGATGAAATCTATAAGGAAGTTTGTAAAAATTATGTTTATTCGAATAATTTAATCGAATTACAAACGGAAGCATCTGCCGGAAACGAATTGTCTTACGATATTCGTGGTAAATATAATACTCAAATACATCAACTGGTTAATCTATGTGTCGGTATTACCGCTATGGGTGTTTTAGCGATGGTTTCGGCAAAAGCCACCTAATTATCCTTTCAGACTGTATAGTATAATGAGTAAGAGTAATCCTGACCAAGATAAAATTTATTCACAAACCTCACAAGTATATACCAGTTTACAAAACTACAATTCAGCATACACATCGTATCTGATGTGTGTCGAAAAACAACCAGTGATTGATCCGAATACCGGTCATATTTTGCGTGATTCTAGTTCGAATAAATTCGTCTACAGTTCCGCCAATTGTAATAAACCAGATTCTACACAATTGTTACAACAAATTGATGAATTGCAAACATCGATTTCTACCATGGTGGGTCAAACACCGACGAATACGGATAGTTCCATGAATCATACTGCACAAAATTACAACCAGATGCTGTCCTTACGTAACGAATTGGATACTAAATTACAAGAATTGTACGAAATGAATGGTAGTATACCCGTTATATATCGACAAGATGCCGACTCGGCAGTGTATGCTACGATTCTTTGGACCATTTTAGCCAGTAGTTTGTTATATTATTTTTTTACCAAACGTAACTTGTAAAAACCAGTTGTTGAATAAGACACATTCTACGCAAGATCTGAGGTCGGGAGGACTTTGGTAGGAGCGGAGACATCTGATAAGATGACATACATATCATCTTATCTCTATACAATCATATATAAGACTTGAATACCATTTTGTTACAGATGACTGATATCGCAAGTCAAGTTCTAAATTTTATTTCTAACCCGGCAAAAGCATATAATAGCACTCATTATTATCAATCATTTGAGGTAGATCCGAAGACATCAAACACAATTTTAGGTGATTACACAAAAAATGCTTTGGGATGGATCACTACTTCCGAAGGGTCAGGAACCGGTAAAGATGATGCATCGGTAATCATGAAATCAGTATTTAACGATCTATATGATAATTTGACTGCTCAATTGGCTGTTGAAACACTGTATTCAAACCAATTGTTTCTACAATACAACTATTTCCACAACAATCAACAGCAGTACAATATTTCCACCGGATTACTATCAACCATTTATCAACCGTCCCTGAGTACCAGTGAAAGCACACAAATTTTCTTCAATCGTCCCTATATTGACCCTACCATCAATCGTGTGATTGTAACTGGGCAAAGTGACAATTTTATATCACTCGCTACTGCGGTTAATACTACCAATCTTAGTACACAAGCGCAAAATAGCACATTGTTTGTGGAATGGTTTGGTTTTTTTAAGACAACGAATTCCGGGCAATATACTTTCCAAATTGCTTCTTCACAACCCGCCTATTTGTGGATAGGTGATGTTGCTTTGGTAAATTATAACCCCACCAATTGCACATCGTCGAATAGTGGTAAAAATACTCCAGTTAATATCGTTTCCGAACTATATTATCCTGTGCGAATAAAATATGTATGTAATGGTATTCAGGCACCATTTTCGGTTTCGGTCAGTCAAAATGGACAATTGGTATCGAATGGTATTGGATTGTTTTTTACGATTACGGATGTATATGGAACGCCCTATGAACCCATACAAATTCATTACGCCTTGTTACAGAATACTCCTGAATCCATTTCTGCTAGTCTGTTCCATGTTTCTATCACCGAATATGATATCACCAACAATCAAGCACATAATCAAAAATTACGTATGGCATTGGCCAATGCGAATGGTCAACAATATTCTTCCACCACCATCGCTACGTGCAATGGTAATAGTAATGGTTCGCAGGGGGCTACTTTGACTCTGAATTCGGACGGGAATTTATCCTTAGTCACCGGATCTTCTACCACGAATATACAGATTACATCTGCATACAGTCAATGTGTTGGTGGTACTTCTTTTCAATCAACCCCCGCACTTACCATGAACAATGAATCATTGAATACTTATTATACCGTGAATGAACAAAACAAGTCGGATACGACCAGTGGATTAAAATATATGTCTTATTCGTTTGATCATTTCAATTATACAGGTAATACGTCTGATCATATTTATAGTGTTGTACATAATTTACAACAAACACCGAGTTCCAATGCAGTGATAAATTCCAGTTCGATATTGGGTAACGAAACCATCACAAATACATTCACACAACCACTAGGACAACCCATCGTTGTCACGAATCTTGCCAAGATTTTGAATTGTACTTTTACGCTTCAATTGGCCGTGGGGGGAAATTTAATCGTATCGAATGGAAACGGGCAAATATGGGATTTGTTTTCTAATACCGGATATACCCATATTGCGAATCAGGTACAGACCATGATGCAAACTGCTGTTCAAAATACGGACTGGATAAACACGTATACCGCGAAAAAACAAGCAGGTACTGATTTACAATATTTACAAGTTGGAAAATCTCTTAGTGCGCAAAACCCACTTATTTCTTCCGACGGTAAGTGCAAATTAACGATCGATAATAATAACAATTTAGTATTAATGACCACTACGGCTATGAACTCAGTACGAACCTATACACTGAGTACGGATCCACCCAATGTTTATTATTTGTTCAGTATAAATGGGGATATGAAACTGGGAAAACATATGTTAGTAGATACTAGTAACCAAACTTTGCAGTATGTACCTATCAATTCGAATATTTTGAATTATATGAATACATATAAACCGATTAGTTCTCACCCACCGAATACTACCAATTTGGTCAGGGGGCAGAATACCTCTGAAGGTGACCGGGGAAGTTTGACCCATTTGGTTCAAAAAGACAATATGAATAAAAGTGATTGCGAATCCTTGTGTAATCAAACTACCGGTTGTAGTTATTATTTTTCATATACTACCAATGACAATGTTTCACATTGTATTGTGAATAATGACGATACTTCACCGCCCTATTTACCAACCCCAGTGAATACCAATGTAAAATCGTCCATTTTGAATCTTCGTGACAAAGAAATTACTAGTAATTGTAATGTAAATGGATATACCCCTACATATAAATCCATGATTTCATCGGACCAATTCAAATCGTATAGTTCTTATAGTACCAATTTGAATCCGTACAATCCTTTGCCGAACAAAGAAGGGGCTTGTAGTGATCCTACTATCAGTGCCAATATGGGGAAATTTGACGGTAAGGAACAGGAATCATTTGTACCCGGATACAATCCCAAGGCATGCCAAACCTTAAATTCGAAACAATGTTTGCAAGATATTTGCGGGAATTTGGCAGCGATTAATCAATATTCTTCCAATATTCAATCTCAAAACACGAAAATAAACCAAATGTACCATGGTTTGAATGACAAAATATATAATCAGTATGCCAAATTGTCCAAATCAGTCAATTCCAACGAAAAGTATGATATGATCGATGCTAATGGCAATTTGTTAAATAATGATAAATCGTTATTAGGCGCCATGATTTCCGATACTAAAAATCGTATGATTTCACAAAATAACATGTATATTTTTGCGAATATCGCTTTGGCTACCACTATTATCGGATTTCTTACATTTGTTCCTTAGGAATATGTAAATATTATGTATAGTTTATACACAATATTTTTGTCATAACACAATGTCATCAATAACGACGAATACGGCCACTACGAATCCGGCCACTACGAATCCGGTTGTTACGATCGCCCCTGCCCAAACATCCTATGTAGATGTCGCTGGATTAATGAGTATATTACAAAATTATTTAGTCAATTCACCATTGGTAAAAAATACCAACGGTGATCAGATTGACACTAGTATTGAATTATCCAATATCAATCATAATTTGAATCAAATTAGTACTGCAATGAGTAGTAATACTTCTGGAAATGTATTAGCACAACAATCTGGCGTTGATAGCATTGTCAACAATGAAATGAACCGATTAAATAATAAAAAACAAACCATCGATAGTGCATTATCCACCCAACAACGTATGATGCAAATGAATGATAGTTATACCAAGAGACAAAAAGAATATACCAAGATGTTGGTCGTAGTCGTAGTTGGAATCGTTGTCATGATTTTTATGTCTTATATTTCGGTCGCTTTTCCAGAGTGGTCGGCTTTAGCTACGATTGTTGATATTTTAATCATTGTATCTGTATTTATATTCTGCTTCTGGACATATTATTATTTAATATCACGTGATACGATTTATTACGACCAGTTGAATATTCAACAGATTCCTTTCCCCGCGACTAATAATGGCGCCACGGGATTGGTTGCTTCTTCTTCTCATGCCATGAATGCGATGGATTCTTCCGGCACCTGTGTTGGCCCCTCTTGTTGTTCGATCGCTGATAATACGATTTGGGATAGTTCCCATAATGTTTGTGTGAAAGAATCATTCGCGGGCAAATATACAACAGTAAAGAAGGAAACGTTACCGTATGGTCCCAGTGAAATTGGCGATTATTCTCCTTATTGATATCCTATCCAAATATAATATAATATTATATGGCAACTATTCGTGGTGTTGATACCGAAACAATTCAAAGTTGGAAAGCTCAGGGGTTAATACACGACAATACCGGAGATAAATTTGCTGGAAACACCAACGAAATATTATATAATCAATTGATTTCGGAAAATGCACGAATCATGCAATATATTCAATTATTAAAGTCTCAAAAAACCACGGATACACAACGGTTTCAGTATCAATCTTCTACATCTGATACTTTGTCCATGGTATACAACGGCTTATTTATGGTATATTTTATTGTTTTGTTGATTTTGTGTTATATGTTATTTATCAAAAACCAAGTGTATTCTAGGGGATTCAAAATTGGTATCATATTGTTGTTTCTAGCTTATCCTTTTGTGATTTATCCTTTGGAAACGTGGATATATATCGGAGGTAACTATATTTATACCATGCTAATACAGGCTCCTTATGGTGAAAACCCTATCGATACGTATAAAAAAGATCGAGGTGATATTTATGTGACCAAATAATATATATATGAATTTATTGAAATCATTCAACACCAATAGTTATACTGAAAAACCATTGCGTAAAAGTTTGAAACCGCATTCGAATCAAACTGTTTCGGCTATCGGTATGAGAACTTCCGCTTCTGACAAAACTTTTCTTGTGGCGAAGCCACCTTCGAAATTGGTTGTTGAAGGCTACAAAGAACGTGAGTCCTCTGATCAAGAACTACCTCACTCAACCATGATACGTAAACCTTCTTTCATTACCACCACCCCAAAAAAAAAACAATTGACCAGACGCATCCGTGATGCTATCGTCAAAAGTATTCAAAATTACACCCGTACAAATCGTACCGAATATGTTCTTACTACGAATAAACGTCCGGTAATACAACCCAATCCACTGGTTCGTGAATTTATGACCAACCCTACTTCACATAATATACGTACGTTTTTAGATAAAATATGTCCGAATACCGGGCAATGTATTTCATTCGGCGTTGAAACTGATAAAATACGCCAATATTTTAATAACTTCGATTTTGCACTCTCTATTACTAAGGAAAGGAAATTGATTGGGTCACCGTCTGCCAACGGGTTTATCATTGAAATACCTTTTGTAAAAGATGATTATAAATTATATTCCATCTTAAAATCTGCTAAAAAAGAGAATGCCGATAATTTATACTATGAAGCATTTGTCGGTATTTTTATCAACAAAAAAAATGATATTTTTCCTTGTTTTCTAGAAACATACGGATCCTATTTTTGGCCTGAAGAACAAAAATCAAAATACACCAAATTATCAAAAGGCGATTTGAATATTAATTTACAATTAATGAGGCGGAATCCATTGAACTACGATTACTTTTTACAATCTGAAAATATTGTGAATTCATATTACAATTCAAAATTTTATGCCGTGCTGATTCAACATATTCATAATGCTTCTACTTTAAAACAATATGTTACTAATTATAAACGCGTTGAAACCTTCTTCTCTTATCATTTAGTTCAATTCCTATATCAAATTTATTGTCCGTTGGCGATGATGTCCAATGAATTCACACATTATGATTTACATACGAGTAATGTGATGTTATATACGGTTGGTGAAACGTTACCTTTAAATCAAGCCGTGGGTTCGAAATCAAGAGGATTTTCGGCATTGGAGAGACTCCATTTAAAAAAGGAAATACTCGATATCAAAAATAATAAGCAATATGTTACCATGAAATATTATTATCCTAACGGTGAAGTAATCGAATTCAATACATTCAATATTGCCAAAATTTTGGATTATGGAAGATCTTTTTTTTATGATAAAATGCCTGTTTACGAAAAAGCACCCAAAAAATGGGTTGAATCCACCAAATACAATTCAAACCATTTTTATCAATTATTAAAAACCAACGTTTTGAACAACCTCGAACATCAATATAATACTAGTTATAAATATTTGGAGGATGAAGAATTTACTGGTGAAAAATATTATATTTCGGCGAACAAACGGAATAAATCACACGATTTACGATTATGTCATATTATACATAAAACACCTGACAAATATAGTGGAGAAACTTCCGTATATTTACAACACATATTAAATCAAGTTGTTTTTGAAGACACCTTAGAAAAACAACTAATACAACAGGAATATCCCTATCACAATTTTGATGCTCAAGAATGGTATGGTACCCTTGAAATAGATGGTATTCATTTTACTGGGTTCCGTGATTCGGATAGTAAAATAAAAAATGTGGAAGATATGCATCTTGCGTTAAAAGATCTTATCACCAATATTCCCTATTTCAAACAAATGAGCGACGATTTATTCAAATCTTCGACCAAAATCGGTGAAATACATATATGGGTGGATGGATCCAAATCACTTCGATACATCAAATAATACCCCCCCCCATTCTTCCGGTGGAATCATCTACAATTCGTTCAAATCTATCTCTACATTCTCATTCTCAAAATCATGCGAATGAGTATGAATCGTACTATTATCATCACCATGGTTGGATCCAATACTTCCATGTTGCTTGAATCGAATACCACGCCAAACACCACAACTCATTTTTCCAAATCGTTTGTCCATAGCGTCCGACACATCCCGTGTATTCGGTGGTTTTCCACCAAAATTCATCGAATACCAGTCTTGAAATTCTCTGCCCAAATGACTCTTTTGTACACACCCATTCTCACAAGCCTCAATCCGTTCTGTCATGAATTCCGATATGAAATCTTGACGATCCAAATAGGAATTACTCGATGCCATCACTTTCGGACAATCAGTTACATTACCATTCATCACATACGCAATATCTACCAACATCGATGCAAATATTTCACGCCATACCACGAACTTCTCACGTAATGTCTTGTCCAATTTGTATTGATATGGCTTATCCGGATCGTCCGTTACAGGATTCTCGGAAAAGAGCGCCTCGAAATCCACTACACGAATACGCCGTCGTGTACCATGATCTTGACTACGCAATTCCATAAATTCATTCGAACATACCACCAACTTAAACTGGGGAATATAGTTTACCATCTGGGGCATATACGGAGCACGAGCTTGAATCGGATCACCACCTGTGACCTGTTTCATGATACCTTCATTGATACGATCCCCCTTGGATGGCTCTTGCATCACCGCATACCTAACCCCCTTTAATGCCACCAATTCTGGTGATAATCCACCAATACGGGTTCGTTGTTGTGTCAAAAGTGTCAATGGAACGTCCCCTTTGTAATCACCCAATACCTGTTCCATCAAATTCACCAGAATCGACTTACCGTTCGATCCAATCCCAATATACATATTGAATGTCTGGTTCATATTGTTACCGATCAATGTTGACGCTAAGTGATCCCACATATAAGTATGTAGTTCCGGTGACGGAAAGAGCTTCTGCATAAAATCTTTGATTTCACTCACCGTGGTCGCATGACGTACTGGATCTATCGGATGATAATCGATCTTTGTGCATTTTGACAAATAATCCTCCGGTAAACCACGTCGAAATGTCTTCGTTTTGAAATCGACCACGCCATTGTTAAAACATAACAAATATGGATTGTCATCTAATTTTTGTAAAAACAGTGGATCAAAGAACAATTCCTTCGCTTCCACCATAATGTTCTTTTTATCATTGGTACGCGCCAAACGTTGCATTATATCGGACACCGCGTCCAAACGCAATTGTAGAAATTTTAATTTGTCCACGTTATCTTGATTTTCCTGACTTTTTAATTGTACTCGTTGACGCACCAATTTACCCATTTTTGTCGAGTAAATATCACGTAATTCCACAGAGATGGCCTTACGTAATGTTGTACCGGAATCAATCTCCTCCCAACGATGATTTTTAAATCGATACCATATATTGGCCTTGACACTGACGCATTTATATTCATCTCGAAACAATTGATGCAATACCGTGGCAATATCATAATCACCACTACCCTTGGACCGTTTGTCTGAACTATTTGCTGACATTGTACAACTTTCCAGTGTCATGTCAATGAAATAATCAACACTATTCTCATTCACGCTCTTGTACTTGGTTGGATTGTCCTGTTTTACCCAATACATGATCGATCGTTTTGTCAATCCTTCACCCACCACCTTCATATCAAATCCCGACCACTTTTCCCACAAATCCGACCGAATATTTGTATAGGAAAATCCATCTGCCTGAGCACTAAATGCTACCCATACGATAAACAATCGAAAACTAATATTTCGTAATGCCCATCCCACACGTATCCACTTTGTAAATGACCCCGATCCATAATAAGATTTGGGTAATGCCATCGTATAATCATATACTTCGCGTAATTCGAAATCAGTCGGTGCCAATGAATCGAGAAATTGTTGAATCGCCATGTCCAACTGTTCTTTGGTACGAATATTTAAAATATCCATTGGAACCGTTCTTAATGCCATATCATTTGACTGTATATACCGCTGGGTGTCGGTTGATATACCACTACTACTACTACTACTACTACTAGTGGTTCCTGTTTTTTTTTCTTGATATTCTGTAATAAACGTATTGGTCATAAATAACGACGGATGTCCACGATACCTAACCGACAATTGCATAAATTTATCTTCCGATAATTCGTACATAGATGGTTTCACCTCAGGCATCACAAATTCTCCGTCCTCTGGGTCCAAATGTACATCAAATACATACTTTAAACGATACGTAGCATTGTTCGGTTTACATGAACCATACAATTGCCAATTCGTACAGCCTTTACTAATACCCTCGTCAAATACATCCGACCATGTGTTTTTTATCGGTAATCCTTCCCAAATTTCACCTATCTTTTCTACTATCCTTTTTCGTAATATCATCTGTACCGTATGATCCGCCTGTAACCCTATAATCATATGAATTCCATCTTTTGTGATCTTTTCCTTACCTTCACTATTTACACGATTTACACTAGGCTTTTCAAATACAAATATGGGAATATGGGTGTCAGTATCAAATTGATACATGGTTTTTAATTCTTCTAAATATTGACAGACCAAATCCACCACGTGCTCTTTTGTATGTTTTCGCTCGGTGATTTCATAATCGTAACGTAAATCTACGTCTACCACAATCGGCCCACCGGTTGTTAATTGTTTTTCTGTCAAATATTCTGCTTGACCTTTCACATATATTTCATTATAATACAATTTTATAAAATCATTATATTCGGGGTCGGGTATATGATATGTACCACCACTTATACCCGATGATTTGTCCGCTATTCGTGTGTTGGTTTTCTCTTGTATCACGCTTTGTTCATCTAAAAGACTTGAACTTGACGCTGACCGTATATAATGCTTTTTTAAATATTCTGAAAATTTTGATGACGACATATGAGTTGAGGATACTTGTTTCATATTATTATGGGTGTTCCGTTAATCCTATTGTATATTATAACGATATTTTTATGTTGATTCCAATTTTATTCAATTTTTTGTTCGGCCTATTGCCAAACTTCTCCGGTAGCCTACGGCTACCTAAGAAGTTAGTAGTTGGAAGGACTTCGTCCCTCTGGCCAAAAATTGAATTTTTTTGCATTCACTAACGAAATAGATATACAGACATATCTTATACTATCTATATTTATCATGAAATTTTGCAAAGTGTGTGACAACATGTATTATATTAGCGTCGATACTCGTGATCCCAATAAATTATCGCATTATTGCCGTAATTGTGGTGACGTGGATAATGATGCCGACAATACCGATATACAGTGTGTATTAAATACCCAAATGAAAAAATCCGAACAAACCTTTCATCATATTGTTAATAAATATACCAAACTTGACCCCACACTCCCGCGGATTTATAATATTCCGTGTCCAAATGAAGGATGTTCCACAAATGCCACCGATGATAAAGATAAAACTGACCGCGAAGTGTTGTATATTCGTTATGATGAAGAGAGATTGAAATATTTATATATGTGTACTGTCTGTAATCATACTTGGCATTCGTAAGATGTTTTTCCGAGACGACCAAACTCTTCCGGTGACCTACGGACACCTTCAGAGTTAGTAGTGTAGAGGCTTTGTAGCAAAACGTTTAGAACCCGTTTCCAAAATCGTTATAATCTCTTTTTTTTTGCAAAAATTGATTCATTACATATTATGTAAAATACTCATAATACATATAGAAGTTATTCGCATATATTCATACTACAATCATGTCAAAATTTATGGCCGACGACGATGATGAAAAAAACGATCCCATCATGGATAATGACGAAGAGGACGATGACGATGATGTACCTGTTAAAACCAAACGTGTTATGATGAGTGGCGCAGAAGATGATGATGCCGACGAAGATCTGGACGAAGATCAGGATGATGATCAGGACGAAGATATCGATGATGATTTAGATGATGACGATGATACTGGTATGATCGGTGGTCCTAACTCTACCACCGTTTCCGCACCACCCGGTATGAACTTTGCTTTTAATATCGACGACGACGACGACGACGAAGAGGAAGACGAAGAGGAAGACGAACACTATTTACAAAAATTCAAAGAAAACCAAAAAAAAGATATCATATCCGAATATTACCCAGAAATGCAAGTACATAACAATGATGAAATCGAAATTATGTGCAAAGTGGTACGTGATAAAAATGGCCTGATTATTGATCCTTTACATAAATCTTTACCATTTGTTACCAAATACGAAAAGGCACGAATTTTAGGTGAACGTGCTCGTCAAATTAATGCCGGTGCAAAACCTATGGTGGACGTCGATGAAAATGTCATTGATGGCTATCTGATTGCTCTTAAAGAATTTCAGGAAAAAAAAATACCATTCATTTTAAAACGTCCCATCTCCGGTAATCATGTTGAATATTGGAAATTAGCCGATCTCGAAATTATATTTTAGCCTCTATTCTAGTCAGTGGGCTGAAAAGCCTACAACTACTAACTTCGAAGGTGGCAGAGCCACCGGAGAAGTTTGGGATAGATTAGTTCCACAAACCATTGACGGTTGACGCCCTACGATTCTGTTTTTTTTACATCATTTTCGATAAATGATTTAGAAAATTGATTTGATTATCTATGTAATCATAAAAGGGTACCAATCACATATATTTTCGATCTGTTATAACTTAAAGATCCATTTTACCCAAAATGACCACTTTGATTCAAAAACCCAAGTCCAGGGCACCACGTAAACCCAAAGTCTCCATACAAGATAATGTAGTAGAACCGTCTAGCACAGGGACCGAAGGTCCCTTATCAAACTCATCCGGTGACCTACGGTCACCTACAGAGTTAGTAGTGCAGAGGCTTTCAGCCCCCTTGCCACAACTAACTTCGAAGGCGACAGAGTTGGAACATAAGCCAGAAGAGTTAGATATTACTGAACTAAAAGGTACCGGTAATGAAGTAAAACATATATTAGAAGATATGATGAAGGAACCCCAAACTTCTCCGGTGGCTCTGCCACCTTCGAAGTTAGTAGTTGTAGGCATTCTGCCCACTGACCATACTGAAAATACAGAAAAAATGGTAGAAGGCCATTCGGTGGACGAGCTTGCTCGGAAGCAGAATGAGGAGGCTCACGTTCAGTGTAGTCATGAAAACCCCACCACCACCACAAACACAGGTGGTGTGTTGGATCATCTAGGTGACTATATCGATGAACCATTTACTATTCTGGAATCCTATTTCCACGGTCAACATCTCGATCGTTTGGTACGTCATCAAATTGAATCCTATAACCATTTTATCAATTACCAAATGCAAAAAACCATCCAAATGTTTAATCCGGTGGTGGTTCGTTCAGAAAATGACTACGTCGAATTACAAGACAAATATCTACTCGAAGTTTCCATCTCTTTCCAAAATTTTAAATTATACCCTCCACAAATTTACGAAAATAATGGTGCTACCAAAACCATGTATCCACAAGAAGCCAAATTGCGGAATTTCACCTACGCCTCCACCATGACCGTCGATATCAAAATCGACTACACCGTGCGTAATACGGAATCCATGGACAACCCGCGTATCATCTCGAAAATCATTCCTAAAGTTAACATCGGGAAAATGCCTATCATGTTGAAATCGTCCATATGTGTGTTAACTCAAAATAAATCCATTGACCCTGCGTATATGGGTGAATGTCCCATGGATTGTGGTGGGTATTTTATCATCAAAGGTTCGGAAAAAACTGTGTTGGGTCAAGAACGGGCAGCTGAAAATCGCGTTTACTGTTTCGACGGCAAAAATACCACCAAATGGTCATGGTTTGCCGAAATCAAATCTATCCCTGATTTTAAATGTATTTCACCCAAACAAATCGAAATGATGATTGCCAGTAAAAATAACGGGTTCGGACATGCCATCTATATGAATATTCCACGTATCAAACAACCCATTGAATTGTTTGTCGTTTTTCGTGCATTGGGTGTTCTTAGTGACAAAGCTATATGTGAATATATTCTTTTACAAATTCCGACACAATCTCCAGAACAACAACTCATTCTTGAATTTCTTCAGGCCTCCATCATCGATGCTAACAAATATATGACACAGGAAGATGCTTTACGTCATATTACCGCAGCGGTCGCTTATACCCCTATCAATATGGATAAAGAAAAGGGAGCCCGTAAAAAACAAGAATTCACCAATGATGTACTCAATAATGATCTTTTCCCTCACTGTAAAACGCTCACCCAGAAATTATATATGATCGGCTATATGTGCCAAAAATTAATCAAGACATCGTTCGGATGGAGACAACCGGATGATCGTGATTCGTATGTGAATAAACGTATCGAACTCACCGGTACCTTGCTCAACAATCTTTTCCGAAATTACTTCAACAAATTAGTCAAGGAAATGCAAAAACAAGTCGTACGTGAAATCAACAACGGATCCTGGCGTTCCATGGACAATTACGAAAATATCATCAATATGACCAATATCTACAAAATCATGAAATCGACCACCATCGAAAACGGGATTAATCGTGCTTTGGCCACCGGTGATTTCAGTATTAAACAATCCAATAGTAGTAAAGTCGGTGTCGCCCAAGTACTCAATCGTTTGACCTATCTCTCTAGTTTAAGTCACTCTCGCCGTATCAATACTCCACTTGAAAAAAGTGGTGAACTCATCGCCCCACGAAAATTACACAATACAACCTATGGGTTTTTGTGTTTGACAGGCGATTCCGAGGTTCTCATGTCGAATCGCATCGATATGAAAAAAATCAAAGATATACATGAAGGTGATTTTGTCAATACCGTCAATCGCACCACATTGATGGACGAGCCGTCCCCCATCTACAATTTCTTCGGTAAAATGCCCGATAAATTGTTTGAAATTACCACCATCAGTGGTAGAACCATCAAGGCCACTGCCGAACACCCGTTTTTGGTAAATCAGGGTGATGGGAAATATGAAATGGTGAAATTATGTGACTTGCGTGAAGGCGACAAAATGGTCATTCGTCACATGGTGAAAATGATTCCCGATGAGAATACTACCCGTGTTGTTATTCATGAGAAGGATGTATTGGAGCATTACCGTATGGAACTGTTGGAACTCAACTTCCTTAACATACCTATTATTAATTATAAACTCAAAATTATTGCCCGATTAATCGGTGCACTGAATACTGATGGTCATCTCGGAATGTCCAAAGATGTAAACGGTGAGTACAAATACTATCGATCTTCCTTCAATGTTGGTGAAGAATACGATACGTTTCAATTGTCACGCGATATCCGAGCGTTAGGATTTGGTGGGCCTTGTATACATGAAGCGAAAACGCAATTTATCGATAAAACAAACGGTAGAGTTACAAATTATAGCACGATATGTGTTTCCAAAGATGGAGCATTTTCATATCTATTATCATTGTTAGGCGGATTTGTCGGTAAGAAAACAAATGAGCGACGGTGTATACCGGAATGGTTGATCAATGCCGAACCATCGATCAAACGTGAATTCTTGTCCGCATTTCAGGGTGGAGACGGGTGTCGAATTTCATACCAAAAAAATAGTAATACTGATTCTTGGAAAATACATATGGGTTATACGTGTCAAACCACTAATGATGAATTCCTAACGGAAACCACCGAGTATATGCAAAAAATTGTCAATATGTTCCTAGAATTCAATATTAAATGTCATCTATCGACCACCAAAGTTAAAAATGAACCAAAGTCAAGAGTAAATATTGCGTTTGATACTGGTGCTGAAAATTTGGCACGGTATGTTGACATTATCAATTATACCTATTGTGAAGAAAAACGTCGAGTATCAGCTGTAGCAATTGAACATGTGAAAATAAGGGCATTCAGTAAACAGAGCCGTGACAAAGATTATCAATATGTATTAGACAATTATGAAAAAGAATCCATCGAAACCTTAATTAAAACATCGGGACTTACCGTAAATCAAATACGCAAAATTAAATCCAAACATAAAAAGGGAGTTTGCCCCGAACCCAGATACACTAGTGTAGTTAGTTACGAACAAATTGTACAGGAACACGCGTGTCGAAATGGTTGTGTAAGTGTACCTATCCTTTCCATTCGTGAGATCGAACCTGAAATGGTGTATGACTTCACAACATGCAGTGAAAATCACTCGTTTGTCTCTCAGGGATTCATACCGAGCAATTGCAGTGCAGAAACTCCAGAGGGGCAGAGCATTGGTATCGTCAAAAATATTGCTTACATGGCACATATTACTATCCCTACCAATAGTTCATCGCTCTACGATTATATTCTACCACATATTCACAAGGTGGAAGATACCGTCAGCCCCAGTGAACTCTATGGGAAAGTTCGCGTGTTTATCAATGGTGCATGGGTAGGTGTTTCCGATCACCCTTACGAACTATACTCTGAAATCAAAGAGAAAAAACATAAAGGTATCATTAATATTTACACTTCCATCATCTTCGACTACAAAAATATGGAAATACGTGTTTGTAATGATGGGGGTCGTCTTACCCGACCCCTTCTTAGAGTGAAAGACAATCGGGCATTGATCACACCTGATATCATTCGTCAATTATCGAACAATGAATTGACCTGGAATGATCTGTTGGTCTCCTGTCGTATACCCCATTCTGCGATTGAATATATCGACCCCGAAGAACAAAATTTCGCCATGATCGCGATGAAAACCAAAGACGGCTATATCATGACCACGGAACGTGACGTACGTGACCACTCCAATGTCCACCGTTTGGTTACTCGATATACCCACTGTGAAATACACCCGAGTACCATCTTCGGTGTACTCGCCTCCTGTATCCCTTTTCCGGAACATAATCAATCCCCTAGAAATACGTATCAATGTTGTATGGGTAAACAGGCCATCGGTGTATATGCACTTAATTATGATACGCGTATGGACAAAACTTCGTATGTTCTGTCTTATCCCTCACGTCCTCTAGTTGATACACGTATTATGAATTTTATGAAACTCAATAATATTCCGTCCGGACACCAAATTACCGTGGCGATCATGTCATTTACCGCATACAATCAAGAAGATAGTCTACTCGTCAACAAGGGTTCCATCGATCGTGGACTCTTCATGACGACAGTTTATCATACCGAAAAAGACGAAGATAAAAATATCATTCGTGACGAAATTATCCGTTGTAAACCCGATCCTGCCAAAACCAAGGGAATCAAATACGGCAATTATGACAAACTAAACCCTCAAGGATTCATCCCTGAAAATTCGTTGGTCGAAAACCGGGATGTGATCATTGCCAAAACCGTTCCTATCAAAGAAAACCGTAATGATCCCACCAAAACCATCAAATACGAAGATCAGAGTAAAACCTTTCGTACCACCGAAGAATGCTATATCGACAAAAATTATACCGGACGCAACGGTGACGGCTACAATTTCGCCAAAGTACGTGTGCGTACTCTACGTAAACCCGTTCTCGGTGATAAATTCTCTTCGCGCAGCGGACAAAAAGGTACATGTGGATTGATCATTCCCGAAGCGGATATGCCTTTCACCAAGGACGGTTTACGACCTGATATCATACTAAACCCACACGCGATTCCTTCACGTATGACCATCGGACAATTAAAAGAAACCATTCTCGGTAAAGTCCTACTTGAATTGGGTATCTTTGGTGATGGTACCAGTTTCGGGAATCTGGATGTGAAAACCATTTGTAAAGAATTACAACGTGTAGGCTACGAAAGTTACGGTAACGAAATCATGTACAACGGTTTCACAGGAGAACAAATCGAAACCAGTATTTTCATCGGACCCGTATATTACCAACGCCTCAAACATATGGTCAATGATAAACAACATAGTCGATCCATCGGACCTATGGTCAATCTGACTCGCCAACCTGCCGAAGGACGATCACGTGATGGTGGATTCCGTATCGGTGAAATGGAACGTGATGTGATGATCGCTCACGGTATGTCACGATTCTGTCGCGAACGTCTCTACGATGTATCCGATAAATATTCCACGCACGTATGCGGAAAATGCGGAATGATCGCTTGTTACAATGACGAATCAATGAAACAAACCAAATTTGCCAAGAGTGATATGAGTATTCACCTATGTCGTACCTGTGGTAATATGACCGATTTTGCCAAGGTCGAAATTCCGTACGCTTATAAACTACTCGCACAAGAATTACAAACCATCAATATCGTTCCACGTATTATTACGGAATAGGTTAGATTTGTATTCTTCGCAAACTTCTCCGGTGGCTCGGCCACCTTCGAAGTTAGTAGTGAAGGAGGCTTTCAGCCCCCCTTGCCAAAACCGATAGAACTTTATCCGCTGTGTCAAGCGCACCTTCTATCCATTGTTGTCCATTTTCTGAATAATTTTCCCCACAAACAAAAAGATTCACCTTTTTGTAAGGCTGTATCATTTTTTCTGCTACTTCATGACTATCCGCACCCACCCCCCAATAACCTACACCACAATTCCAATAAAAAATCTCTGTATGTTTCGGCATGGGTATACTTATACCGGTACTCTTCAACATATCTTCACGTAATTTTCTATTCACAGCGCGGATTCCTTCCTTTTTGTATAACTTTTGCCAACGATCTGCAAATATATTATCACTATACGATATCATGATGACCCCTTCTTGGGGTTTATATGGTATTACCATCCGTAGATCATTGTTGGTGGTGAATTTATCTATGTCTTTGAACCACAGATTTTCTTGATCAAACTTACTATAAATTCGACACAAGGTACCACATTCGACTTTATGAAGAAGAGGACGTATGGGTGTAAATATGGACAAGTTAAGAAGAGCCGGTTTCGGTAAAGCACATACACATTGTTTACATTGATACTTTGTATTTTCAACATATACATCAAATACTGATTCTGATTCTTGATATACGATTTTTGACACTTCTTTCCGTAGCAAAATATCGATGTTTGGATTTCTTTTTATTATGGTTACCATTTTGTCAACGATTTGCTCTAACCCACCTTTCATACTATAAAAGGTATTACTTGGACTCAACTCATTCAATAGTTTTATTGCATCGTATGCATTCATGATCACTAATTCCGAATAATATCCAAACGAACCCTTTATATAGTTCACCTGATCTTTGGTAAGAACCCTTTCGGCAAATTGCGTCAATGTGTGATTCTGTAAATACTGTTTCGAATACGTTTTACTTACAGCGACTAAAGTCAGTATTAGACCCGTAATTGGTAATGTTTTCGGACCGAAGATCGAGTCTACCAAATAGTTATAAACCGGTTCTAGTAACGTATGATTTTGCGGTGCATCACTACTGGATGATTCTGTCTCTGAATTCGAATTCGCCGGACGATATACCACTGATCCACTGTTTTTTACAAGTTTTGTAGTGAGTCCGAGTTCATCAATCAGACCCATCACAAGGGGCTGAGAACCATGAATCCGACCCGCCCCGGCTTCGACGGTCATATGTTTATTTTCAAACGTATGTATTCGTCCACCCAATCGGTTCTCTTTTTCTATCAAGAGAACCTTTGTTTGGGGTGATTTTTTATGAATTTTGTAAGTTGTATATAGGCCAGCAATACCACCACCAATCACGATAATATCATACATTTCTATAATATTATTATATTTTTATTCTACGTCTCAGCACCGCCTCTGGCGTCCCTCCGTAAAACCCTCAAGTTGGGATCATTACGGTACTAACCTATATTCGAAAAACGGATTAAAATTTAATATTTTATGTGTTATAATGGATAAACTTACACCGAACGACAAATCTAAATTACAAAATATATTACAATATTATACTGAATATCGTAAAACGCATTATGATGATATTATTGGTATTGAAATTGAGAATAAAAAACGACTAGAAAAACAAGAGGAAATTGACAGACAACTTCAAAAAATAAAAAATATTAAAAAAACAGAACAATATGTATTGTTACACGATGAGAAGTGCGACGTAAATAAACAAATTATGATTTACGAAGATAATATTGATGAAATTCGTGAAAGTTATGAAGATATATATGATGATGATACTGAAGAAGTTACAATTATTAGGGACAAATTAGACAAATTATATCATATAATTGAAACGATCGAACATAAACAACTTGATGTACTACGGGAAAATGGTATAGATACTGAATTGTTAGAAAACAACAATATCAGAATACAAATATGAACTTGGTGATGGTATAAAATAATATTTTATTTCTTCAATTAGCGAAAAAACAACATAATATTATAATATTATTATATAATATTATACAATGGTAATTCGTACATGTGAGTGCTGTCAATATTCTACATCATCAAAATGTTCATATGAATATCATATGAATTCTAAACGTCATTTGGAACAATACGAAAGATGTAAGGTATCTATGACTCCTTTGCCTGAAAAAACACTCGAATGTGAATCGTGCCATAAAAAGTACGCTTCAAAATCAGGATTATATCGTCACAAAAAAACTTGTACAACTCCTCCCCCCGCACCAACGTCCATAAATTCCAGTAACATAATGACAGTTTCACACGAATCAGTCAATCAGTTGATTACCGAGATTAGGGAGATCAAGGCATTATTGGTGTCCCGCGGTCTATCAACAAATACTACAACCAATAATATTACGAATAACAATAATATTACGAATAACAATAATATTAATATTTATTTGGACGTGCCATGCAACGACGAATTATATTTGAAACAATTCATAGAATCATTGCAACTACAATTAAACAACAACGATTTCAATATCTTGGACAAATTTACACATACCAACTCTTTTCTGAGAATTTAGAAACTTTACCAACCATCTTTCCAGTATAGATATTGAAATCGAATAAAAGATGAGATTTATCGAATTATTCACCAATTTCCCCAAATATTCGATTATGATTTCATGGAAAATAATGGTATCCACTATAAAAAATTGGTAACTATGATCCTTGGATTTTTATTTACCTACCATCTTTTCTAAGACAGATTCGGAAATCGAATAAAGGAGGAGATTTAGCGAATTATTCACCAATTTACTCAAATATTCGATTATGATTTCATGGAAAATAATGGTATCCACTATAAAAAATTGGAAACTATGATCCTTGGATTTTTATTTACCTACCATCTTTTCTAAGACAGATTCAGAAATCGAATAAAGGAGGAGATTTAGCGAATTATTCATCAATTTACTCAATTATTCGATTATGATTTCATGGAAATAAAGGTATCCACTATAAAAAATTGGAAACTATGATCCTTGGATTTTTATTTACCTACCATCTTTTCTAAGACAGATTCGGAAATCGAATAAAAGAGGAGATTTATCGAATTATTCACCAATTTCCCCAAATATTCGATTATGATTTCATGGAAAATAAAGGTATCCAATATAAAAAATTGGAAACTATGATCCTTGGATTTTTATTTACCTACCATCTTTTCTAAGACATATTCTGAAATCGAATAAAAGAGGCGATTTATCGAATTATTCACCAATTTCCCCAAATATTCGATTATGATTTCATGGAAAATAATGGTATCCAATATAAAAAATTGGAAACTATGATCCTTGGATTTTTATTTACCTACCATCTTTTCTAAGACATATTCTGAAATCGAATAAAAGAGGAGATTTATCGAATTATTCACCAATTTCCCCAAATAATTTATTTCTCCGTAAATAATATAAATATAATAGTCTAATTTTTATATAATATGGTGATTCGTACTTGTGATTGTTGTCAATATTCTACAAACTACAAATGTGCATATGATAATCATATGAAATCTAAACGCCATTTGGAACAATACGAAAGGTGTTTGGTATCTATGACTCCTTTGCCTGAAAAATTATTTAAATGTGAAGCATGTCAACAAAAATATACAACAAAATACGGACTATCACGTCACAAAAAAACGTGTACCCATCCCACCCCAAATACCGCTACCACGCCACTCACCTCAGACTCTGATCCGACAAACACGGTAGTTATTACATTGGAAACGTTCAATCAGTTGACAACCGAATTGAAAGAGATCAAAACGTTATTGGCTACACGTGAACCATCAACAACAATGAATACGACGAACAACATTACTAACCATAACAATATTAATATATATTTGAATTATTTGAATACTCACTGCAAAGATGCATTGAATATGAACCAATTCATTGATAATCTACAGTTTGATAAGGAGGATTTCAAGATCTTGGACAAGAACCGTTTTTATGTGCAGGGAGCCAACAAAATATTACAGAACAAAATGGAATTGTTACCGATTGAGAAAAGACCCTTACGGTGTATTATGAATATGGTACAGAGTGAAGGTATAAATCAACCGGTACCATTGTTGGTGCATGATAATGATGAATGGAAGCCAGAATGTCCGGCGGTAGTAGAATACTGGTTGAATTATAGTAATTTTGAGACGGAAGAAGAGAAGATGGTAGTGATGAGACTGATAGAGAGATACAATGAAAAATTGTATGATACGTATCAGGAGATGTTAACGAATGATAAAACGATGAAACGAATGGATGACAAATTGTCGATAAGTGGGCAAAGTAAGACGCATATTCAGATGTTACGTGAATTGTCGGAGATGGTACCGTTACACCTGGACGCAAATGCGACTACACCGCCACTGACCATGCAAACAACATAACAACATATTTCTATATATTATATAGAAATATAGACAGGATGCGAACAAATTGGTTATTTACACCGTATTCGTCCATCAATCCCGACAATCGACCATTATACATCAAGCAACCCCAGGTAAATGTATATGACAAGATTTCGGAAAATTTGTTTGTGGGTGGAATAGAATCTAGTCAAAAAAGATGGAATGAATTCAAACTCATCGTGAATTGTACCAAGGATATACCATTTCCAAGTCAAAATAAAGGATTGAACAACCCTGAATGTATCCGAATCCCGGTCAATGATACCCCGGATGAATGTGATAATATGACCAAGTATATGATGGAAACGAATGTATTACAGAGAATCTCAGAATATATTCGTAAGGGTGAACCGGTATTGGTACACTGTTATGCCGGTATGCAACGCTCATGTGCCCTGATAGCATGTTATTTGATAAAATATTACGGGGTAACGCCGGTGGTAGCGATGGATCATATCAAACGGCACCGTCCTGTGGCATTTTTCGGTGGTGCTAATTTCATGAAAACGATACAAAATCAAACGAATAACGGTTAAGCACAAGTTTTGAATACAGACGCGGTATTGAGTATAGTGGCAAAACATAACCATAATAGGTAGGGAACCAGAATATGTCCTACCCAGGGTGGTAGTACACGGTAGGACTGCCATAGAATGATCGAGGTGGAAAAGATCATTTCAATCAGAACGAACAAGGCGGTTTTGACTTCGTGTAGTTCAAAAAAGAAGTAAGGCCAAGACATATTTTGAGCAAGATTGTAAGCGTAGAAGCCGAGTAGCCAGAATTTCGTGTTGGAGTTGGGTAACATTATCGTCTGTGCCAAAGCGATGGCTAATAGAGTGTATAAGATGGTCCAGACGATGGGAAAAACGTAAGAAGGTGGAGAAAAGGAGGGGGCGATACATTTGTACCAGGTGGTTTTGACGTTGTTGGTGATGTATTGGGTGGGGAAAGTGGCGACGAAGATGAGGATAGTAAATGAAAGAATATATACGAAAACGGTGTTCATTATATTGTATTGAGAAAATATCATATTCAATCTCTTTAGATGAATGTAGGTCACATGAATAGTTTGTAGTTGGAATGAAAGCATTCCAACTACAAACTATTCATGTAAGCCCCCGTATATTTAGATTATAAACTAATTATAATCTAATTATAATCTAATAAAGAATGATATCTTCAATTATAGGAGCAAGACAACAGAATCCATATACGAATATACCTCGTTTAAATAATCCATTGTTCCCATCGATAGTGGAAGTATCTAAAACACAAATTCGTAACAAAAAATCGAGTATGTTTGTGGCTACAATGAATTCAGATATAGCTGAATCAATTCTATTTAAATTACAACCCAAAGAGTTTAAACCTATATATGGGTTTTCACTTGATGATGATGGAAAAGGTGCAATCCGTGATTTTCTTGAACCTGTAATAGCCAATCAACAATGTATTAATGCGGGAATTAAATTTATACAGAAAAAAACAGTGTGCTGGTTATGTGGTTGTGTTATTACAGAAAGTGGTAGAGGAAAAGCATGTGAACATATTATTCCGGCATTACGAGCAGTGATGCTCAAAGGATTAATTACTACAAAAACGATTACAAATACAGTTTATGATGCTGTTACAGATGTTAACGCATATCAGAAAATAGTTAAGGATAATTATTTATGGGCTCATGCTAATTGTAATGGTAGTGCTGGAAAAACAAATATGGTATTGATTAAATATGATAAAGTCAGTCGATCATTTATACCGGATGAAGAACTATGTGCGGAATTAAATGGTAAAATAGATAATGTTCGTGGAAATAAAAATATTTGTTATTATTCCGGGATTGATTATACGGGTAATAAAAATATAGTTAGATCACCATATGAAGCGTACATGGTCGAAATGGCTTATCAATGTAAATCGATTAATGACGAGTTTTCGACATTTAATCATGATTTACCTTCCTTTTGTGAATATGCTCTTAATCGTGCCAAGTTATTTATGAAAAAAGAAGGGTTGTTGGCGATGATGTCAGTTGAAGAAAAACAAAAAATTCTGTTGGAAACACAACTCAATGAATATAAAATATTACAAGAGCAATATAACGAATTGAATGATTACTACGAATTGATAAAAAAAGATAGTTTGTTGGCGAAAGATTATCTTATTCAACTTCTTTCTCACCCCCGCGCAACAGTTAGTATTCAATCATTGGAGCAAAAGATAGCATATTATGGAGAAGCGGTACAGTTATATTTAAATTTTTACAATTTAGAATCATTTGAAAATGAAGATTTCAAAGAAAATATAATGAACAGATTGAAGTCACCTATTGGTCAAAAATTAATGAATATTATTCCATTAGAAATAATGCTAACGCTTGTTTGCATATTAACGCAAATTGTAATATTTTTCTCACCGAATGGACAAGATAAATTACTAATTACAAATAATTATATAGACATCGATAAACGTGTGAATGATTATATAGCGCCGATAATACGCTTTAGAAAGGGAAGAGTTGCTAAGAATCGCGTGGTTTCAGAAGATATTCAACGGTATTTATTTATTAATACTGATGGTACTCCAAATATGGATCGATTTAAAAATCATCTATGTGACTATATTGCTATATTTTTTGTCCAACTCATTATTTATGATTGGATTCATAGTAATAGCGAGTTATTGTCTGCTTTAAATACAATTACCCCATCTAGTGAAATACAACCTGTACCAGTATCAATTAATACTGAATTACTTAATACTTTAAAACAACACATTAGTGGCTTTCCAGATTATATTAAACCATATGTGGATAAAATTTGGAATCCGGAAAGCGAGATATATCAATCATTAAATGTATTGATTTTTAGTCCTACAAATAGTGAAATAAGTATTTGTATAGAAACAATTAATAAACAGATTAATAAAAGATTTATTAATCCAGGTGAGACAATGGTGAATGCTTTTAACCCAGACACAGGAAAATATGAGAGCAGAGAAGTAAATCCGACCAATGGATATTCCGAAGATTTTTTTAGTATTATTTCTGATTTTGACAAGTTTGTTGAAACACAAAACATGGGAAATGAAATAAATATTGATGAAATTGAAAAAGAACAGTTAATTCAACTTATTAAATTGTATGTAAGTAGTAGAAATTTAGATGAAGAAACATCAAAATATATAGTAGAATATTATGAACAAAGAGGAGGAAAAAAAACAAAACATCATTTTCACAACATCAGACATAAACCAAAAACTTACAAAAAACGGAGTCGATGTGGAAAACAGGTAGCCATGTCACCATCCAAACGAAAACCAAACACAAGACGAAAATCAAGGATCCATAGATTCTAGAGTCTTATTTTTTCTGTGGTATACACTCTTGTTTCACACCCCGATAATAAAAATCGGGTAAACGCCAGTCCATTCTAGAATTACCAAATTCGACACTCGAACTCATTTTTTCTACAAAAACAGTCATAGCATCGGTGTGTTCACCGGTTTTATTATGAACCAGGCACCTACCGTAATCGCGGTATCCATTGAAATGAACAAAACAGGGGTACGTACGAAGTATATGATTGTAGAGTCGTCCGCTAAAAAAAGCAAAATCCCGTAGGTCAACTTTGTACAAACTTTGGAATATTTCCTGTTGGTAATCGAGACCGATATTCAATACCTGATCCGTAGCAAATTCGAGATAGTATTGGGTGAAGAAATTCTGATCTCCACCCAATTCGCACATTTGGCGCATTTCGTCGACCGTTTTCCACTGGAACATACGTTTCAAATCCGACACATACCCCATATACCCCCCCGAGTTCATATATTTGTAATTGGTAGTGATGGCCTGGGAACGTCTGGTACCCCAAATGTTTTTCGCCTCTTCATGTTCAAAAACGGAATATTCTATCTGATCGTATCGTGATTGATTTTCAGAGGGATAACAATTCAATTCCGAACTCATCAAAATATTTCGCCTATAATTATCGAATTTTTTTAATATTTCGGTAGCAGGACTCATAATTAACACATCGTAAGCGTCGATGAAACAGGCGATATCGTCGTCAGGTAACAAATCGACTGCATCTTTCATCGCCAGTATTTTATCGATGAATCCGGTCCAATGGGTAATGGACAAGACACGAATCGCGATACCGTTCCAGTCGGCGGTTTGTTTCAATAATGACATTTTAGATTCATCACTGGCTACAGTAAAAAGATGAAACATGATTATATTATTATATTACGGAAATGTATCTATATCTACGTTCTTCGAGTAACCTATACAATTCTTTATCACTACTACAATTGATATACGATTTGGCATCATCCCAACGACGTAGAATGTTGTCAAGAGATATGTTACAATATTGTTCAACGTTGACGACATTCACTGGCAAAAGCGGAGTAAACCAAGCCCGACCTTCCGGGTCCAACAGAATTTGATGAGCATCGATACCGGCGTGACAAATCTTGCATAAAAGCATTAGGTTGTCTTCGGTATATGGTCCACCGTGACGAACTTCATGAATATGTGCGATTTCCGACTTATTGATCGGGGAAAATTCTGTACTACACAATCCACAAACAGGGTAAGATTTGAGTTTTTGATGAACGTTCGGATCAACTTCACGGGATTTGCCGATACCACCACCGGTTAAAGTTCGTGAATATTCAATATATGAAGATGTTAAACACGCAGTGTGATGTAGTGGTTTATCCGAAGGCACGGGTTCATACAGACGATTGGTCAGGGGGCTGAATGTCTCTGGCAAGGGGCAGAATGCCTCTTCACTACTAACTCGGTAGGTAGCCTTGCTACCGGACGAGTTTGCACTACTAACTTCTCCGGTCACCGAAGGTGACCTCTGAAGTTTGGTAAGTATCGATATGTTACTATCGATCGTTTCAGGTGGTTCATGTATTGACGAGTTGGCTTGCTTCATAGTTTGGCAAGGTGGGCTACGAGGAACGTTAGCCTCATTCACTACTAACTTGGTCAATGATCCCCCTTTGGGTAATAGACCCCCTTTGGGGGTCTCAACCATTGAGCTCTGAAGGTGCTCTGAGGGAGGTGACAAAGTCGCCGAACAAGTTTGGCAAGGTGAGCTACGAGGAACGTTAGCCTCCTTCACTACTAACTCGGTAGGCGACAAAGTCGCCGGATGAGTTTGGACAGAAGGTAGAATGTCTTCATTTTTATCACATAAACTGTCCAAGAAGCGTTCAAATACACTCGCCCAAAAGTCATAATCAATGGGTGGTCCACCGGTTGATGCATGTAAAACATCTTCTATGAAATTTTTACCACACATTTTTTCCATTGGTTTACAATCATTTTCAATAGTATCACGTACATCATCATAACATTCCTTACGTTCTATGTTCACCTTAAACCCAATCAACGCACATTGTGCATATCGTAACGTGTCAGTGGAACCGATTGAACTGAACTCACTCCATAACTGTAATCCTTTGACAAAACAATCCGAGATTTTCTTCAAAAGATCATATAATTGTGGTTTCGGTGATTCACCCAACTCATCCGGTGACCTTCGGTCACCTTCCGAGTTAGTAGTTAGACGGCTTTTAGCCCTCTTACCATATAACGGAATGACAGTGATCCCACCAGTACGCTGGCGACAAATTCCTTGTATCATAGTACAACTTTGTGTTGAATACAGATCATGGCCGGGGCTGTTGCTAATTGGATTGGTTGCTTTGTCAGATAGTGGACGGAAGATAATATGTAATTCCAGATTACTGGAGGTATATGATGGTAGGTTGAATCCGGTAGTTAACTTATCGATTCCGATGATATACTTCGCTTTTTCAATTTCCGATTTGAGGTTCAAATCTTTATTTTTGGTTTTACTCGTATAAACAAAACACGACATTTCGCGACCAGTCTTGTCACGATACCAAGTCTTGAATACTTGGATATACTGTTCATTCGGAAAGGTCAACATAATTTTCCCATCACTTTTTTCTGCTTCTTCCATATAAGGAAAGATCTCGTTGAATGATTTATTATTTGGCTTCAGATTTACATGATAGTGTAAATCATGATTTTTATACATTTCTTTGATTGGATAAATACAAACCGCGCCTATATCTTCCAGTTTATATCCGAGAAGGGGTAGCCTGGTAGTTGTCAATGAATGCAGTGTCCCTGAAAATACTACGGTAAATATGTCGTATTTTCGTAGAAAACCGAATATATTCACCGATGACTCTCTGTTTTTGATATTTTGATAGGCTTGTTTATTTGTGGCATTTGTATCGAATCCTCCATCTTTCATTGCACAGCCTGTTAATGAGGCCAATTGCTTGTCCATCTCATCAATCAATACTTGACAGTGGTTTGTAAGGTTTTTTTCGTATAGTTTACCCAATACATCGATGAATTGTTGGGATAATTTTGTAGGGGTTCCGTTAATATGGCTGATATTTGAACCGAAAATAACAGTGGGTTTGTTTTCATGAATATTATTAGAGACATCTCTAATAATATTCTTGCTATATAATGAAATATACACTGGGTCAAATCCAATGTCTTTGTAATCTTTTGTCATTTGGTTTTCCAGTGTGTCACTGTAGAGAAGAATGAATGTAACCAGACGTGTTGGTACTTGCGCACACATGCTGGTCATCTTTGTTTTTCCGAAACCGGGGGGTGCCTGAACCAAAACAAGTTTACGGCCATTCTTTTCGAGAATATAGATTGATGTAACGCCATCTATTTGCATAATGTCACGCTCATCATTCATATCTGAATTACCTGTTGGGTGTATTTCAATACACTTGATGCCGACGGATTGTTTTGAAAATTCTACCATGATTGGTTCATTCAGTTGTTATGGGTATTCGGAATCATAATAACATAAAAGGCTGATCAATTTTCAAAAACTATTCCGGTCACCCCCTTACCAAACTCTTCCGGTGACCTACGATGTTCGCTAGCAATAGGCTACCGTTTCGTAGGAATCAACATACATGAAATCTCATAGATATGCAAATACGCATGGATCTAGATACGAGTCCGGTGGATGATGCAACCCTGATCAATGATATTAGGCCATCAGGTGAATTCAAAGGAATTACTTTTTCCAATTACAAAAAAACGGAAGTGAAAAACAGTTTATTGGACAATATGTTAAAAATGAAGATAGAACCCGCGTGTCATTGGTGTGCGGAATTGTTATGTGCTGGACATTTTATGGACGTATGGGAAATCATCTTGTATTATGTTGGAAAACATATCCATTTAGGAAACCCCCGTCTCACGGTATATTTGGAGAACAGATATAGTATTTTTCGAAATATAATGACACAAGGTAATTTTACAAGTGAGATACAATTACGAAATAACAAAAATATTCGTAAATTGTTCGCGGAAATCATATGTGTATTGACGTATTCACCCAGGAAACATAGTTTTGAGCCGATCCGTATCAACCGCGAAGAAGAGTTTGATATGACCCAGATGACGGAGCGATTGAAAGCTCCCTCGGTAAAATATGCCCAGCCGGTGTTTGAAAAGGAGGATCCCAAGGAGTTGTATATAGCGATCAACGAATTCTCGTATTCGATTTCACGTGAAGGCAGTAATCTAATGAGGGCCTGTTATTGGATAGAATGGTTGATTGAATTTGAAAACATATGTAAGAAACGCAAGGAAGTCTGTCGTGCACAACGTCGTAGTAATATAAATGTCGATCATAAATGTCAAAAAGATATCATATGGATGATCTGGGATGCTTTAAAACACTATGCCCAAGAAGAACGGCATGGTGATTTTGTACTGAAAACCATGGATTCGTTGTTGAATTTGTTTTGTATAAAATATACCACGGCGTGTTGTAAACGCCGTCGATATATGTTGTATTTTGCGGTAGGACTATTGACAGATGCAGTACCGTCCACGGTGGAAATTATTAGTAAAGATCATAAACTCGTATTAATATCTGTATTAGAACAAATATCGGTGATATACAAACAGATTAAGAAGAACGAAGTTAGTCCAAATACTGATTATTTATTTTCCAATTTGGAGAAACACAATGCGATGGAAAATACACTGAAACGGTTGGAAATGTTGGATTCTATGGGGAGTTTTCCTAAACGTATCGAACAACAGCGGGATGATGATGATGACGATGTGTATAAGTGATGTTTTATGATAAATTCGCCAAACGAATCATGATACCGATAGAATATGATTGTGAAATTTTATTCGCATTGTATGTATTGGTCAAAGTACACGAACCTGGTGATGGATTCAATTGAATAAACGATGCAATTTGTTGACTATCGATCATATCAATGGTATCCGTTTGAATTTCTGGAAAAGCAAATGCTTTCGTATCCATAGCAATAGAAAACGTGATGGTAATTCCATTATTGGGTGAACATACAACATCGCCTTCCTTGAATCCTTCAATTACTGACGAATATAATAGACGATTATTGAATATATTTTCAGTGACAATTGTCCGTAATGTTTGTGAAACATTGGGAATATATAATTGTCCAGAAAGATCTTGTATATAGGCACCATTACCATCGGGTGTATTGCCCTTGACAAATAATTGAGATAATGTGTAAGCATTTAATTCTGTGTTGGGAATAAGATAAATTTGTCTATCAAACAGGGTAGAAATACCGTGTGTTCCATGACCAAACTCATCCGGTGACCGAAGGTCACCTCCTGAGTTAGCAGTTAGAAGGCTTTCAGCCCTCTTACCAACCTTAAAATACGAATTCACATATTCCGAAAATTGTTGATAATAGATTGATACCGCACCGGTACTAATAAGTTGACCATTATGAATTGCGTTAATAATATCTTCCGATGTAATGGTGATTGAATTTTGTAAAAAGGTAAATGTAGACGAATCGTAATAGTCTGATAAATTATTAAGTATAAGAATATTACTTGCATCTTTTTGAATGCCTAATTTAAGGTTGATTATACGAACATCCATGAGTATTTCTAATGTTTGGGTAACATCAAAAGTATGTACTGGTACTGGTAGAAGGTTCGACGAACTCGGATTAACTGCGATGGCTGCATTATAAGCAACCATATCGGCGGCCGACTGGGCGTTGTAGGCGGTAGTTGCGGCGGCAACATACGCGGTGGCGGCGGTATTGGTGGCGGCATAGGTGGCAACATACGCGGTAGATGCGGCAGCATTGGCAGCATTGTAGGCGGTAATAGATGCTGCAAGTAATGGGTCGTCAATAGTACCAATGGCGGTAATCGCATTATTGTAGACGGTATATGCCATGTTAATAGTAGTAATATAAGTGATTAATGTAGTAGTAGCTGATGATAGTGAATTATTCGCTGTGACGGCTGAAATATAATTATTCATTGCAGTAGATAATGTATTTTGGTAGGTATTCGTCGGATTGGTAATGGTTGAATTTGTGTTATTAGACGATATGTTATTTGCAAAAGTAGTCGCAGCATCATTCAAAGCAATAACATAATTTAATGTAGCTACAATATATTCGTTTATATATGATGGTGGAACACTCATTCGCGAGTATATATACTAGATGCCTACACTTCGTTCGCTGATCTCGGCATCAAAGTCTTCCTTACTACTAGCATTGATAAGACACATATTCTTGGGCATTATCACTGAATCCATCGCGTTGTTTACCGATCCGGGTTTTGGTACAATACCAACAGTTCATACCCTGTAATGCTTTCCAAGCCTGATCATTGGCATATAACCAGTGTTGCCGGGTACTTTCCAAGAGTGGGATCACTGAATCATACAATTGTATAAGAACGTCATAATAATGCATATTAACAATATAGGCAGAGGCGGTTTGTGCCTCAAATACACGTAACAAATGCGGTGATTGGCAAGTATCAGACGCCATTAGATTGTAGGCTAACATACACACATCAAATTCAATATTGGATTCGAATAGTTGGATTATTTCGGCTTCGAATTCGGCGGGAGTGACCAAGAATTCAAAGTCGTCTTCAAAAACCAGTATATTACGGTAACCCTGTTTCTTGGCCAACCGGTAAATATCACGGTGTGACATGGTACAACCGACAATACCAAAGGAGTGAGGAATCGCCGAGAATCGTTCGTAGGAAATACCGTAAATTTCGGCTTGGGTTTCGAATTCTATTCGTCGATCGGTGCGTTTGTCTAGATTGATGTATATGACTTTATCGATATATTGGTGAATCTTGGAAATATATGGTAAGGGGCTACTAGGTACGGAAGAGTTAGAGACATTACACATATCAGAAATGGTAGTAAGAATCGACTTGGTATATTCAATGACATTGTGGTAAGCGTATATTTCTTGGAACAAAGTTTGACATCGTTGTATCATTTGTAGGCATTCTTCGGGGTGAGATTCGCACCATTCATATTTTTGTGGCAAATCACTGAAATCATCGAGAATTTCAATATAGTGAACGTTGGGTAAATACTGTGGCAAGGGGGGCTGATCTGTTTCCTCAGAATCGGCTTTGCCGATTCTAGGAAATGGATAAAACCATTGTGACCAAGATGAACGTGGTTTGAATATGACAGATCCACTGTTTAATTTCCAAGCGGTGGCGTCCCAAGTGGACGCGGCGCCGTCGATATCCAAGATATATTTGAAATAGATCATGGTGGTACGGTCGAGCCATTGATCACTATATTCGATGATATCACGATGTTTGGGTGCAATGACTTGTTTAAAATATTTCCGTGGTGCGATATCCAGAGATCGCATCTCTTTGTCCAAGAAATTGTACTTGGTATCCCGATCTTGGGCAGCAAAGACCAGTTTGGGTATTTTCGTATCCCACGCAACGCCTTGATGAAAGGAGCGAAAGGAATGATTCAGATTATGAAAGAAATAATGACGATCCGGAATAAGAATAGTATATGGTAGTCCAACATGGGCGGATTGTGTCAAGATATACCGGTTTTGATGAAATACCAAGAATTCGTCGTCGGCACACGGAGGTGGTAGATAAAGCCCTTGGCACTCGTACTCGGATACAATCTTGGGAATAGTGCGTGAAGGTTGACAATAGGTATTTTCAATGTATCCGTCGGTACTGGAAATGACAAAATATAAGGGAACGGTGATACTTCGATCAGAATTTATAACGCGTAAAATGTGTTGACAAGGTGCACGAATATTGTTAAATTCTTTACTATTTGACCCATGACCTTCATGGTATACAAAAAGTCGATGATGAGAATCACACCCGATAGCAAACATGGAGGTAGGTAGCACCACCACATCAGTATGGAACATTAGATTAAAATCTTTACGGGAAATGTCCGTATAGTACGGAATATAGCTCATGTAATCGGTCGATAGGGGGGTACGTAGTGTATATTGATTTGCTTGGTCAGGTTCAATACGAAAAATAGTATTTATTTTACGTATATTGTCAACCGAATCACTCCACGGTTCCAATGCAATGACTTCTTGGTGGCTATTGGTAAAAGCCATAATTTGTAGATGATCGGTACTACCGAGGCCACCATCCAGTCGACGAACAATGATATTGTATGAATAAGGGTCGATGTATTCGGTAGCGACTTGGTAATCGACATATCGAAAAAGAAAGGAATTTGGGTAATAGTTGTGTAAATCCGCCTGTAAATGTTTAACCGGTATGATCTTGGTATCTTGGTTATACAGAAACATTGTGTGTAATATAGATAATACACAATGTTTAACCTCTATTCTGGGCGAATTGAATTCTTCGTTGGTTTATACTGTCATTTTGACAAATCCACCCTGTATATCAGAAAAGGAGTCGCGTTGTTTCCCAAGTTTGGGTTCGAACACTAACCAATTACTAACAGGTTGTAGGCGTTTCCAGTATTGGTCGATACAAAAATCGCGGTGTATCGAGTAACCTTTTCCACGTAAATAACTTTGTTCAATAAGTTGTGTACTTTCTTGGTAATTTTGTAACAATGTCTTGGAAAAAGGTTTGGAAACCATATATCCGGAGGTCGTTTGTCCCTCGTATAATTTCAAAAGTAATGGATTCGTGGTAGGTTCAGTTTTACCTGAACTACATGACAACATACAAACATCGTAATTCGAATTCTTATCAAATACGGACTGTATCGCGTTATGAACAAAGGACGGATCTTGGGTAAAAACGAAATCGTCTTCGAAAATGATACAATTTTGGTAGTTGGATTCATGAAAGGATTTGATAGCGTGAAGATGACTGAGACTACACCCCCAGTCGCCTTTCCCGGGTTTATATACACCGGGGATACGAATGATTTTATGTGGTGGTATATTCATTTTTTGCATTTCTTCCAAGAAAAGATCCTTGCGATCAGTGCGGTGATCCAGATTGATATAATAGACAACATCGATATTGTCAAGGGGGTGAAAGCCTTTACGCATAGATGGATACGTCGAAAAGTAGTAACATACACTTAGTATGATAATACAGTACAACAAAATACCGACGCGCTTGATCATACAAACAATCTAAAATGTAAATGATAATATACTATATAACTATAACTATGGAAATTTTTATCATTATTACGTTTTACATTTGTGATGACCATTATTACGGATATAACGAGAGTCTGACATGTGTATATGGTACATTCGAAGAAGCTAACGAGGCTGTTCAAAAAATCACAAATGATAGCAGAATAAGATACGATGGAAAAGAACACCATCCGTTTTTACAAATTGTAAAAATGACATTGGGTAATGAAAAACAAGAAATCGTATTTGATTCAAGAAGTACTGAATCACTCGTGGCCTAGATAAAATAATTCACCTGTTCCCTTTGAATATCCGAGTATGATTCACGTTGTATACCAAGTTTGGGAAAAAAAACATACCACTTATTATGAGGTTGTATTTTACACCAGTATTGGTCAATATTAAAATGGTATTGAATTTCAGGTTTGGTACCATATTCGTAACTTTGTTCCAAGAGATGAACACATTGTAAAAAAGTATCAAACAGAGTGGATGCAAATCGTTTGTCTAAAATGAACCCGGAAGTGGTGTGTCCGTGTATAACTTTTTGAATAAAATCGAATGGGGTTGTGTCGAGTTCCACTTCTTGGCAGGATAACATACAAATATCGAATGGTATATGTTGATTAAACAGACATTGAAACTGGTGATTTATTGTAGCGAAATCTTGTATAAACATAAAATCATCTTCAAAAATGATACAATTCTGGTGATTTGATGATATAAACATATCAAGGGTATTTAAATGACTGAATCCACACCCGAGTGCTCCCTGATCCGGTTTATTCACGGCGGAAATGCGTACAATTTTTTCGATAGGTACCTGCATTTTATGCATTTCATCTAAGAATTGTTCATTACGATCGGTACGATGATCGAGATTGATATAATAAATAATATCGACGTATTCGTGCCAAGATTTATTCATAAAATCATTCGTACATAGATATTTCAAGATATATCTATGTAAGTTTAGAACCCAGAACCGAAAATAGAACCGGAAAAGTTTGAAGGCAAAGGATCCATATTGAATCCACTATCAGGAACGACCATCATTCCTCCACCGTGCATAGGTGTGGAAGCGGTATTTTTTGAGGACGCGGTAGACACGGGTGCAGGTGGGAACATACCCATTTGTGTTTGGGAGTCGTCTAAATAATCGGCTTGACTGGGTGCATGTCCGGGTGGGGTGGAAGCACCACCGTAACGAACCGATTTTTTCATGGCATTTTTCTTTTTATCTTCCGACGATGGTCCATTCCATAATTCAAGAACACGGTCATACAGAATATTTGCTTTTAATCCGAGTTTACTTTGAATACTGAGTATAATCACCAAGAAGGGAATGATGGCATTGACCAAGGATAAATTTTCATATTTGAACCCGGAGTAAGTGGGAATATAGGAAATAATACGATGAACTAAGATAATACCAATAAAAATGATGGTAAGTTGTACGAGTATTTCAATGGTTAATTCCAAGGAAGATTTTTCTAAATCGGCTTCGGGAATAAACCGCTGAATCAGTTTATTTAAAATGAAGACAGGAATCAATGCCAATACGGAATATTGTACAACATTCATAATTTCGGCTTTACCTTCTTCTGTAGTGGAGAATACATGTGATAAAAATGATTTTCGTGAATCACTGGATTCATGTAATATTTCCATGAGAAAATCAGTATCAAAAATGAATTACAGATTATAATCTCTAGTTAGAAAACTTCCAAAACTAAGACCAAGACCAAGAGCAAGACCACGTAAGTGTTTTTATGGTTTTCCAAGAATAACATAAAGGTAATGTACAATATAGTACAATAACAAACACAACACACAAACACAAAAAATGATGTATGATGAAGAACAATATTTGGCATTGATACGTACGATATTGTTTCGTGGTAGTACGGAAGAAGGTCGTAATGGAAAAGTGAAATCGATATTTGGGAATATGATAAGATTTTCGCTAAAAGATGGAGTGTGGCCATTACTAACGACGAAGAAAGTGGCATGGAAAACGTGTTTTCATGAGTTGATGTGGTTTTTGGGTGGAAAAACGGACAATAGGCTATTGCAGTCCAAGGGGGTACATATTTGGGACGCCAATGGGTCACGTGAATTTCTGGATAGTCGTGGACTGTTTAAAAACCGTGAAGGAGATTTGGGTCCAGTATATGGTATGCAATGGCGTCATTGGAATACACCGTACGATGATTGTGAGACCAATTACACTGACGAAGGTATCGACCAAATACAATATGTGATTGATCAATTAAAAAATCCGGAAACACGTTCGAATCGCCGATTAATCGTGACCGCATGGAATCCGGAGCAGATTGATGAGATGGCACTACCACCGTGTCATGTATTGATGCAATTTCATGTACGTGATAACGAATATTTGTCCTGTGCATTGTATCAGCGTAGTGGAGATGTAGGATTGGGAGTACCGTTCAACATTGCATCCTATAGTATGTTGACTCATTTGATGGCCCACCATTGTGGGTTGGTGGCGGAAGATTTTGTATATTTTTTAGGTAATTCACATATTTATGAAAATCATATGGAAGTATTGAAGGAGCAATCTGATCGAATTCCGTTGGATCCCCCCAGAATACGTATACGTGAGGTTCGTGATAAAATCGAAGATTATGTATTGGAAGATATCGAGTGGTTACAACCGTACGAATCTCAGGGTATATTGAAAATGGATATGGTAGCATAATATCATTCAAACTATTCACCTTTGTATATTTAGTAATAGTAATTCGCGTAAAATCCATTTAGAAAAAGGATCAGATATGTATTATAACACATTCTAATGAGTGCGGCAAATTCAGCAGCAAAAAAACGTAGAGCACCTCCTAGTACCGAACCAATCCGACCACAGACATCCATCTCCGCACCGGCAACGAATCCTAACGTAGGATTAACTTTACCCCAAGTAATATCATTGATAGACAAACGATTGGTACATTTAGAGACACTCAGTAAAGAAACCGTGTCAGATACATCCAATGGAGAAGTAGAATCAGAAAGAGAACATATTTCACCTGAAATATTGGACGAATTTAATGCCAGATTTGAGATCATGGCCGAGGAGATTGCGAATTTAAAAAACATAGTAATGAATTTACAGATGTATACGATGGAAGTGAATAAACAGTTATTGGAAGAACGAAACAATCAATCACCTTCATTGAAATCATCAAATGAGAATATCATGGTATTGTTTAAGGACAATATGAATACGGATCCTAAGGAAGAAGAACCCGTACCAGTAGTTCCCAAATGGAGTAAAATATAAAACGAACTCTTCCGGTAGCAAAGCTCGCTTTGCGAGCAGAGTTAGTAGTTGTAGGCTTTTCAGCCCACTGACCAAACTCTTCCGGTAGCAAAGCTACCTTCAGAGTTAGTAGTGAAGAGGCTGAAAGCCCCTTTCCAAACTCTTCCGGTAGCAAAGCTACCTTCAGAGTTAGTAGTGAAGAGGCTGAAAGCCCCTTGCCAAACTCATCCGGTGACCGGAGAAGTTAGAACATAAGGTGATAACCAAGATTCGCTCAAACGAAATCGGTATAAAATGATGATATCATACATATAGAAATGATAACACCTTTGGAAGAAGAAATAACAAAGATAAAAATCGAATTTTATACATCGCAACCTAAAAAAATGTTTATAAAAAAAGCTCAAAAAGAAGAATGTTCAGAATATGTAATACAAAAAATATCTTTAGAACAATTACTACAAAATACGATGTATGTGATAAAAAACACAAATTATATTTTTATTGATTATCCATTATTTAAACAGTATATATCAGTAACTTATTATGACAAATTTATTCAACATATGAGTCAGACCATTCGTAACGTAATCATGGAATACGGAACCTATGAGATGCATATTAATTTATTATCATTTAGTGTGTCTGCAGTAGAAAAATATTATGTAATTATTCAAACATTTTATGAGATGTGTAATCAACATGAAAATATGTTTCTAACACAATTATCATGTATTCATATATACAATACCCCCATGATGATTCATGTGATAAAGGCAATGTTATCGAAATTGAATATTGAATCGATACGTGGAAAGGCTATATTTTATACCAAAGAAGAATCGCCAGAATTATTATCGAAACTGGTTGGTTTGTAACTTCTATTCAGGTATAGGTGTAAAAACAAAAATATTTACAATATTTACACAAAACTATTCTACACTATGATTACTTATATTTTAAGTCCGACTTCGTCCTTCCGTAAAACCTTCAATTAGACCCCAATGGGCGCAACCTTGACCGACCTTCGGTCGGTCGTAGGGGATGATGCCGGGAACGAAGTGGAGGCATCAGTCGTCCCACGCGTCAATACCACTGGGTACGAAACCGGCGAATGGGTGTTCGGCATCCCATAAACGTTGTGCAATTACCTTACGTTCTTCTTCTTCGCGTTCCTGTTTATTTTTTTTCGCAGTATCTTCTACCCACGCATTTTTTTTTTGTTGTTTTTGGAAAAATTCTTGGTTACGTTGACGCTGTTGTTGATTCTCTAACCTAGCCTTTTCCCAAGGTTTGATACCACGCGAAGTGGCGTAACCAGTATCAAAGACCATTGAGTCCATGAAGGCGATACCTACTACCTGTTCTTTGTTATCCGAACGCTTAGCTTGGAAATGAGCGGTGGTTGATGACATGTTGTTGTTGTTATTTTAATTGAGTGTTGTAATATTTTCCACAAAAAAAGTGAATCAATTTTTACAAAACAGGTACAAAGAAATATTCTTATTGTATTCTATCCGTGAGAATACAATAATCACCCCATGGCAGAATCAGAACCTGAATCAGATATGCAAATCGATATTTTAATAGAGAATTCCGCAAAGGTGGATGCATTTACCACATTATTTCAGAGTTTGAAATCGTTTTCCGAACATACCAACGTACAATTTGATAATGAACGTATGTATATTCAGACGATGGATTCGGCACGTATTTCCATCTTAGAAATAAGCTTGCCCACAAAATGGTTTTGTAAATACAAATGTGACCAAACAGTGGTATTGGGAATCAATGCAAGTGTGATGTATAAGATATTATCGTCGAAAGATAAAAACCAGTCGATACGTTTACAATATAAATCGGGTGAGGATAAATTAAATATTCATATGTGTTCTCAGGAAGGGACCACTAATGCGGGGTTTGATCGTTATTTTGAGGCACCTCTGATGGATATCGAATCAGAATATATGGCCATTCCTGAAATTGAATATCAGATGGAGATGTCATTACCGTCGTCGATATTTTCGACATTAATTCATCAATTACGGGGATTTGGTGAATCATTGGATATTCATTGTAATGAGGATAACATTCGGTTTACAGCGAATACCCAAGAAAGTGGTAGTATGTCGGTGGACATTCGTATGGACGATTTAATCGAATTTTCGATCGAAGAGGAATGTCAATTGGACATGTCATTTGGATTACAATTTTTACAACCGGTATGTTCTTATAGTAAAATATCCAAGACGGTGAACGTGAAAATACATTCGGATTATCCGATACGTATCGAATATCCGTTACATTTGGTTGGTACGAATACGGAGGTAGAGTGTGGTTTTATTCATTTTTTTCTAGCACCTAAAATCAAAGATGAATAAGACGCAACGCGGTACGACCGTAGGTATGAAGGGTGGAAAGGGGCAGAATGCCACCGAACTACTAACTTCAAAGGGTGCTTTGCACCCGGAGAAGTTTGGGCGTAAAAACGGCGTTTTAAATCAGAAATGTACATCTAGTAACAACCTATACGTATTTTCAACATGGTCGAATGGATTATTTTCATAGTAATATTTTTCTTATATATCCACATCATAAATCAATACAAATCCAGCGAGGAGGCGGATATTTATGAATATGATTATGTAGAAAACATGAATTTGCAGGAAACCTGTAATATGTTACAACCGTTTGTATTTCAAAGCAAAGAAATTTTACCACCACCCCCGTCTTTAGATGAAGCGTCGGTAGAAAATCCCGAAACGAAATTGTATGTTTATGATGATCCTAAGAAAGATCCCATACAAATTCCGAACAGATCAGCACTAGAATTGATGTCCAAGGCATTAACAAAAAAATATTATTCAGAACATAACCATGATTTTATCCAAGAAATGATTGATTTCAAAGACGGTATGTTAGAATCTGACACGTTTTTACGTCCGTCATGTACGATCCAATCCGGGTATGATATAATGGTGGGAACTCATGGTGCTAATACACCGATGAAATATCATGTGAATACTCGAAAATTTATGATGATATGTGGTGAGGGTGGAAAGGTGGCGGTAAAAATGGCGCCTTGGAAAAAAAATCGGAAACATTTACACGAAGTGAAGAACTATGAACGTGGTGAATATCGTTCGGCAATTGACGTATGGAACCCGCAAGATCATACCAAACGTGATTTTAAAAAAATAGAATTTATAGAGTTTGAAGTAGAATCGGGAAATATATTGTTTATACCACCCTATTGGGGATATAGCATACAGTACCAATCTTCCAATACCTATATATTGGAATACACATATTCAACGATATTTAATCGGATAGCATTTTTAGGTGAAATTGGTAGAACTTTTTTGCAACAGCGTAACATATATCAGAAAGTTCATCGTACATTGCCGAATACAAAATCAGATTCAGAAATCGAAACAGCTCCCGAGTCTGAGAAAGAATCAGATGAAGTATTAGACCCAAACCTGTAAGACCGTCGGTCGGTCAGAGACCTCCCAAAGGGGGTCTCAACCCTTGAGCACCTTCGGTGCTCTGAGGGAGGGTTTGGTAAGGATGTCGGGAGCGACGTAGGAGCGGAGACATCAAAACCAGAAATAATCAACGAGTAAAATCCCGTAAGATATTTATTTGTGTAAATACACTATCCGAACCATATTTTTTATACAATGATTCCCATGAAATAAAATTATCTGAATCGCACTCCACCCTCTTGCCAAATAATTTGTCACGTAATTCACATGGTTGTTCATCAATTTCATAATCGTATTTATTATAAAATTGTTCTTCTTGTTCTTCGTCAATAAATATAACTTGTTGGGTGTCATGTCTGATTTCACCTTCATGTAATAATATCCTGTTTTTCCAAATGGGTGAACCCGACGCGTGATAGAGCCAATCGTGGTACGAAAATTGGTCGATGCTGTTTGGTTTTTCAAATACACGCGTGGATAATTCAAATACATTGTAAGAACGGGTTTCATTCGAAACCTCGTCGAATATATTGAAATATTGTGTACGAATCGGGAAAATCGCAACATTACGTATGGTTTTACTGGACGGTATTTCGTAATTTGTTTTGTATTGTTTGATTTCGGATGGTGTCAAATCGGGTAATAAAAGCGTGTCTTCCACCGAATCGTCATAATCATCCTCTGGATCATTATCGGGTGAACCCTCGGGAACAATTCCTATACGAAATCTTAAAATCGTAGTAAGAGATACCGGACGTGACGCCATATTACGTAAAATAGATCCGATGATTGTATCATGGCTCATAAATTTCTTGGTAGTATTTTCTTCTTGGGAATACCATTTTTCTAATTGTCGACACAGATATGGTTTCATTTGAGGGTATTTTTCTTTGAAATACATTACATAAATAGATATAATTAAATCAAACGTTTCGGCACGGAACCCACTATAATACAGTTCATATCCCCAAAAGAGTGTTTCGTCAACCTTTTGGTCGATGATAGCCCAAACCAACGAGGCTTTAACCAATTCTTTAGGATAAAGATATCGCGTAAGTGTGTGTTGCATATTTGTATTTGATGGTTCTAACATAATGGCCATAATATTTGAATCAATTTTCGTATCGGAAATATGTATAGTACGATCATGACAAAAAATAAAAACAGTCGTACTACACGAAAGCGTATATTAGGTATGGATTCACGCACAACCACCGGCTGTAAAATTGTAAAAACGTTGTTGGAGTTGTTGAATCATGTAAAATTGTATCACTGGAATACACATGTTTATTCGGTACACAAATCCACCGACGAATTGTATAAGAATTTGGATGAAAATATAGACAAGTTTGTGGAAGTTTTTCTAGGAAAAAACAAAATACGTATCCCCACCGAATGTACGATTACCATACAAAATAATAACAGTAATCAAGTAAAATTTGAAAAAAAAATAAAAGAATTTATTCATTTTTTGACTAATATGGAACATATATTAGATAGTAAGACAGATACAGATTTGCTGAGTATTCGAGACGAGATATTGGTAAACGTAAATCAATTTGAATATTTGATATCATTAGATAAATAGTGTGCCATCATGCCACGTAGACTAGGTACATAATTGGAACCGGTGATATATCTACCGCGTAGTTGGAAATGTCGTTGATTTTCCCAAGATTTCCGTAATTTCAAAACGTCTTGTTTTTGTTTAAATGTTTTTTTCCAATGACGTTGTACTAGCCGTAGCCAAATCGTTTTTAGTACCGCATTATAAACATCATTTTGTATGTCTAATACGATAATATCGAGAATAGGTTTTCTATATAATCGACAACAAGACGATGCACTGTATTGATTCATATAATCGCGTATTTGACGATATGTATATTTATAAAATATACGTGATGAAACCGCCATTTCAAATAGTAAACAATTACATACACACCCTAAATAATACGATCCATTAGTTTTTACGGCTTCTATAGTGTGTTCATCGTCATTGTATATTCGGTCAGAGATTTCGTCATCACTATCACTATCGATCAAATATTCGGAAAATTCGTCGACGGAAGAGGTGGACGAATGAATGATCGACGACTCATCACCATTCGAATCATCACTGTCACTATAATATCGAATATTTGTAGGAGGGTGTATCCAGAAATAGGACATGGTGAGGTTTTGTTTTTATACTAATACTATATTACGAAAATCATGTTACATATAATTCATTCAATTTTTACACGAAAACAGTATAGAAACATCCTTTGATATTTCTATGTATACACCGAGTAGGTAAATGGTAATTATTTGTGACAAACCGTATCCAGTTGAGAATGAAGAAAAATACCTGGAATATTTTCAAAAATTCCCGTATCCTTTGTCAGATTTTCAGAAGTATTCGATAGAGGCGATTGTCGATGGAAATCATACATTAGTGTCGGCGGCAACTGGTAATGGAAAGACGGTGTCTGCTGATTTTGCGATACAACATTTTGTGGCGCAAGGTAAAAAGGTAATATATACGTGTCCGATAAAGAGTCTATCGAATCAGAAATTTTATGATTTTTCACAAAAGTATCCGGACATTCAATTTGGTATTTTTACAGGTGATATAAAATTTAATCCATCGGCGGATGTGATTTTTGCAACAGCCGAAATTTTGATGAATTATTTATTTTCACTAAAAAACGATCAAGATACAACAGAAAAAAAACAAACGCTATTACAATTACAAGTTGATATTGAACATGAATTAGGGTGTGTGGTGATGGACGAATGTCATTTTATTTTGGATGAAGATCGAGGACACGTATGGGAGAATACCATCCTGATGTTACCACCGCATATCCAGATGGTATTATTATCGGCAACACTGGATCAGCCGGAGCGTTTTGCTCGGTTTTGTGAACGAGGATGTGGCAAGGGGCAAACTTCTCCGGTGGCTCTGCCACCTTCGAAGTTTGAAGATTCAGTAGAAAACAAACAAGTAGTATGGTCGTCTACAATGAAGCGTATCGTACCCCTAACACATTATGGTTTTATGACAACGATTGAGTCGATTTTTAAAAAAGTAAAGGACAAAACTACCCAAGCCGAGATACGTAATAGTACGAACAAATTAATCACACTGAAAACGGAAAATGGACAATTTCAAGACCAGGGATATATTGAGATCAAAAAAATGCGTAAACTGTTAGAAACCAATCAAGTATATTTGAAACGATCCCATGTATTAAATACGTTGGCAAAGATGTTGGTAGAGAAAGAGATGTTACCCGCACTCGTTTTTACGTTTTCCCGAAAAAATGTAGAGATGTGTGCCAAAGAAATCACCACGAACTTATTAGAGTTCGATTCCAAAATACCGTATACGATTCGACGGGAGGCGGAACAAATTTTGCGCGGTAAGATACGAAATTACCAAGAATATATGGAAATGCCAGAATATGTACAACTGATGCAGTTATTGGAAAAAGGTATCGGTATCCATCATTCTGGAATGATACCGATTCTACGTGAAATTGTCGAGTTTATGATTTCGAAGCGATATATTAAGATGTTATTTGCGACGGATAGTTTTTCTATTGGTTTAAACTGTGAAATTAAGACCGTGGTCTTTACTAGTGTACAAAAATTTGACGGTGATTTTGAACAATTTTTGATGCCCCATGCATATACCCAAATGGCGGGTAGAGCGGGTAGACGTAATATTGACACGGTAGGTCATGTAGTTCACTGTAACAATTTGTTTGAATTACCATCCGTAACAGATTACAAGCAAATTTTATGTGGAAAACCGCAAAAAATGGAGTCGAAATTTCATATATCGTATAGTATGATCCTAAATTTGATTCGTAATGGACAAAACACCCACCGCGATTTTGTCGAGTTTGTGAATAAAAGTATGTTGTCGATGGATTTGTATGAATCTACCCAAGTATTAATCCAAGAACAACAAACACAATCGAAAGAACTGGATCGACTGAAAACAAACATTTTTACCTATTTAAAAACCCCAGTGCATGTGATCAAGCAGTACATAGATTACAAAAAAGAATTACCCAATTTGGTAAATAAAAAGAGAAAAGAGGTAGAACGTAATATGAAGCAGATTGAGGAAGAATATCGTACCTGTATATTGGACGTTGCGTCGTACAATACGATCGAAACCGCACAACAAAAACTGAACGGTTTGGACCGCGAAATCGCAAATAACAAGTCATTTGTATATGGTCAATTGAGTAGAATCATGCAAATATTTCAAGATCGGAGATTTATTGATATTCCATCAGCGGACCCGTCAACAAATCCTGAATACAAATTTACAACAATGGGTCATTTTGCTTCACATATTGCGGAGATTCACCCTCTAGCTACAGCGGAAATAATGTTCAAATATGATTTTTTCGAGAAATTTACACCGAAACAGTTGGTGGTATTCTTGTCATGTTTTACCGATTTACGTGTAAAATCAGATATCATCAAACATACTCCGACGATTACCGATAACTTGGTGAAACAATGTGTATTAGATATAAAATCGATACTGATGGAATATGATAATATGGAAGGTGAAAGGAGAATGAATACAGGATTCAAATATAATAATGCAGTAATGTATGATTTGTTAGACGAAATGGACATATGGGTAGATTGTGAGGACGAACATAGTTGTAAACAATTCATACAACAAACCCTGGGTGTAGAAAAGCAAATATCAGTGGGTGATTTTACAAAAGCCATTTTAAAAATTTCCGCCATAGCAAAGGAATGGATCGGAATGTGCGAATATGAAGGAAAAATCGGTTTGATGCATAAGTTACAACAAATCGATCCGTTGATATTAAAATATGTTTGTACAACACAAAGTTTGTATGTATAAGGTATATAATGGAGTGTACAAGTTTTCAATTACCAATTCCCCAAGGAATTTATTACGGACAAAATGAAAATTTAGACTCTCTGAACCGCAATTTGTATGAAAGAAATGTGCCTGATATAAATGCGAAATCGATGTTAAAACCGAATATGGATGCGAGAAGTATTCCAACACGTAATACTGTATATCCTGTATATGATCAACGGGTACGATATAAAAAATCCTATTTAGACTATTCGCCCGAATCATCATTTGCACCATTACAATCGAATGCTCCCCCATCGGGTTACAAAGTGAATATTGAATCCAATTTGCGTAATCAATATTTTGCTTTACAACATGGTGCTGAACAAGGGGTATATGTGCCGTCGTCGGAAAGCGATTTATATAAAGTACAAGTGGCCACGAATTCACACTCAGAGCCACAACCGTTTGCAAATTTATTTGCATTTCCAAGAATGACCACGGAACCACCTCCGTTGGCAAACAAAATCGGTAATGATACATTTCATAATTGTACACAAACACAATTGAGAAATGCGAGTGAATTATACTCATTTTTGTCGAAAAATTGATTTTGTTCAGGAAAACACATAAAGATAACACACCAAGTAACAATAGATACAATCGCAACAACCTTAAAATATGAGTACTATCATCAATCCTGCATCGATGGAAACTGATAATGGTTCTAATGGAACAGTATTAGGATGTATGACAAAAATTCAACATGCATTGGAAAATCACGATGTTTTTGAATCAAACTACTTGTATTTTATGAATTCACCGATCGTGAAGAAATTGAAACGATTAAATGAAAAATTGAGAAATCAAAATAAAGAATATAAAATGATTATTCGCGAATTGACGTCCAAATTAGATAAAACTTCTAATAAAAAGCGAGTGTACGAAGAAGTCAAGATAAAAATTGAACCGACAAGATTGAATACGGCACAAAAAGAAGTTATAGATTTAGTCGATGATGATGGTGACGATGATGCAGAGAATCAGAACGGAGTGATTTCTGAAGCGATATCGGAGTCATCGAATCATAAACCGAATATTGTATATGAAATAATTGACGAACTCGAAGAAAATAATACCGGAGATGATGAACAAGTTGAAGACAATTGTATCGTTACACCTTCGCGCATTGAAAATGCGCGTGGCAACGTTACTTTGCCACTGGAATCATCCCCTGAAGGGGGTGATTTAAATCGGCAAAGGTGTAAAGAAACCGTTGTAGAAGAAGAAGTCGTTGAAGAAGAGGAAGAGGAAGAGGAAGCCGTTGTAGAAGAGGAAGAGGAAGAAGCCGTTGTAGAAGAGGAAGAGGAAGAGGAAGAAGCCGTTGTAGAAGAAGAGGACGAGGAAGAAGTATTTGAAATTACAATTAGCGGAATCAAATATTATACATCTAACGAAACAAATGGTGTGATTTATTCAATAACTGATGACAATGACATTGGTGACAAAGTGGGTGTTTTCAAAAATAAAATTCCCGAGTTTTTAGTAAACACTAGTAGTACAGTAGTCGAAAAAGCAAAAATATTACCGACAACAAATGATGTAGAAGAAATAGAAACAGAAGAGGAAGTATTTGAAATTAATGTTAATGGAACGAAATATTATACATCTAATGAGACGAATGGTGTGATTTATTCAATTACTGAAGATGGAGAAATTGGTGATGAAGTGGGTAATTTTGTAAAGGGTGTGTTTGTAATGAAAATGTAAGAGGTCATAATTGCCACCGAAATACTAACTTCACGAGTAGAGTTTCATTGTTTTATTTCTATAAATTCGTTTACGTAGATGAGTAGTATTACCACCTTTTTTTTTGGCAGAGTCTTTTAACTTTAACATTTTTCGGTTAGTTCTTAGATTGTAATTTGTCAAATATTTCCCTTCTTTTAGGGATTGAAATATTTGCACAAGACGATCATTTTGTTGATTACATTTTATTTTTATTTTATTTGCTTGATTCTGTATCGTATCTTTTATATTGATAACATTTTTTGTGATATCAATATCGTCTTTCGATTTTGTAATAGATTCAACATCTATCGAAACAAAAATTTCATATTTTGGGGTTTCGTTGATTATATTTTGAAATTCAGATTTTTTGCTCGATGTAATAACCGATGCCCCTACATACATAAATTTTTTTACTTCTTCGTCGAACATTACCGGTTTAGTATTGTTTCGTAAACGTTTGACCAAATTCATGTATTTTTCAAACTGATTCGGTTTACCGTTTATAAAATGATCAATTTCGGTTTGAAAAAACAGGTTTGATGATTCGAAGTTGGGTTTAACAAATTCACCAATTTGTTTTTTAAAATCGTTATATTGGCCATAGTATGTTTTCATATAATTTTTAATATCCGGTTCGTCAGTATCAAATGAAAAATTTACAAATTTATCAAAATATTTTTCATGAATCATCGTGAGAATATAATAAGTATCTAGATCGGTTTTATTTGTAATATAGTTAGCATCATCATCGGGTGTGAATCCTTTGACCTTTCCATATTTAATTCGCATTAAAAAAAACAAGGGTTCCAGAATCTGTAATAAAGTATCATTATCTATATCACTTGGTAAACTAACCACGTCGGTATCGGTAGATTGAGTTTTTATAATTTTATAATCTCTGACTTGCTCGTTCAAACTATCAATATGAGTTTTATAATTATATGTAACATTGTATTTGGATTTAGGTTTAATCTGAATATCAATTTTAAACATCAAATTGATTTGTTGTTCGATTGTTTTGACAATATCTTTGTTTAATTGATCGAGTTGTTTTTTAATACCGATTTTAGTGGCGTTCTTCCAATACATGAATTTGTCAAAATGATCAATAAATTTTGCGTATTTGGGTTGATTGATTAGATCATTCAACCAAATAACCTTTTTTATATTATATTTTTTGTCTTGTAATGTAATTATTTTTGGTACATTATTTTGAAAGAATGCTGTTTTTTTTTGATTGATTGATGTAATCATATCATATGAAGAAAATAGTTGGTTAGAAATTGGGTAGGTCGGTAACAAATATTGTAACATTACCATGACATTGGTTTGTATTATGTTGTTTGGTAGGTCAGAGGCTACACGTTCCATTTGCCCCTTGCCATTAGGTAGAATCGTACATTGATTCATTGTTTTTGAAAATGTATCTTTATTAAAAAAGAATTGAATAATTTGAGAATATGTCATTTTCATTAATAAATCAATTGGAAATTGACAGCTTGATGTAAAAAAAGGTAACTGACTGTATGTTTGATCCGAATCAGTATAATTATCCAATAAAGATAGCGTTAGAGGAATTGCAGGGTTATTTGGTATATTGGTATCTAATATAATTTGTATTTGTTCTATTTCAATGAAATACGATAATTGTTCCATAACTACATATATATTATACAAATAATATATGTGTTTACCATTTTATTGGCATAAATCCAGTATCAATCGAAACACTCGCATCTGATACATTTTCGCTTGCTACCACCGACGTATTCATATCGGAAGGTATAGAACCGTTCGGGTCCTTGGGTTTGATACGTTTTAATATTTTCTCAGCTTGTAATATTTCTTCCGCGGAAGGCTCCATATTTTCTAATAAACCTATGTGATGATTTTTAAAATTTTCAGGTAAAATACAGAACCAGGAGTCTTCATTGAACAAAAAATCCATGAAAAATATAAATATTAAAGTAATAAAAAAGGCAATATATATTTCACGACTCCCCATCCATACTATACAAAAAATCAAAACATCACGACTAAACGTATGTTTCAAATAGCTTTCCATCGATTTACTTAATTTTATTGTAACAAATTTACTAGCAATATTTAAGGTAACAACAATTAATCCAGCGAATATTTTTGATCCATTGACATTTTGTATAATATTATGTAAATAAGAAAATATACCGGATGTTTCTTTTTTTGAAGACATATTATACCATATAATAATAATAAAAAATAATAATATAATTTTGTGTCAAGGGGCAGAACGTCTCCACACGACTAATCAGTCGGTACATAATCAAACGTTCCAGGGTGATCGAGTAAATCTATACCAAGTATATTCCCATGTACTTCTAGAACTGTATGTTTATTATTATTTGCAAAGGTTTCACTATAAATAAACAAATACATAATTATAAGAACAATACAAATGAAAAAAATATACAAAAATGAACGTGATATTTTGATATTATTGGATATACCTAAAATTGGCATGAATACTGTTTATGAAATATTAAGAGAATTTTACCAAAATTTTCACCGTTTCTTTTTTGATACATTTACATGCGGATATGGATAATTCTTCGCGTCGTTTACGTGTTTTGTTATTTGTATCGAGTGGTTTCACTCCAGATGTCTCCGTGATTCCTCCCTGTATTATTCCATTCTGCTTCCGTGCATGCTCGTCCGCCGTATGACCTTCTTTGTATGTTACCTTCACTTCGTCATGTTCATGTGATATGTCGTCTTCTGTCGATGACGTTGATGAAGTGGATCGTTCAGTATAATTTCGTTTTTTTGAAATCGTATTACGTGCATTCATATCCGATTCAATTTCTGAATAATGTTCATGTATATACTCGATAATATCGTGTTCAATGGCCCATTTGAAGAAATTCAATTGTCCGATAGTGGTTTCTATGTTTTGTGTATCATTGTATGGCATTTGAATACGTTTCCAACGACAGAATGGATCAAACCGTTTTTTACTATAGGCTTTTAATTTCAATTTATAGTCATTGTAAACTTTAAATCGGATAGCACCAAGTTTTTCAATTTCGTAAATCGTATAATATTTCTTAGCATAATTGGTAACAAACCAATCGATAATACGCAATGAAATATTGGAATCACCATTGACCGTTTTCATGAATTTGTTAATGTTAGAAGCGTCTTTGTAAAATACCATTAAATTTTGTAATAGTAAATCATTCTGGGTATTTAACGATTTTGAATTGTATAGTGGCATTTTCTAATGTATTGTATCCTATTTTTCTATATGGTTGTTTTGCCTATTCTCATTCTCATTCTTATTTTGTTTGATAATTGCAATAATAACCACGGCTAGAAAAAAGGAAACAATAATAATTGGAAAAAATACTAATAACCAAGCGAATCCGGTATAACCAGCGAAACATAACCAATTCAGTAACAAGGTCCAAATACCAACTTTAATTATAAATAAAAAAATATTACTACTAGCAAAACTGATGGACATCATGATGATAAACAGAATCAAAGATAGTATAAGATATACATGAGCGGGTTTACATAAAACATTCATAATATAGTAATATATTTCTATAAATTATTATATGACAAATTTTTGGCAAGGGGGGTGACCGGTTACCTAGAAAAGGTACCTAACCACAAGGCGGTTCTACCCGAACTCTTTATACCATAGGTTTGAACTGTAGATTCATACTATTATTCGGGGTATTGTTGTAACTAGTACCTGATAGAATACCGGTTGATAAATTTGCACCAGGGATTGTATTGAATTGAATAACTGGGTTGTTGGAAGAATTTGTCCAATCGCTAAATCCCATACCCCCTTTTTTCCGATGATTTCTGGTTTTTTTCCCACCATAAAAACGTCCAGATTGAACCAAATATAACGGAGAATCTTGATGTCCATTCAAGGAGATTGCATTTACAGGCATTCCGACAGCGTCAAACTCTACATTACCGCCACGAATCCGTATTGTTTTGCGTTTTTTACCACCAAATTTCATCATTTTGGATAATGTACTATTTCCACTACCACAACCACAATTACCTCCCTTTTTATTTTTAATACTTTTATTTTTACGGAACGAATTCGAACGCATTTTTTTTACCATTGTATATCATTTCTTATGAAAAAAAAAATACAAAAACACGGATGATTGTATACCTTATTATTCAATATTTACATGTGTTAACATATGTCTTCTACAACAAACATTGGTTAATCCTAAATGATCGAGGACTTCTCCTTCCGCTGTTTTTTGTGCATTTTCTTTTGTCAAATATACCATATTAAATATTTGTTGTTTGTCGTCATCACTCTTTGATTTGGCGATAATTATTTTTTTCTTTATAACTTGTTCTTGGTAAAATCTATATTTGTCGGCCAATACATTACCACAGGTGAAACATTTGATAGGAATAATCATTGGATAATAGTGTGTATAATGTATATAATATATATCCATCATTTAAATCAATTTTATGAACAAAATTATATTAGTAGTTGGATTTATTTCAATCCTAATAATTGTTTGTATTTTAGATGTATTTATAAATCAAAACGCAAGTATTGAAACCTATATGAATAAACAAATATCCTATAGTCAGGATATATTATCAGCAACACCTTCACCAGCAACTTCACAAACTATATATAATGGAAATGTAACTACGTCCAATGTCGATTCAAGTATCAATCATCTTTTGGCAAATACCAATTACGATACCAATAATTATAATATAATGTACCACCCAGATGCAAGTAATATTGAACAAGATAATATGATTTCACCTAGTAAAGGTACCTGGGTGAATGAAAAAGGTAAAGCCGTTTATATTCCTTGGAAATCAACCAATCCGTATGTAACATACTATACTTCGGGTGCATATCCCTACGGTGCATCATCCTATGTTCCAACTTACGAAGAGAGTATCTATTTGAGTAAAACCACAGGACAAAGTTCGGTAGGTAAATCATATTCTTCGGCAGATACATTGGGTGGATTTTGTACGAAAAAAACACAGCCAGGTGCAATTGAACAAAGTTGTGGGGAATTATCCACGGATCAATGTGCATCTACCATGTGTTGCGTTTTGTTAGGTGGGTCAAAATGTGTGAGTGGTGATGCCAATGGGCCTGCTTATCCAGCAAATTATAGTGACCCAATGGTTATCAATAAAGATGTTTATTATTATCAAGGGAAATGTTATGGCAATTGCGATAATACAAATCCAAGTGGAAAAGCATATCCGCGAAAACCAAGTGATATTCCGATTGATACCCCCATGATGACACCAACCGTCACCCCAATGATGACACCAACCGTCACCCCAATGATGACTCCAACCGTCACCCCAATGATGACTCCAACCGTCACCCCAATGATGACTCCAACCGTCACACGCTAATTTTTGAGTTACGTACAATTTTGTACCCCTTGGTAGTTTTTTTTTTCGATATAGTTTCCGCATCGGTAGTGGGTGTAAGTTTTCTATCATTGGCATGAATTAAATCATGACATTTTGTACATATGGACATTAAATTAGCTTGATGGTTTTTATGATAATGTTGTACAAATCCGGTTGAATCCGCCCATTTTTGATATTGTATATGATGAACTTCATCACCCATTTTTAAGTTGCACATTTCGCATATTCCCATTATTTTTTGTGAATTATAATGGGAAGTATTATGAGTAAGATTACTGTTGATGTCTGAATAATATTTGTTACGAATTTCATAGGCTCGTTCTAAAAATTCATCTGGTAAATGAAGTGATTTACATACTTCCAATCCATACATACGATTTCCTGGGCCATTTTTCAAAAGACGATCGTATACTAAACAATCCAATTCACGGTTGTAAATAACACTCATGTGTTTAATATGTAAACGTGATAAAATGTGCATTTCACTGAAATTCAATATGTCATGAAAATGGGTGGCAAAAATGAAAGAAGTATTTTTTTCATGTAAATGTATAAGACCGGATAAGAATATGGATAAAGCGGATTCTATTTCCGTACCTGAACATAATTCATCACCCAATATTAAACTATTCTGATCGGCGGTCTTAAGAATCATACGCAATTCAGACATTTCCACCGCAAAAGTGGACAATCCTTTAAAAATATTATCATTCCCCAAGATACGTGAAAAAATGGCGGTGTAAGGTTTGTATATGAATCTTGTACAAGGAACATAACACCCTGATTGTGCTAATATTACTGCAATACCCAGTGCACGTATAATACTCGTTTTACCGACAGCATTTGTTCCATATAGTAAGATTCCGTCTTCCTCACCGTTTCCAAGAGTGATATCATTGGTCACATATATTTCTTGTGTCTGCAAATGTTCAATCAAACAGTGACGTAAACCAGTGGCTTGTACCATTGATTTGTCCGATGTAATGATGTGTGGACGACAATAATGATATTCATTAGCGATGTATACTTTATTCAGTAAAACATCCATCTTGGATATATATTTTGAAAATTTTTCCAGCGAATCATACCATGAAGATTCAATTTCTTGGACAATATTCGCATATACTTTGGTCAAAATTTCATTGGTTTTACCGTCTAATGATAACAATATTTGTGTGGTTTCATTCAGGAGTGGGAACATGATACGATCATAATTGGACGACGCATTGATAAATTGTACTTCTGAAGAGTTAATAACATATGATTCGCTTTGTGATGAAATCGTGATTAAATTCGATATCTGATTGTTATCCAGTGCCTTTTTAAAAGTGATTCCTCGTTTCTTGGTGATCTGAAACGATTTGCCACTTTTTTCGGTATCGTGGATTTTGATACAATCATCCTTGACCGCACACGTATTCTTTATCCATTGATTGATTCCTTTTTGTAAATCATCCAATAGTTTTTCCGATTTTTGTTTGGTTTTGATACATTCGTCCAATTCAGAATACATGTTTGGACGAATGATGTTTTGTTCGAAATTTGTTTGCGAATTGGTAGATGCACATAATTCTAAGAAAAATCGTTTGTCCAAGAATTCCAAGAATTGATCCATCTTAGGTTGTAAGTCGTCGGATCCAGCCAAATAAGTATATAGTTCAGTATATTTGACCATTTCATTATGATGAATTTTACTCAATGATTGTACAGTATTGTACAAATGTACAATAGAAGATGGTAACAATTTATTACTAATAATTTGTCTACACATTTTTTCCATATCACGCATAGTATGTAATGTTTTACGTATATTCACAATCTTGGTTTGTGTCATATTTGTTTGTATCAAATCCATCATGGTATATTCCTTGTTCAATTCTTCTTCATTGAAAGTTGGATTGGTAATTTGAAACTGGAATTTACGTTTACCCATGGACGTACAACATCGATTCAAAAAAGCGGATACTGAGGATAACTGGTTCGCCATTTTACTGTCGTTGGAATCATCTCCAAGAATATTTAATTGTTTTAATGTATGATTCGCTAGTACCATACGAAGTGATGTATTGGTGAATTGTGGTAATCGAATATTACGCACCAAATCCGGATTGTGTTCTTGGATAAAATTTAACAAATAACAAAGAGATTGAGTAGCCATAATATTGGTCTGAAATTCAAAACAGGTATGAAATGTATCCGTTCCAAAAAAATTCGATAAAATATAATGTATATATGTCTGTTTGGTACAGTTGATAATTTTTTTATTTTCGAAATTCATATGATGAACCGTTACCGAATTCGATACACCAATATATTTAAATATGGTCGAAATGATTTCTTGGGCGAAATCGGTGATGATGATAATTTCGTTCGGCTTATGGGTGGTAATATTTCGTTCCAATTCGTCAAATGTAGTCGGATTCATATAAAATGGGACACTGTATTCGAATAGCGTAGATTCACCCGTAAAAATATTGATATTGGATGTTCCACATAAAAATGTGTCAGTATTCAACAAAGTCGAATGGGTTTTTTCCATCCATATACACATGATATTGTTCGTCAATTGGGTAGTATTTTCATTGTTACCCAAGAACGTTCCGGGTGAATATATACCTTGTAATTTTCGTTCGATTACACGATCATTACTATCTTTTTCTTGTATATATACGACGGCGGTGTATCCCGCGTCAGTTATTTTTTGAACATAATTTTCCAATTTTACTACCGAGTGTCCGGCCATGACTACTTTGCTTTTGGGTATTTGTAGTAGCCATTCTTTTATTTTTTTTGTTACCATAGATGCGGTGAGATCCGGCGTCATTACTGGAAACTCGGGATAATAAGTATTTTTGACTGACTCGTTTCCTAAAGCAAAACTTTTTTCAGCAATGACCATATTGCATGTTTCTGAAAAAAAATCAATTTGGGTAACTTCATTTTTGTTCGTGAACGGATTTTTTAACCCGTACACTTCAAAGAATGCACCTACTTGCATTAATAATATGATTTTTTCACCATAGCGTGTTTGATATTCTTTGGTTATTTTAAAATAATCTAAAATGATTGAATTTTCACTGGTTGATGTCATTGGAATTACTTGACGTTTACTAACAAGATATATAACAATATATTTATGTCTATTTTGTTATATTTATACTGGTGCTGCCGTGGCGGCAACTCCAGTAGTAGGCGCATTGGCAACAACATCACCAGAATCAAATTTTTCAATACGTGACGCATTTGGATCCGCGGGTACTATGACAGTTCCACCACTTACTTTACGACTTTTCTTACTTCTGTTTTTCTTGGAACCACCTTTTTTCATGCATTTTTTAATACATTCGTCTTCCGATGGTGAAGAAGTTGTCTTGACGGTTTTGCTTTTTTTGTATGATTTTGACGCATCCTTCATTGCTTGGGTAAAAGTGTATTTAGGATTGGAACTTTTTTTATCCTTGTAATATTGGTTTAAATACTCTGTCCACTTGCTCATGTTTGAATATATATAATATTATTATTTTTTTGTTACACGCATAATACCTTCGAATCGATCCTTTCGAGGACTTTGAATATTATACGAAGATAAAGATGCCGTTAGTGAAATGATTGTATCATTTGAAATTGAACGTATCATCCCCCTTATCGTGCTTGTTATGGGCATAGAATCTGATGAAGATAAACTACACAAACTGGCCAAACTACTCGCACTATGTTTGTTTGGCAAGGGGCTGAAAGCCTCTTCACTACTAACTCGGTAGGCGACAAAGTCGACGGACGAGTTTGGCAATTTTTCACCATTCTGCATATGGAAGTTGCAAAGGTCTGATAAACAATTTTCTGAAAAATGTTTGGGTATTCCCGTAGATATTGACGAAATTCCGTGCGACCTATCTCTGGGAGAGTTTCGTAGGGGGTCTGTGAATATAGTAGATTTATCTAGTTGATAAACTATCGTTTCGTCATTATCTCCAACCGTACTATCGTGTATACTTTTGGTTTCGTTCATAATTTTGTCTAAACTACCCATACTACATGACCGATTGATTGTTTGAATACCAATTTTTTTACGATTGGATATATTTGACAAATTTAACCAATTTTTGGTATACGATAAAAGTTTGGTCGCGTTTGTATGGCGTTTTTCAGGGAAAATTTTGTTAGAACCAATGACCAATTTTGCAATGTTACTCATATTGTTATATAATATTATAGTTACTATATAACCAATTCTAGTTCTAAATCAATTTTCTATATACTTGGGATAAATTCCCAGTCGAGATCTAAGCATACCTTTTTCCATATTTGGTCTTGTTCGCGCTGTTTATCCACATCTTTCATCAAAATAATATAGGGTAAGTATTGGGTTTGATCCAGCAACACACATAATTGGTACAATGTGTAGGTATAATTGAAGAAATTGGTACGATTTACAGGACAGTGGAGTGCCCACGGCTTTTGGATCTCAATAAACAGTACACATAGCGTTTCGTGTAATTCCTCGTTCATAATAGGTGGTTTGATCCCAAATATGGAATTGATGTATTGGATATGTTCAAAATATTTGTTCAAATTCAATTTACGTAAAATATCCCGCATTTTATCATAGGTTAATTGGGCGGTATCTGTGATACGTTCTTTTTTAATACGTGCACGGATCGCTTCAATCACCTCGTCAGGTATTTGCGTGGTTTCTTTGGCCTGAAATTGGGATAGAATCTCCTTGAAATGATTCAAACGTATATAGGCCGTATACGATACTTCGTTGGGCGGTTCTTTGTTGGCCGGTTTGGCATTATCAATGATATGGGTGATAAAAGTACCACATTTTATATTATTACAGATAAGAATACCTTCTTCGTCTTGGGGAATCATCTCACCTTGGTTACATTTTTCACAAATATCCGATGGTATGATGAAATCATTGATATTGATGAGTTCATTGTTGACATTCTTCCAATAGTTTTGGTACATATTACGTGATTGGTTGTATTTGTTGTTATGAATACTACTAGCGTCATCGGTGACACTTTTGATTTTGAAAAATTGGTTTAACAGACTACTGTTTTGTTTCCCCCCGCCCTCGGATATATTCTTTTTTTGCTCGAAATAATTAAAAATGTATTTGGAATTTTCCAAGAGATATTTTCGCTTGGTCGCTTTTAGTATGGTGATTTGACGTTTGATATGGGTGATCTTATCCTGAGTATCTAAAAATTCCTCAATCTTTTTCGTATTGGCAAATTTCTTGGCGGATAGTTTGTATTGTTGTATTTCCTCTTTGAGTTTGGGAATGGTCGTTTGTTCTATCGTGTCAAATTGACGTAACATTTCTGTATGTTTTTCGTCGATGGTATTGGCCGTATACGCCTTTTTCTTTGGATCGGACGTATTCGGTTTGGGGTGACACTTGGTGTCTTCAGGGCCTAAACGTTTTTTCATGTATGTTTTATGATGTATAACTTCAACATGTGTTTACACCCTTTTCAGTCAATCCAATCAAAACAGGCATTGAACCCGTCTTCAAATGAATATTTGAAAAGTGTATGTTGTACATATTTGTGTTCGTATTTTACTACGAGTTTATCCATATTATTTTTGAACGGAGTAAAATATACATATGAGTAGTGAGTATTTGATAACGGGTCATACGTATATATTTTTTCGGGAATCTTTCGTACTACGATATATCTTATGTCGTCTTGGTCAATTTGATTCATGAAAATTCCATTTCTTAATCGCATTTTACCGGTATATCTCACGATTTTGTCAACAATATCTATCGGAGTCTTTTTCCAAACTTCATTCATATACAATAATATGGATGAAATCTTTACGTAGTTCTAACCTAAAATACTGAAAATGAACTTCCCAATGAACCACTACATGAATTGGCGACGAAACCTTGTACCGTTCCATACTCTCTTTCAATCACATTATCTGATTCTAATATCGCTCTTATTCCTGATTCACGCAAATACATGTCCGTAAAATACTTAGCAATATCTTCGCGATAACTGGCAATAACATACCATGCCAGTAGGTTATTTGCTTCAAGTTTGGGATCCATCAACATTTCCAAGTCAAATCCCGATGTAACAACGGCTTTATGGCGTGTTTTCAACAATTTTATATGATCCATGAATTTTAAGGAATAAAATATGTTATTTAATACATTTCCATAATATATGCTATCTTTCTTGTTGATATTTTCTGGAACTGTATATAATGGAAGTACGTATTTCGTAAATACGTATATTACATTTCTTCGTGTTCGTGAGCATACAATAGGTCCGGTTGCTGAGTCATCTTGCGTAACAACTAACTTCTCTGGTTCGGAGTTCTTCACTTCATCTGAAGATGTTTGTTGTTGGAGGTTTTCATCCCCCTGATCAAATTTCTCCATTTGTTTTGCAAACGCAGAAGTTATTTGTTGGAGGATTTCATCCCCCGGATCTGGTTGTTTACTAACCACCAATGTTGTAATAGTATCTTCTATAGGATGGATTGTATTCGTAGATACGTCTTCACTACCACAGTTGTTTATTTTACGATTAGATTCCGATAATTTTTCCATGTGAGAAATGGTCGCTTGGATATCCGTAAAATTCTCAAACATGACTTTGGACAATTCCGCCGGTGTAATGATTCCTTCTTGGAGAATGTAAATACGTTCCATGTCCTCTTCCGAAAGTTTGATATCATAGAAAAATTCAATCATGTTTTTGACAGTAGTATTGGAGCAATTACGAAATTTGGCGATGACATCAATTCTTCCCGGACGGATAAGCGCACTGTCTAAGGTATCAGGATGATTGGATGTCATAATCACGATACGTCCAGGATTCTCCAATACACCATCCAGTAAATTCAATAAAAAGGACAAATCCACCTTGTTACTGTCTTCGCTTTTTTTGTTTGGTTCTTTGTTAAGATCATCACTACCCATGATGGGTTCAGGTTGATTAATTTTTAGTGTACGTTCCATCACAATATCATTTTGACAATCTACATCTTCAAGCACATAAATACGTTGATCCAATGGAATACAGTAGGTTTCGGTTTGTCCCAAGATGGGATTAATCACATTCAAATTTTCATTGAAAAACAGATTTTCTAATTGGGTCTTGGTCATATCATTGTTTAAATTGATGTTACAAATATGACGATTAGTTTCGTTGGCTAGACACTTGATGGTGGACGTTTTTCCGGTTCCAGGTGCTCCAGACAACAACAGTCCAAGTGTGTATGGGATTCCTTTTTCGTCATACCATTTCCGATTTTTACAAAAGAAATTTACACGGTTACGAATGATCTCAATGTCTTCACCGAACAAATTGGAGAATTTACGGTTTGTCTGAAATTGCTTCATAACAAACGCAAAATAGGGTGGTAATCGGGACAAATCCTTTTGTTTTTCCATATTCATGGGTACCGTAAGTTGATGCATATTAAAATAATATCGTTTGTTGCCTAATTTATTCTTCACATGAATGGCGTATTTCTGTTTAATATTGTCCAGGTAATTACGCAATTGGTCCGTCGTCTTGGTAAAACTATATACCTCAATGATTTGTACAATGGATGCGGAATTACCGGTTGAACCTGAACCTGAATTGACATTGGTGGATGTACTATTTTCGTCTGAAGATTGCGTCATACGTGCAAACACTTCGTCATCAATATTGATAACATCTTTTTGATTCAAAATAAAGTTTTCGCGAACATAACTCACGTGTGTGGTATTCTTACTATTGGTAATAAAATCCAATATCGCATGACCTAACACATTATCAGGATTGTTCACATTGACAGTAATAGTAATCGATGCTGTTTTCTTTTTAATTTTGTTGTCGGTTAAATCCCTTGTATTACTGGATAAATCCTTTTTGATATTATCCAATTTGTCCGTATATTTTTTCATTACAAAATTGACAACCGTGGGGGCATTCTTGAACACAAAATCAACCAAACTGGTGGCCACGAAAACATAAATCATGGAGAACATATCATTTCCTTGGGAATTTGTATTACTTCTTCCTCCATTCATATTATTCAACATCAACATTGTCATCATATTCGATTTCAGAGAATCCATCATATTGTTTGATGAACCCCCCATCATATTATTTTGTGGGATTGCATTCATCGTAGCGTATTGATAGTTCATATGTAGTAATATTTATATGTTTTGTGAAAAATAAAAATATTTAAAGGCATGTTTGCATAATAGGTTATATGACGAAATATTATGCTCTTTGGTATTATTCTTACTGTGATGGAGCGCGCGGGGCGAATGCTATTTCGGAACATCCAGAAAGGTTGATACAATTGCACGAAGAAAATAGTAAGAATCCGGAGTCGCAATGGTATAATTACGACGAAAAATTGTATGAAATGAAAACTGAACCCATTGAATGTTATACCTATAATTCTGAAACAAAAAAGATTGAACCCTACGATGGTATACATAAAACAGACGGTTATGATTTTTATGCTTTCAGTACCCTATGTAACAATAGTAGTTTTGGATTATCATTTTACGATGATGTTGTGATGAAAGTTGCTGATACCGATGGTAACTTCTTGGACAATAATGATTTTGATGAGTTTGATAAAGGTCAAATATTGGTTTATTTGTCCAAAGGTTGGCATAAATTGTGGCAAGAATGTTCGGATATATACCAAAAATATGCATGTAAAGACACATTTATCATGTCTCTTGATTCGGATTTACCTACGTTTTGTTATACCGATTGGCCAAGTGATTCACCAGTTAAACCCAACGTTTATTATGAAGATGGTATCATGAATGCGTAAAGTAGGTGAACTTCTTCGGTGGCCTACGGCGCTTGGACAATTTGCCATTTGAACCCATTATGAATTTCGTTATTTTCCGATGCCCTGGTCAAGGAACCTCGTGACATTTGGAATTTTTTCAGGACTTCGGTGATGGATTTGTATGTTTTTATGTGTTCATTGGTCGCTTGATTGATTTGTATAACACTGGTACCGTTCACCTTTATATACGGTTCAGGTAACGTACGTGTTGACAAGTACTCGTCACGCATCTCTTGGGAACATTTGTCAAAAAAATTCCAGTAATGTCCCGAAGATACACGGTCTTCCTTGATGGCGCGTGAAATGGTGGAGAACCCTGCCAAATTACGGGACATGGCCGCATCTTTTTGGGAAGCATATACTTCCATGATTTTTGTTTTTTTGATATCAATCATGGCGATAAATTCGATCGACTGGGTACGTGTTTCTACTGTCGGTGGTGGAACCGGAATTTCTGTGATATTTCGGTCGGCTAACATCCAACGAAACCCTTTGTAGGTTCGATTGTTACGATAGGCTTCTCTTACCGCACTTCCGGACGAACTGTTGAAATGACGGGTAAACGTAATGATACTATCGTACATTTGAATGAATTCCAACGTGATGGGGTCATATTGATATACTTTGGGAGAACGGCCGTTCTCTCGTAATTTGACATACGATGGTTCTTCGGTAGGCGCGATTGCTGTAGTTTCTAGGATCACATTTTCTGGGATTGGATTTTTTTGCATTTTCATTTGCTGTACTTGTATTTTTAATTCTTCTAATTTTAATTCTTCTAGTTGCACTTCGACTATGAGTCCTTTGGTTTTTTCTTTTTCGAGTTCAAGTGAATTAATTTTATAAAGCAATGTTTTACATTTCATAATTTCGATAAAAATTTCGTTGATTAGATTAAAAATATTAAAATTTTCACAAAAAGGGTCATATCTTACGAAAATACAATCTTCTATTATGTCTTTGATAGCACTTTGTCTTTCCAAATCCTTTAATTTATTTGTTATGGTTTTATGGTGGTTTTCATCGCATTCAATTGCAATTTTGTATTGTGGAAAATATAAATCAATTCTGTATTGATTATCGCCAACAACATATTGTTCAATCATTTCTTCACCTGAAAATGATTTAAGTAAACATTTTATCGTATCCGCTTCTATACAGGAGTAAATTCGATTTTTGATATCTATACCAACTTTTTCAGAAAAATCGATTAACTCTGTTTTTCGTGTGGTTGATAATAATTTTAATAGCCCATTATACGTTAAATATAACATGTTTTGTTCTCCACCATTCGTTGGTGAATTTACCAAAATACGATCGTCATAGTTAAATTTATTAGGCGATAATCGTTTACTTATGTTTGTCATGCCCAATATTTTACCTATATCAGCGCTACAAAATAGTGTAAATGGTGCATTATCATTTTTGATGATTCTACATGCATAATGTTTTTCAATATTCGACGCAAGTAATAATTGTTCTTCTTTGGACATTATTATATAATATTTATATATGATTTCTTTATATTTATTCCTAAATATACACGCATCCTTTAAAAACGAACACTCTAAAATTTCAGAGAGAACTTCCATCTACCCAATTGAACGGATAAAGATGGCACATAAAAATTATATCAATTCATATATTCCACTACGTTTGTTAGTCGTATCGGTCAAAATACAAATAAATACGTTCAACGAGATCCTCGTTTTGGTTTGTTTCAATGCGTTTAATTTGTTTTTCAATTTCTGTTTTGAGAACTTCAAGACGTGTTGCTATGTTTGGATTTTTTGATTTTCCGGATTTGTCGATATATTTGTCTGGATTAAACCGGATATAGATCCATTTACCCGAGTGTGCCATGAATAAATCATCATAACGAGTTTCTTCGTCCATGGTGTCATAGGATTTATGCTGATTTTCGTCGGTTTCGATGGCAAGTAATGTATTTCCGATCAATTTACGGTGATCGATTCGTCTACGTATGGTACAATCACAGTGAGATGTTTCCAAGGTTCGGTCGTGAACGAACCCGTCAAAGATAGAATTGATATAATCGCGTACGGTGATTTCCTTGTTTTTTCGGTGGAGTCCAAAGGTTAGTGGATCCAATGGAAATTCGCGACGAAAACATTCAGTACAATAATGTTTGTATTTGTGATTACCAACTCGTTGATAAGGACAATCGTATTCTGCATATCCGGGACACATTTTATCTTTCACATTCACCATGGTTTCTGTTTTGCAGTTAACACAACATATCGCTCTAGTTTCGCCTGGTTCGTTGAATGAGGGAATCGCCTTGTCACATTTGCATTTGTGGTTGACTATGTTGATCATAGTATCGGTTTTACATACGGAACAATGGGTAGGTTTAGACTCACCTGGCTCATTAAACACCGGTATAGATTTATTACAAAAACACCGTTTGTGAACAATATCAGCCATAGTATCGGTTTTGCAACAGGTACAGTGTGTTGCTATAGTTTCACCCAGGTTACAGAACGATGGTCGTGCTTTTCCACAAACACATTTTCGATGAGTATCACGTACATTGATCATGTCATCGGTTTTGCACGATTGACAGTATTTAGCGGTAGTCTCGCCAGCAAGATTGAACGAAGGTAATGCTTTACCACAATGACATTTTTTGTCTCGTACATTGACCATGGTTTCGGTTTTACATGAAGCACAGAATATTGGTTTTCCGCCAATTTCATTGAATGATGGGCTAGACTTACCACAAAAACATTTTTTATTGACAATATCGACCATATCGGGTAATTTGCATAGTGAACAATGGGTGGGTTTGGTTTCACCTGGGTGATTAAACGATGGACGTGATTTTCCGCAAACACATTTTCTGTCTTTATCACGAATGTTTATCATGGTATTGGTTTTGCATAAAATGCAACAAATTGGTAGTGACTCGGTAGGTTCATTATAAGTTGGCTGCGATATTCCACATTTACATTTTTTATCTTTAACATTGATCATGGTGTCGGTTCTACATTCAGAACAACATATTGGAGAGGTTAGATGAGGCTCATTGAACGTAGGTTGTGCTTTACCACATTGACATTTTTTACTCATAACATTAACCATCGATTCGGTTTTACACAATAAGCAATGCGTGGCTTTGGTTTCCCCGATGACATTAAAGCATGGAATTGATTTTCCACAATAACACATTGAGTGACGAACATCGATCATGGTTTCTGTTTTACAGGAAGCACAATATAAGGCTTTGGTTTCACCAAAGTTATTAAATGACGGTTGTGATTTACCACATACACATTTTTGGTGAATCATGTCAATCATATTATCGGTTTTACAGGAAGCACAAAATTTGGCTCGGATCTCACCTAAAATATTATAGGAAGGTTGTGCTTTACCACAATAACAAATACTATATTGTTTTTTCATGGTTTCTTTGTGGGTTTTACACCGTAACGGAATTCCATAAAACATACCATAAGACGCGCGTTGTTTACAATTTAAATATTCGCAAATTTTGGGCATTTGTATAATATTATATTAGCCTATGTATTTATGTCCCTTTTTATTTGGACATAAATAATCAATTTTTTGTATTAAAAATTATCACACGCATTTAGACATTTTTTGGATTTTCCTGATTTTTCTGGATTTTTTGAAAAACTCATTTTCCAGAAATTATTTTCTTTTGTTAATCTATACTCGATAACATGGCTGGAGGTCTCTTGCAGTTGGTTGCTTATGGTGCACAGGATGTTTTCCTTACAGGAACTCCCGAGATAACTTTTTGGAAGGTGTCTTACAGACGCCACACAAACTTCGCGATGGAATCCATCGAACAAACCTTTTCCGGCCAAGCCGATTTCGGTCGCCGAGTGACCTGCACCATCTCCCGTAACGGTGATTTGGCTTACCGCACTTATCTTCAGGTGACTCTCCCTGAAATCAATCAATCCATGGTTTCCATCAATGGGGATGGTATTTATGCTCGTTGGTTGGACTTTATTGGTGAACAATTGATTGCCCAAGTCGAAGTTGAAATTGGTGGTCAACGCATTGACCGTCAATACGGTGACTGGATGCACATCTGGAACCAATTGACCATGACTTCCGAACAACAACGCGGTTACTTCAAGATGATCGGTAACACCACCCAATTGACCTACATCACCGATCCTACCTTCGCCGCCATCTCTGGTCCTTGCTCTTCCACCGCCGGTCCTTCCCAAGTGTGCTCCCCCCGTAACGCCTTGCCAGAAACCACTCTTTACATTCCTTTGATGTTCTGGTTTTGCAAAAACCCCGGACTTTCCCTTCCCCTTATCGCTTTACAATACCACGAAGTCAAGATCAACCTTGATATCCGCCCTATTGGTGAATGCTTGTGGGCCGTCAAGACCCTTAACGCCGGGGTATCTGGAACCGTTTCTGCCACCATCCCTTACCAACAATCTTTGGTTGCGGCATCTTTGTACGTTGACTATGTGTTCTTGGATACCGACGAGCGCCGAAAAATGGCCCAAAACCCCCACGAATATCTCATCGAGCAAGTCCAATTCACAGGCGATGAGAGTGTGGGCAGCTCGTCTAATAAGATCAAATTGAACTTCAACCACCCCTGCAAAGAACTCATCTGGGTGGTTCAACCTGATGCCAACGTTGACTACTGTGCTTCCTTGGACAACACCCAAACTCTCTTCAAGACCTTGGGCGCTCAACCCTTCAACTACACCGATGCATTGGATGCTCTTCCCAACGCTATCCACGCCTTCGGTGGACCTGGCGAAACCTCATCCGGAAACTTCATCGTTTCCTCCGGTTTGTTCGATATGCCCGGAGCAGTTGATTCTGGTACTTTTACCGCGGGAACATGGCAAGCAAGTACCTATCCTACCGGTACTAAGACAGACGATTTACCTTTCGCAAACCAATCAACCGCTGCCAACACCAACACCGCTTCCTATGTGTCCGATGCCGGTACCTTCGTCCTTGCCGAAACCGCCCTCGATATGCATTGCTGGGGTGAAAACCCTGTGGTTACCGCCAAACTTCAACTCAATGGCCAAGATCGTTTCTCTGAACGTGAAGGCTCCTACTTCGACGTGGTTCAACCCTTCCAGCACCACACCCGCGCCCCCGATACCGGTATCAATGTGTACTCATTTGCCCTCCGCCCCGAAGAACACCAACCAAGTGGCAGTTGCAACTTCTCCCGTATTGATAACGCCGTACTCCAACTTGTTCTCTCATCCGGCACTGTCGCTGGTACCGCCACTGCCAAAGTACGTGTGTACGCAGTAAATTACAATGTCCTTCGTGTCATGAGTGGCATGGCTGGAGTTGCCTACAGTAATTAGTGTGACATACATTTTTGTGACATACAAAACCAAATAAAAACCCCATATAAAATAAAAAACAAATAGGTTTCTTATTTTGTTGATCTGCCATTAATGTGAAGTTGATCTAAATAGTATTATCGTTTTGCAGAACTTGTTCATTTTTCTTCTTCCGTAGAGTTGCTATCTGTTTTGCATGCATTTTGCGGTACTCCTCATCGCCATATCTTTCTTTCAATCGTTTTCTCTGCTCTTGTTTGCGCAATTTGGCTGCTTCTGTAATTTCTTCCTTTGACTTTTTATTGATTTTGGTAAGCATGGCACAGTCACCTGAAACTATGTCTTCAATATTCACACAATGACGCTGACGCTGAAAATGGGTTATTTTGACAAGTTGTGCTATCCATTCATCGAAATCGTAGCCTCTTTTCATATAATTACAATCCGCACAACAGGAACGACAATTGTCAACCACATAACCCAATCCACTATCGAAACGATCAATACCGTTACGGTGACTGATTGACGGGGTCTTTCCACATATGTAACAACTTTTTGATGTGATAACATCAAATTGTTCTTCAGAAATCTCGAATTCAAATTGTTTATTTTGCGCTCTTTTTTTGTAGTCAGTGTACTTCACCTGGATATGGTTACTAAACACATCATGATACAACGCACCTCCTTTCACGTGACCGCCGTACACCGCAATATGCTCAGCCCGCCTTACAAATACGGTCGCAGTTGCGGTATTTTTCATAAAATTACACATCTGACAACAACTCACACAATTATTTGTTATATACCCGTTCTGCTGATTTATACGGTCTATACCATTGAACCCTTTTTCCTCTATTTGTCCACAATAATGACAAGGCATTTTAACGAGTTCTTTGAATTCATCTATGGTAAATTCAAATTGTAAATTTTTGTTACCGGCAGTACGTTGATAATTACTGTAATGAATATCTATATTTTCTTTGCGTTTTTTATTATTATCCGTCATTTTTTCAGGATTATTGTCTCTCCATCTCTTAGCATCTTCAGCATTGTGTTTGAGAAACTCTTCTTCACCAACCGTAACCAAACGATTGTTACGTGATTTTTGCCACGTTTCTGCCACCTTTTCGTAATTTTCCTCTTTCCAAGCATTTTTTACAGCAATGCGTTCGGGTTTTCTTTCCGCAACACGTGCCAGAGCATTGCGGTGTTCTTTATCACGTGTTGCATCACGTTTTTTATTGTCTTCCCGACACATACGGCAAGTTTTCGTTACCATGTCATTGACACCATGGAACATTTCCATAGGACAAATTTTGCAACACACTGTACATGTCTTTTCAGTAGCATTTTCACTTACCAATTCACACATAATTTTGGCTTCTCCTCGACGTTTTTTATCCTTTTCTCTGTCTTTTATGAGACAATTTTCGCAACGGTTGTATTTATGGTCTAATTCTAATTCTTCACGGCAACCGCGTACATAATTAAAGCACAATCGTTTATTACGCGAGGCTACCTCTTCTACTAAGATACATATTTGATGTTTCAAACAATAATCATTTTCATCAGATTTTTTAAATTTACACCCGTCACTTTTGCACATTATCACAGTTTCTCTCGCCGTTTTTTGATTTAGTTTTGCTCTTTCGCGACATTTTCCACATGTTTTCTCATTTTCACCCAGATATTTCATTTTATTGCACCCACTACAGCATACACATTTGGTTATCATTTCCTCCGTATAACCTACCATGTAATCATGATATTTACAAAAATTAGTATCACTAACTACGTGATTTCTACACTCATTATTATTTCGATCTTTTGCTAAACACTTCATTGTTGTATAATGTAGTATATATGTTGTATGGCTTTATATATATTATATATAAATAAATCAATTTTATATAAATATTTTGTGGTAGATAAATATTACAAAATCTTACTCTCGCCGTATCGAGAACAAGTTAGGGAACAATTACAAAATCCGCTTTCTGATCAGAGAAAGCGTGTTGTGGTCAAAATAAACAAACAATTACATTATATAACAATGGATAAATATTACAAATGTTTGCTCTGCCGATCGGCAGAGCAAATGCATTAGACAAAAACCTACCCTACAATGGATACGTTTATAGGGTTCTTGGTAATAAATTACAGTGTCTATAATTTTATCCCGATAATGTATAAAAATGAAATTCAAAGGAATTGGTCCGTTATGTACACCGGCGTACGTTTATTTAGTGATTTCGATCATCGCACTCATCGTGATGTTTTTACAAAATTTTGGTAACCGAGAGGTCTATTGTTTGGGTTCGTATTCGTGCGATGTCTCGAATGTAGCGATTATTTTTATCGTAAAAATCTTGTATGTCTTGCTCTGGACCTGGATTTTGAATCTAATTTGTGGTGCGGGTGCCGAGGGCTTGGCTTGGTTCTTAGTATTGTTACCCTTTTTGATTTTCTTCATTTTGTTGTCCTTGTTAATGATATAATTTCATCCTATAATATAAGTATATGATGAAATGAAAGGAACCACCAACAAACGAAAAATGTCACATAAAAATCAAACACGTAAACAACCCACCATTTGCGGTAAAATTCTCCAAGAAAACCACGAGGGGTGGAAAATCATCGAAATCCACGGCGATCCCTACGAACGTGGATTTGCTCACGGTTATTTGCTCCACCAAGAACTAACCACCGTATTGAAAAAATTGCCCTTTGCGGTGAACCACGAAATCGAAGTATCCTACCGTAAGTATTTGGCCACTTGTAAACGCGTTATTTCCCCGATCATAAAACAAAAATCCCCAGAAATTTACCAAGAACTCTGTGGGATATCCAGGGGCGCACAAATGGCCGGTCAAGAAATTTCCGTACATACGTTGATTGCGTGGAATGCATTCATGTCTATGTATAATTATTTTCATTACGATTTTACACCCAAACAATTAGCGAAGAAACGAAAATCCCAGCACTGTAGCGCATTTATTGCCACTGGAAAAGCCACCAAGAATGGAAAAATAGTGATGGCTCATAATAGTCATTCGGATTTGGTATCAGGATCACTGTTTAATATTATTATGTATTTGACCCCCAAACAAGGTTTTCCATTTTGTATGCAAACCGCGCCCGGATATGTAGCCAGTGGTACAGATTGGTTTCTAAGTGAATCCGGAATGATGGGGTGTGAAGCCACCATTGGTGATACAAATTACCAACCGAATTTCAAAGACGGCCATTTGCCTTACTTTTGTAGAATACGTCAAGCCATGCAATATGGTAAAAATCTGGATGAATATGCAAAAATCATGACCCAACATAATGCGGGGGATTACGCGGGATCGTGGTTATTTGGGGATACCAAGACCAATGAAATCATGTTATGTGAGATAGGATTGAATATACAAAACATTCAACGAACCAACGACGGTATTTTTTACGGAATGAATAGCGCCATGTCGTTTGAATTACGTGACAAAGAAACCAATGACCAAGATTTTTTCGACATAACCACCTCGTCTGGCGCTCGCAATTATCGTTTGTATGAATTGTTGTACAAGACATATTACGGAAAATTAACCACCGAAAATGCAAAAAAAATATTGTCTGATCATTACAATGTTCTATCGCAAAAAAACGACGTGCCGAATTCAAATTCAGTATGTGTACATACTTACAACGATTCAGAATCGGACTATTATCCGCACGGGTGCCAAGACGGAAAGGTAGTAGACGCGGAAATGGCGAAACGGGGTGAATTTGTGGGACGGTGGGGACCTTCGTGTGGAACGCCGTTTGAGACCAAGAAGTTTGTCCAAGAACACCCCGAATACAAAGAGTGGGAACGAGTATTGGTCGATTTTCCCAAAAAAGAATGGGTACGAATCCACTTATAAGGCGAATCTTCGGACGCACTTCAGGTGAGAGAAGATCGTAGGGATGCCGAGAATATAATGGAGGCATCATGGCTTTGACGAATCATCTGGAAACCCAAATTTTTCATAATCCAGTATATTTTTCCAAAACCACATACGTTGAAATGCGTTATCGTGTAATACAATCGATTGTTTTTTGGCATAATCTGTAAAAAACAGTCCGTCTTCATTATGTCTGAAAACACGTTCTGAAAAAAGAGTTTTTGCATTATGAAAACTCGTTTGTAAATCCAATACGATATGATTATTCATATGATATATGATGGAACGATCAAAATCATACGCGGTTAATAAATCGGCTTCACGTACAATGTTATAAGCGGTTTGGTATTCACCCAAGTCGGGGAATCCATGTTCTTTCACATAGGAATAAGGCATTGTAGATATGATCTTGGTGGTAGCTTCGATTTCGAATGGTTTTAGTGACTCCCCTAAGAATCGTTCGATGTTGACTAATTCTCGGGATTTATCGGTGTATTTTTTGTCACACATATCATGTATGATGGCAGATACATATATCAATCGCTCATGGAATTGAATTTCGGGGCGTATAAGCACTTCCTCGCGAAAAATCTGATTGGCGTAATAAAGAGTATTCATGCTATGTGATAATCCGTGTGATTCATCAATATTGTATTGTAATGTCGTGGTCAATACGTAACGAAATAGTTTTGTAAATAACATAATATGTATAATGATCTAACCGAATGTTTATGTCTTTTTGGTTTAGACGAATTTTCCGGACAAAAAATTGATTTGAGAAATGAATTCTGTAATATTTGTTATTAATACATATAGAATCATAATTATATACATCACATAATGGAAGGCAAAATTATCATCAAAGACGTTTTACCGGAAGAGAATTCGTATCGATTTACTATTGAAAATATCAACGTTTGTTATGCGAATGCGATTCGTCGAGTGTTGTTATCTGAGATTGATATATGTGTTATAAAAACGGAAAACGAAGAAGTAAACCAATGTTTTATAGAGACAAATACCACACGATTTCATAACGAAATATTAAAGCAACGTTTGAGTTGTATACCGATTCATGTAAAAGATATGGAATTGTTACCGGGGAATTATGTATTGGAAGTAGATGTTACGAATGAAACGGACACCATTATGTATGTAACAACGGAACAATTCCGTATTAAAAACAAAGCGACCGGTAAATATATTACCAATGAAGAGACACGTAAGATATTTCCACCCAATGCCATTTCGCAATACTATATTGACTTTTGTCGATTGAGACCGAAAATTAGTGATACGATTCCGGGAGAAAAAATCAAACTGACCGCCGAATTTTCGAAAGGGAATGCCAAAGAGAATAGTATGTATAATGCTGTTTATAAGTGTTCTTATATGAACACACGTGATAAAATGGCTGAAATGAATGAATGGAAGCGTCTTGAAAAAGAATTACGTGACAAGTATCAATCGATCACGGAGGAGGAAATCACCTTTGAAAAACGTAATTTCGAACTGTTAGACGCACAACGATTCTTTCATCCCCATAGTTTTGATTTTGTAATCCAGAGTATCGGAATTTACGATAACGTGGAATTGATACTGAAGGCGTGTATCGTTTTACAAAACAAATTCATAGATATGGTTCAAAATTTGGTGGAAGGAAATATACCGATTCATATTAGTGAGACGTCGATGGAAAATTGCTATGATATTGTTCTTGAAAATGAAGACTATACAGTGGGTAAAATTTTAGAATACAATCTATATGAACGTTTTTATATGAAGGATAAGGTATTGTCCTTTTGTGGATTCAAAAAATTCCACCCACATAATACGGAAAGTATTATTCGTATTGCGTTTTCCAAACCGAATGAAATGGATCAAATCAAGTATGCTATAAAGGAAGCATGTATTGATTCGCAAACCAAAATATCCGAAATTTATCATTTATTTGAATCACGTAATACGGGTGAAAAAATCCCCTTACCTATGAAATAAACGAAATTAGATGATTTGGTCAGGGGCAGAATGTCTACAACTACTAACTCAGAAGGTGACTGAGGGTTTTACGGAGGGGCGACTTGTCAAACTCGTCCGGTAGCAAAGCTACCTTCCGAGTTAGTAGTGAAGAGGCTTTCATCCCCTTGCCATCACGGAGAAAAATCAAAGAACAGCTGAAGCCTTATCACAAAAATTGATTTTTTATACGTGATACGTATTATTTTGTATAATACATATCATATCTCACCAATCACCGATTTTGAAAATGAAAACTGGTGTTGCAAATTTCTCCGACTTCCGTTCTGACAATGGGGCTGATCCGTTTCCTAGAATCGGCAAAGCCGATTCTGAGGAAACGAATGTAGAAAACGAACCGAACCGCAAAGCGGTTCTAAACGTTTTGATACAAGGCCTCAGTACTACTAACTCTGAAGGTGACCGAAGTTCAACTGAGAAGTTAGGTGGGTTTATACCAGTCGAAGATGCGGTGGATGAAGTGGAAATGCCTATTACAATTTCTGAAAAAAGTGAACAAAAAAATATGAAAATGGAAACATATATGAACCGGCGTATTGATGAATATATAGTAGGTTTTAAAAATGACATTAAATCAAAAATGTCAACTTTAGAAATAATCAATCAACCAAATTCGTCAGAAACAGAATTAGAAAAAATGAGAGAATTTCTTGAATTCATATTTGAATATCCAAAATTAATATTAGACAAAAAAGATTTTATAGTATCAAAAAGAAGAGCATCATCATCTATAAACCCCGATCAAGAAAACCAGGTGAGTGTATTGACGTTTCCAGCCCATATGCAGTGTTTGGCGAAACGATCGGACGGTATACAGTGTACACGTAAAAAAAAGAAGTGTTGTGATTTTTGTGGAACTCATGCAAAATTGGATGCGATACAACGGACATCTACCCCAGAATCTATCCAGCGTATGGAAGTATCTGCGGAAGATATCCACGGAATTATCTATTATATTGACCGTTTTAACAATGTTTATAATACCGAGGATATATTAGAAGGTAGAGAGAATCCACGAATTATTGCCAAAGCTACCAAGCATTCAAACAACATGTATATGATTGATGAATTTCTATAAAAAATGAGTCCTGGACTTTGGCAATGGGGCTGATCTGTTTCCTAGAATCGGCAAAGCCGATTCTGAGGAAACGAATGTAGATTTTACTTCGAGACGACCAGTCGTACCTCCGTAAAACCGTCAAGAGGATGAATCCAATTGTTTTGTATTTATTTTACGTACGATCGATTCAGTAGTAATTACCGGACGATTATCCATAATATATGCATTTACTTCGGTAGCTTTTTCTTCATTTCCTTCATAATAATTTGACAAAATATTCATCAAGAGTGATTTGGTAATTGATTTCTTTACTGTCTTTTTTTTGTACAAAATATGACCGTCATTGATATCAAAACAATCGATTTGATTTTGTTTCATAATTTCCATCAATCGTATAGTTATATTTTTTTTGTCTAATTTACGTTTTATTATTTCCTTTTGAAGAGTACGGGTTTCATTATCATTTTTTACCCATTCTTTGATAATCCTTACCAAATCTTCTTTTTCCATATATGGTTGTAATATTCTATATATATTATGTTTATATTATAACATAGACTACCAAAATAATGTTTAAACGGATGAGTTTAACCGTAACGCAATCGAAATATAATTCAGCCAGTGCACAACCAACCCCGATACATAATACAGCACATATGCTACCGTTTTCAAAAAAAAACTTTTCGTCCATGTCATTGTCGATTGCGTCCAACAATCAGGTTGTACCATCCATGATGAGACCTCCACCTGTAAATGGAAATATTCGACATATTCCTGAAGCAACGAATCAAGCAACCGTGCCAAAAATGTTATGGGGAAAACCAACATGGTATTTATTACACATGATGGCAGAAAAAATCCAGGAAGTAAAATTCCAAGAATTGCGACCACAAATATTAAACATGATTTATTCCATCTGTAATAATCTACCGTGTCCTACATGTGCAACTCATGCCAAAGAATATTTAAATAAAATCAATTTGTTTCATATTAATTCTAAAGAAGAATTGAAAACTATGTTATTTAATTTTCACAACGATGTGAATCGAAGAAAGGGCTATTCCATATTTTCAAGACAAGAATTGGATAGTTTATACATCAAGGCCGATCCTGTCGCTATTATACAAAATTTTTTAGTTGCTTTTAATAAAAAAAACAAGAGCATTCGTTTGTTGGCTGATGATTTAAGTCGTCAAAACATCACTCATGTATTAAAATCCTGGTTTCAACAAAATATTGTGTATTTCGATCCACCCGTATCGCTATAACTCGGTATTTGAGGGTTTTACGGAGGGACGACTTGTCGCAAGATGTAAAAATTTTATGTAGTATTAATATTTTTACACCGGTAAATCGTCTTGGAAGGACGGCTACATACTTCTACATTTCCTATATTCAGATATTGTAGATCAGCCCGTTTGGTGGAACGTATCGAATACGCCCAACCGATCCCCCATCCGATCCCTATAATCAACGAAATCATCATAAACACCACACTATTACAAGAATTGTTCATCAACCACAATGCTTCAAAAATAAGTAGTAGTGGGAAAATAACGAGTATAGCAACGTTTTGTTGAAGTGCTATCAATGCATTTGCATATGTTACTGGCGGAGCGGTAAAAGATGTTACTAAATAGGCGAGTGTATATGCATATACAAGAATATTGAGTGGTGCCTTTGATAGAGGTTGAATCGAACCACCTGTACCTATGGGAATGGCACCAAGATAAAACGTATTACATCTATGATTGGGTGGTGACATTAAATCGTCTCCTAATCCTTTTTCCAACATATACGAAGCGGAAATAGTAACAATCGTTCCAATCAATAATCCTACGAGATAAATTGCCCCACGAGGATCCAAATTAAACATGGACTGTAATAAAAAATAGGAAACAAATATAATAGGGGCCAACCTAAATATCAAATAAATGACATTAAACACATTGTAACTGGTTACACTCATTATAACACCTTCTTAGAAAAAAAGATGTAAAGACATCGTGATAAAATACAATAGACATGGGAATTCCGGCATATTTTTCGTATATTATCAAAAATCATGCACAAATATTGAAAAATTTATTATTTGTGCAATCGACCATTCAATTTGATCATTTGTATATGGATTGTAATTCTATCATATATGATACCTATCACGAAATATTATTATCTAATAAAGATCCGACGTTTGATGAAATCATTGATAAAACCATACAAAATATTCAATCCATTGTTACTTTAATTCGTGCCACCAAGACCGTATACATTGCGTTTGACGGGGTAGCACCGTTGGCCAAAATGAAACAACAACGATCACGGCGTTATCGTACACTTTACGCGGACAACAATTCTTCTGTGAATACAACTATTTTCAATACCACTATGATTACTCCGGGTACACGATTTATGAAAAGATTGACTGTAAGACTACATGAAGAATTCGATAAATCCGGATATATAATCACTACATCCGATGAACCGGGGGAAGGTGAACATAAAATGATGCAACATATGCGTGATCACCCTGACAAGGACGGATTTACAGCAATCTACGGATTAGATTCGGATTTGATTATGTTGGCAATTTATCACGAATATCTTTACAAACATATTTTTATTTTTCGTGAAGCCCAAGAATTTTTTAAATCACGTATTCCCATCACATTTTCATATGCGAAAGAACCATATTTTATGGATATATCCGAATTAATTCGATCAATTGCCAATGAAATGCGTGTAGACGGATCTTCGGTAGAAACAACGATACAAAGTGTATATGATTATGTATTTTTGTGTTTTATGATAGGAAACGATTTTTTACCACATTTTCCCATGGTAAATATTCGAACGCATGGTATTCAAATACTATTAGATACCTATTATAATTTACCCGCAAAACATAAAAAATTGGTAAACTTTGGCAAGGGGCTTTCAGCCTCTTCACTACTAACTTCGAAGGTGGCAGAGCCATCGGAGAAGTTAGGCAAGGATAAACCTACCATTTGTTGGTCGGCTATTGCGCAATTGATGGAAAGTTTGGCAAAAAATGAACACGAATTGTTGATACAAGAATACGAACATCGTGAAAAGCAATCGCGCCGTTTTTATCCTGAGACTACTCCTGACGAAAAAGACGCTGCCTTGAGTAATTCACCTTTACAATTTCGTGGCGAAGAAATGTATATAGCACCCCATATTAATGGATGGGAAAAACGTTATTATAAAACACTGTTTCATACCAAGAATCCGAACAAGGAATTCGTTCAAAAAAGTTGCGTTCATTATTTGGAAGGGTTGGAGTGGGTGTTTGATTATTATACCACTGGATGTACTGATTGGCAATGGAAATATGAATATGATTATCCTCCCTTATTTCGTGATTTATGTATGTACATTCCTACTATAAATACAAGATTTATTGTTGAATATCGAGAACCATGTACAACCGCACAACAATTGACGTACGTATTACCGGCAAAACAACAATTTGACGAAGGTATTATCAATGATGAAATGTATCATACTCGATCAATCCAAGAAAAATCCAAACTACAATATGGCTGGGCATTTTGCAAATATTTATGGGAAGCACACCTACATGTTGAGGGTTTTACGGAGGGACGACTTGTCGTCTCGGAGTAAAACCTCAATTCTACGGACGACGCATTCGGGCGTAGAATGTAAAAATTGATTATAATTATCGATCATGTAAAATAACAATACCTATAGCCAAATGATTTCAACTGTGAAACTACACGTTAAATTTCAATCTCCGTATTATACCAGAAGTCAACGTAAAATGATTGAATACGAAATGTTATCGGATACTATTAAAAATTATAAGCCGATACGCGAAGAACCACCACGATTAACTATGATATTTGACACTGAAACTAGTGGGTTATTACCCAAAGGAGAATGTTCGATTGATCAAAAACCATATATATTACAATTGTCGTATGTATTGTATGATGAAGACAAAGAGATGGTGGTAGAAGAATACAATCATTATATAAGGTTACATGATATGACGATTGAAATAGACAAAGGTGCGTCGGAAATACATAAAATATCAAAGGAAATATTAAACACCAGAGGTATACCCATTGAAGAAGCATTAACTCAATTTTATAAAGATTATCGACGTTCAACAAGGATTGTTGGACATAATATATCATTTGATATGCAGATGATATTGATCGAAGTAGAACGTAATTACCATAAAATGACGGCGAATGGGTGTGTCTCTCCGGAATGTATATTCAATAAAATGTATGAGAAAGTTCATGGTGTCGATCATTTTGATACAATGGAACACGGAATTCATATATGTAATATTGCGGTTGAATCGAATCGGTATGGGAAATTAGGCAAAGACGAATATATGGTTCCTGTAAATGTTAATGGAATGGTTTTTGAGAAAAGAATGTACAAAAAAAGACCGAGTTTGTTGGAATTATTATTACAATTGAATTTAGAAGTGGGGAAATTACACGATAGTATAGAAGATGTATATGGGTGTGTTCGAATTTATCAAAAAATAAAACATGTTGTACGGTAGAATACCACATAACTACTAACTACGAAGGATCGGTGATATTTGGTTGTTTTTTTTACACCGGCGAATGGTGTAAAAAAGAGTTTTTATTTATAAAATTATCAAAATACGATTATAATACTATTTCAACTAACACCTAACCGTGGTTAACTAATCAAAACTTACTCTAAAAGATTAAGTACAAATTCATGAGGGGGATTTCTTGAATACAGATTGTCATCAGCATCTTTCAAATACAATACACCTTTATGAACAAATTCAGTTGTCACCAATTCTTCTTCAAATTCCTCTCCTTCTTCCAATTCTTCGTTGACAGGAGGTTGTTCAGATGATACAATCTTTTTAACAACTACGTTGGCGTCAGGCAATTGTTGCTCTGAACTTTCGTCGGTTGAAGGCGAATTATCCGGAAATAATGATTGGTATAATTTGTGATAAGTGTCTTTATCTATTACCTGTGTTTCAGACATTTTTTCAATAAATTGTAGGATCGCGTTTTTGTCATTGTCAATATTACTATCAATTGTGGTAGTAACTTTCTTAGAAGCACGTGGTTTTTTTGCTGGTTTGGCACTGTCAACCGATACAGCGGGTAAGACAACATTGTCAACATCAACAACCGGAACTACCGCGTTGTCAACGGCTACACTCGATTCGACAACATCAGCAGTAAGTTTGACTTTCTTGGGAGCACGTGGTTTTTTTTCTGGTTTGGTATTTTCAACAACTGCGACAGCGACATCACCTTCGGTGACGGCACCATCGACAACATCAGCAGTAAGTTTGACTTTCTTGGGAGCACGTGGTTTTTTTTCTGGTTTGGTATTTTCAACAACTGCGACAGCGACATCACCTTCGGTGACAGCACCATCGACAACATCAGAAGTAGGTTTGACTTTCTTAGGAGCACGAGGTTTTTTTTCAGGTTTGGCACTTTCAACAACTGCGACAGCGACATCACCTTCGGTGACAGCACCATCGACAACATCAGAAGTAGGTTTGACTTTCTTGGGAGCACGAGGTTTTTTTTCAGGTTTGGTATTTTCAACAACTGCGACAGCGACATCACCTTCGGTGACAGCACCATCGACAACATCAACCGTAGGTTTGACTTTCTTGGGAGCACGAGGTTTTTTTTCAGGTTTGGTATTTTCAACAACTGCGACAGCGACATCACCTTCGGTGACAGCACCATCGACAACATCAACCGTAGGTTTGACTTTCTTGGGAGCACGAGGTTTTTTTTCAGGTTTGGCACTTTCAACAACTGCGACAGCGACATCACCTTCGGTGACAGCACCATCGACAACATCAACCGTAGGTTTCACTTTCTTAGGAGCACGAGGTTTTTTTTCTGATTTTGTTTCAACATTACCTGCACCAGATGGTGATTCAGTAGATGTCACAGTCGACATTGGGGAGACGTTTTCAACAAGAAGTTGTTGAACGGCATTGATAGCCGACTGTTTCATACTGTTTGATTGGGCGACGGTTGCGATTGTGGATGACATATTGTTGGGTTTGGATTGATTTGATTTGATTATGTTTTAAAATGTATTGACAGAAAAAGCGAATCAATTTTTGTAAAAATAAAGTGACAAATGAATAAAAATGTTTTGTGGTGACACTTTCGATTCCTCCAAACTAACTTCGTAGCTCACCTTCAGTGACAGGAGAAGTTGGTAAGGGGCTTTCAGCCTCTTCACTACTAACTCTGAAGGTAGCTTTGCTACCGGAAGAGTTTGGATCTAATTTGTTAGCTCTCCTCTTAATTTTTTGCATAAGATTATGTTCCGCTTTTTTATCGAGTTGAAACATATTGAACAAATAGGTGAACACAATATTTTCTTTGTAAAATAGCACAAGATCGTTCACGTCTTGTTCACTAAATTGACTACTGAGCGTATTTTTCTTATCTATTAGATGTTGCATTCTTTCAGTAACATAATCAGGAATATCCGAGTTGACGGCAGTAGTGGTTGCAGTTGGTAGTGACATATTGTTGATTTGTGATTTGAGGGTTTTACGGAGGAACGACTTGTCGTAACGGAGTAAAATCACAATTCTACTAACGACGAAATCTGGCGTAGAATGTATTGTGTGCAAAAAATTTTGACATAAATGATGAATCAATTTTCTGGGTTAGGTTATAAACGTTTTGCTACAAACTTCTCCGGTGGCTCTGCCACCTTCGAAGTTAGTAGTTGTAGGCATTCTGCCCACTGACCAAAGCCTCAGCTCTACTAACTATGAAGAGCGCTACGCGCTCCGAAATATTAGGAAAGTCATTGTATGTTCGAAGCACGAGTGTATTGAGGAGGTATGAGGATGTGTGTAATTCGTGTATGTTGATGGGTTTGATGGGAATGGAAGTAGGAGAAGTGATGTATAAGAATGTGAGTAGGGAAAAGGAGAGAAAGGTGTTAAGGGTGGAGAGTGAATGTAAAATGATGAAGAGAACGATGGAGGGAGTGTCAAAGGTGACGGGGGTGGTGTATGGAAGAGAGAAGTTGTTGGATGGACGTTACAAGTATGAATTGTATGTATCGGGTGAAGGAACGAAGAGTGTAAAAATGCGAGAGTACAAGGAAAAGTACAAAAAGTACGAATTGAGAAGGTATGTAGATGAAAAGAAAGGGGGAATGAAATTAAGAATGGAATTCGTGTAACGAAAGAAGGGCTCGGCAAAATCACAACGAAAGAAGGGCTCGGCACAATCACAACGAAAGAAGGGCTCGGCAAAATCACAACGAAAGAAGGGCTCGGCACAATCACAACGAAAGAAGGGGGGGTAAGCACAATAACAATGTATAATAGTCTTAGTAATAATCTCTCTTGGTCTTGGTAAAAATAGATAGAAATAGAAAACCAGTAGGATCGGGGCAAAAGGCTCGTTTCCCGATGGCCTAGATCATGTAATAAGTATAAGAGTTTTCCAAGAGGGTAATACCAAGTGGTCTTAGTTGAATGGCTACATCGTAGATGTTGGCCGATCCCTTCTTATAAGTGGATGATGCCAAGTGGTCTTAGTAATATATCATATATAAGAATTTACCCAAGAGGGTAATACCATGTGGTCTTAGTAATATATCATATATAAGAATTGAACCAAGAGGGTAATACCAAGTGGTCTTAGTAATATATCATGTAAATTGTATGGTGGTGCGAACGGAGTGAGCACCAGTAGGGTGCTAATAAAGAAGGGCTCGGCAATATCAATATTTCTGTCATGGTCTTGGTAAAAATAGATAGAAATAGAAAACCAGTAGGATCGGGGCAAAAGCGTCATATCCCGATGGCCTAGAACATGTAATAAGTATAAGAGTTTTCCAAGAGGATGACGCGGGGTGGTCTTAGTAATATATCATATATAAGAGTAGAACCAAGAAGGTGATTCCGGATGGTCTTAGTTGAATGGCTACATCGTAGATGTTGGCCAAGCCCTTCTTGTCAGTGGATGATGCTGGATGATCTTAGTAATATATCATATATAAGAATTGAACCAAGAGGGTAATACCAAGTGGTCTTAGTAATATATCATGTAAATTGTATGGTGGTGCGAACGGAGTGAGCACCAGTAGGGTGCTAATAAAGAAGGGCTCGGCAATATCAATATTTCTATCTTGGTCTTGGTAAAAATAGATAGAAATAGAAAACCAGTAGGATCGGAGCAAAAGGCTCGTTTCCGATGGCCTATATCATGTAATAAGTATAAGAGGTTAATCAAGAGGTTAACCAAGAGGTTAATCAAGAGGTTAACCAAGAGGTTAATCAAGAGGTTAACCAAGAGGTTAATCAAGAGGTTAACCAAGAGGTTAATCAAGAGGTTAACCAAGAGGTTAACCAAGAGGGTGATGTCAAGCGGTCTTGGTCGAATGTCTACATCGTAGATGTTGTCCGAGCCCTTCTTGAAAGGGGGGTATGCCGGGTGGTATTAGTGTTATATCACATATAATGATTCAGTCAAAAGGATGATGTCACGTGGTCTTAGAAAAACCCGATCGTTTGATATTTAACATAATCGTATCCTTATTGTGACACCATGCTGTCCTTTTTCTTACTTTGTTTTTTGGTAGAGCAAGATTTTACACCTTCGCGCATTTTCAATGCGCGTGGCAACGTTACTTTGCCACTGGAATCGCCCCCCGAAGGGGGCGATTTAAATAGGCAAAGGTGTAAAATCCTTATAGGTTAACTTGCTTTCATCAAAAGCAATTGATTATATATGTGTAAATGAATGAAAGAAGGGCTCGGCAATAGTCCAATGATCTTAGTAATAATCTCTCTTGGTCTTGGTAAAAATAGATAGAAATAGAAAACCAGTAGGATCGGGACAAAAGCGTCATATCCCGATGGCCTATGCAACACATTTTGTATAAGAGTTTTACTAAGAGGGTCTCTGACCCAAGTCTCAGTAATATATCATATATAAGAATTCAATCAACCGGGTTATGTCAAGTGGTCTTGGTCGAATAACATCAACCAATCAAACCGCATAAAAATACCACCTTATAATACGTATATTGATGTACATGTTGAGACGAACGACCCGGATTATTTCACGAAAATATAGCCGAACCTGGCAAGGGGGGCTGAAAGCCTCCTTCACTACTAACTCGGTAGGCGACATAGTCGCCGGACGAGTTTGTACCGGTAATACGGACTACAACGTACGGTTACCAATCGAAACATCCATATCAGTAACCAAATGCACTGGCCCCAACTTCTCCGGGTGCAAAGCACCCTTTGAAGTTAGTAGTTCGGTGGCATTCTGCCCCTTGCCCAAGTGCACCATAAAACACGAAATGGATGAGATGAATCTCAACATGAACAATCTCAAACACGAGATCGGATATATACACGTACTCCTATTGACAAATTCATTCAGTATATTCGTTACAAACATCGCCCTATTCTTAACCCATTCTCATTAAGATCGTCTTATAAGTCAATTCTGAACAACCTACTCATTTCCCGATATGTAGGGCTCGGACAAAGGTTTGGACATGAACTTGAGAAAGGGCTTGGGTAAAGGGGTAATGGAAAGAGGGCTCGGGAGGGGGGTGGAGGACAATCTACGCTAGGCCATCTTGGTCGGATACCCCACACGCTAGGCCATCTTGGTCGGATACCCCACACGCTAGGCCATCTTGGTCGGATACCCCACACGCTAGGCCATCTTGGTCGGATACCCCACACGCTAGGCAATCTTGGTCGGATACCCCACAAACTCGTCCGGCGACAACGTCGCCTACCGAGTTAGTAGTGAAGAGGCTTTCAGCCCCTTGCCACAAGATGTGGCCATTAGCATCAACAATTATTTGATTATTATATATTTTGTAAGAGTATATAATAATGGATATTGACTTACCACATTTAATCTTGTTACTATCCCTGTTTGTCGCATTAGCATCGAGTCTATATATTTTTATGTGTGCATTGTTTTGCGAGTCACATGTACAGAAAAACTTTATGTTTGATTCTTGGCAATTCCCAATGTTGTTGGCCTTATTTTTCGATTGTATATTATTTGTGAGTGGTAGTAAAAAAAATAAATAGTTTTTGTATTTTGTATTTTAGATATCATCAAAGTCGGGCATAACATCACCAAACTCTTCCGATCCGTCGTCACCACCACCTCCAGACGGTTTCATATTAGGTATACGTTGAGGTGGAGGTAGATCAATATCGGTAGTATCAGTATTCTCAAATGTAAACGAATCATCACCCGTACCGGCAGAATCATATACTGAAGAGGTAATAAAACTCGACGGGATTAATTTCATATGTAATAATTGTGATAACGATGACGACGGATAAATATGTAACATATCCGAATGTTTATAGTTGGGACTTTCCCAATGATGTAGCCCGATGAGTAATACCGACCCTACTGTCACCATATGATTTCTCTTGGATCGTCCACGAAATTTACTCCGAATCATACATTGTAATTCAGGATAAGAGGTATTCGTTGTACCCACAATCAAACGACCATTACCAAGTATTTTTTTAACCGTAGCAAATATTTCACATTCATCGGTAGGTAACCGCAAAGGTTCCGATGACGAAGAATTATCTTGTAGTTTACGAGCAAACCCTTTTGATTTACAACCACCGTTTGTGTTTCGTACCATGTTATATAATATTATATGTTATGTAATAAAAACATATAATGTTGTAATAAAATCAATTTTTGTATGATCTCGATATCCACAAATATAGCGGAGACATCTATTCAAAAGTACATTCCTGTCGCATTTTCAACATCTTTGGTCATGACGGTAGTCACCACTAAAATGAATATTTCAAAATTACGAATCGTTTTCTTGGTAATAATACCTTTTTTTAATAATTTCTCGACTGATTTCTTGGAAGAAAAGTCTTTGACGAAAAACCCGACAGCGGTCGTAAACAGGATGAAATTAAATATATCAAAATGATTCGTCATGAGAAAGTGTTGTATTTGACCGAGTGGGTGTGATTCACTGAAGACCAATGCATACAAATTCTGACGAAAATAATAGGAAACATAATATGAATCAATGACTTCACGCATATTACCAAACTTATCAGGTGAAAATAGATAACCAAGATTGTTATTGGAAGCAGACATCAACGTATCAAAATTCGAAGCGATTTCGTCAGTAATCATGGTAACAAACGGTGGTAATTTGGGCATAAACCCCATAACACTACCAAGCCAACATATACTAATAATAACACAAGATTTCATGACAGTTTCGTGTAATATATCATATCATCCCATCATAGATTTATTTCAATTTTTTACACCGTTACAAAATGTCATTGGGATGTTTCTTGGCAAAATCGGAAATTTCCAAGACACGTCGTACCACCGGACTTCTTTCGACGTCATCCGCGGTCATTTCAACTAATCGTATTTCTTCCAAAATGTTTGTATAAGAATATAATTTCATTTTATGAATAAAATCGTATAATCCATTATCACTATATCCTTGACGTGCTCTATATTGTAAATCACTTTGTTGTAAATCACCGGTAATCACCATTTTACTACCGGATCCAATACGTGTTAATAACATCAATATTTGATTCGGACTACTATTCTGCATTTCGTCGGCGATAATGAATGCATTTTTAAATGTCCGACCACGCATAAATCCCAGAGGAGAAATTTCGATAACATTATTCGCAATCATTTGATCCAATTCTTTTCGGGTATAATGTTCCAAGAAAATATCATAAAGAGGTTGTAACCAAGGATCCATTTTTTTCATGATATTCCCTGGCAAAAATCCGATATCTTCTTCAGCAGGTACAAGAGGACGTGTAAACACAATACGTGAAATCGTACCCCGTTTTAATGATTGTATAGCGGCAATACAAGCAAATAGTGTTTTACCACAGCCGGCGGGTCCAGTGCCGAAAACCACTGATACATCCGAATCCGCCAGAAAATCCACATAATCTTTTTGTAGTCTACCACGAGGTAAGTAAGTAGCCGATTTCGGTATCTGAATAGTTTTATCCGTAAATTTAGAAAAAATATCACCAGTATCTCTACCACGACCATTCGGTGTACCTCGCATAATCATATATCCTCTACAAGAACCGATCGACATGGTAAAAGGGATAATGTAACTTGGTAAAGGTCTACTCGGGACGATGATTTTATTCGTTGAGAATGGATGTATATATTTGGTCATGGAGCTTCCATACCTAGTCACCTTAGCACTACTAACTAAGTAGGTTGCCTCCGTTCCTACCCGGAACGTGGGCCACCTGAGAAGTTTGGTATTTGAAATAAATGCTCCCAACATAATAGTATACAATCGAAAAATCATACAACAGAGTATAATATACTATAAAATAGATTTATTTATGTGTATTCCTGACGAACTCTTCCAACTGACCTACGGTCACCTTCTGGCGTTATAATAATGAATGAAAAATAGTATACAAAGTTATAATCATGGATACTTCTTGGATAGATGATGAAGAGATTGAAGAAAGTATTCTCGAAAAAGAACCCATGAACGAAATTCAATGTTATTATGTTTATGTCGGAATAGATCAAAATATTCGTAATGTCACCAAGAAAGTTCAAAATTTAGAAATATATCCCAAACAGGACGATTATCGTATAATTCCAAGAGATCAGTTGTTACAAATGATACATTCAAACAAGACCTATCAATCAAAAAAACATCGTCTTTTAGAAATTTTATTGTATAATGTAGACTCACCATCATCCGAATCATTACTCGCGGTAGGGGATGAATTAAGTTTTACACCTTTGCGCATTCCGAATACGCATGGCAACGTTACCATGCCAAACTCTTCCGGTTTGTGTTCCAATAAAGCTACCTTCAGAGTTAGTAGTGAAGAGGCTGAAAGCCCCTTACCAAACACTGAAGGTGACCTACGGTCACCGGAAGAGTTAGGCAAGGGGCAGAATGCCACCGAACTACTAACTTCAAAGGGTGCTTTGCACCCGGATAAGTTAGAAGAACCATCTGCTTTAAGAACGGTAACCACCATGGACGAAATTTTGATACCACCATCCTTGTGTATATTTCACGAAACAAATTGTTTGTATTTTATTTTCCAAGAAATATATCAAGACAGAGATAATCAAATGACCAAACCAATATTAAAGATAATGTCAGATGTATTACCAAGAATCCATAGTAAGAAGACAAAGAAAGTAGCATTCAAAGAAGATATCCGTCATACAAAAAAACGCATAACTAACTAGATGAAAACCCAACCTACAATAATCTCATTGATCGTGGCGTGTGACAATCAAGGTGGAATTGCCAAGAACGGTAGTATCCCATGGAATTTCCCCCATGAATTAAGATATTTTTCCAAGGTAACACGTACAACCAAGGATCCAACCAAACAAAACGCAATATTCATGGGTAGAAAAACGTGGGAATCACTACCCCGAAGACCATTACCGAATCGCGTAAATATCGTATTATCTTCCAAGCCTAACACTTCCGGTGACCCTAATCCAAACATTGTATTTGTATCGTCTATAGAGATCGCCCTAGAATATGTAAACCAAAATGAAAAAATCGAAGATTTGTTTGTGATTGGGGGTGAACAAATTTATCACACATTTATGACAGAGTATTCGTCCATGATAGATCATATATATTATACAGAAATCCAAGAAAATTATCTATGTGACCAATTTTTCCCGGTAAAATTTTTACACCATTACGCATTGAAAATGCCGAATGGCAACGTTACCTTTAACTCATTTGTCGCCGACGAGTCGGCGTTACAAATGAGAAAAGGTGTAGAAACTTTTAAGCAGAATAATATAACTACCGATACAGACATTACTACAAACACTTCCGGTGACCTACGGTCACCTTCAAACTCGTCCGGCTTATGTTCCAATAAAGTCGCCTACCTCAGAGCACCTTCGGTGCTCAAGGGTTGTGACCCCCCTTTGGGGGTCACTGACCGAGTTAGTAGTGAAGAGGCTACACGTTCCGTGTGCCCCTTGCCAGAGTTAGTAGTACAGAGGCTACCAGGTACGGAAGCCCCTCAGAGCACCGAAAGTGCTCAAGGGTTGAAAGCCCCTTGCCAAGAATTCATTTATTATCGTTATGACAATGTAAAAATATCGATATAAAAACATGACGAATTAGGTGATATATAATCAAAACAAAACAATGAGTGTATCAATACCGTCTTATACCGCACATCAATCATTCATCGAATCAATCATTGGCAAAGAGATGCCAGATATCGTATTCAAAAACCAGACACCATACTGTTTGGTATTAGAAAATGCATCACGTGAACAAGGTACAGAGTATTTGAATAATATCGAAAAGCAATTCCCAGAAGTGACATATGACGATATTCGTAGTTATATAAATACAAATGATAAATACGGAGGATCCTACAAAACAATATTCACTATGAGTACCATGAAATTGTTATATTGTAGTGCAACCACCATACGATATATTTATCATGCACTGATCATCCTGAAATATTACCAAGAAACGGGTTGTAAAAATATCGTAGAATTAGGGCAAGGTTATGGTGGATTATTCTTGGCTATCAATATATTTTCGTGTAAATTTCCCAAGGCGAGTATCAAATCGTATACCATGATCGATCTACCACAATCTTGCAAATTAACTAACAAATACTTGGACATGCATTCGTCCTTGATAACCATCCCTTGGATGGTAAATGATAGTGAATCGATCACGGATTCCTTGGTAATCAATTGTACGAACGTATCACCCAATGAAACGTTTTTCATTTCGAATTACTGTTTTACTGCGATTGACAAATCCGAACAATCCAAGTATGTGGAAAAAATCATAACAAAATGTTCACACGGATTTTTGACTTGGCAAACTTGTTTTGGGTATGGAATTGATCAAGTAGACAGTATATTAAAAAAACCAACTATCAATAAAAAAGAAGAGGAACCACAGACAGCACCCGCACGTGTAAAGAACTATTACGTATGGTTTTAACCTCTATTATGGGCAGAGGGCTGAAAGCCTTCGCACAGGGACCGAAGGTCCCCTATCACAACTAACTTCGAATGGAATAAAAAATTGATTATTTTTGTATATTATTTAATGTAAATAACATTATATTATATCATGAATATAGATAACGATTTACCGAACTCTTCCGGTGACCTACGGTCACCCTCCTCAGAGCACCGAAGGTGCTCAAGGGTTGTGACCACCAAAGGGGGGTCACTGACCGAGTTAGTAGTGGAGGAGGCTACAAGGAACGGAAGCCCCCCTTACCAGTCTCAGACCCCATTGCCACAAAAAAAAAACAAAAAAAGATATTTTCCAAATTTTGATTATATACGAAAATTATTTGTATCAACAAAGTTGGACCAAACTTCTCCGGTGGCTCTGCCACCTTCGAAGTTAGTAGTGAAGAGGCTGAAAGCCCCTTGCCAAACTTCTCCGGTAGCAAAGCTACCTTCAGAGTTAGTTGTTGAAGGATACAAAGAACATAAACCCCCTGACAAAAAAAAAGAGATTGAAGTCATATTTTCAGGACGTAAGTTTATTCATGGACAACGGTCACAATCAGTCAGCTCATTGGGACATAATATAGACAATATCGTAATACGACATTCGGCCACGAATGTCTCCGCACATATAATTTCTCAGGCGATGTTGTCGTCTTCTAATATTTTCGGCGCGATTAGAACGCCAAACTCTTACGGTAGCAAAGCTACCTTCGAAGTTAGTAGTAAAGAGGCTATAAGGAGAGTTAGCCCCTTGCCAAAGTCCTCCGCAAGCGAAGCTTGCTTCGGACTTAGTAGTTCGGTGCGTTCCGCACCTTGCCCAAACTCTTCCGGTGACCTACAGTCACCTTCAGAGTTAGCAGAAGAAGTCGGTATAGAACAATACAACATAATGAATGAAATTGGCAAGGGGCACACGGAACATGTAGCCTCTTCACTACTAAGTCCGGAGCAAGCGAAGCTTGCAGAAGACTTAGGCAAGGGGCAGAATGCCACCGAACTACTAACTTCAAAGGGTCAGCGAAGCAACTGGGTACCCGCTTCGCGGGTACTAAGTGCTTTTCACCCGGAGAAGTTAGGCGAACCCGAAAAATGGGTACCACCCGATACACATGGTCTGAATAATAGTGACCGTATCATTCCAACATATTATCTTCCATCAAATATGAACAGACATAATGTATTACGTGTAGATTACCATTATATGATATTAGACGATATACGAAATGTACGTCCATTAAACAAATACCAACTGGATTATATAAAGAATTCTTTACATGAATCCGACAAACAAAAAATAATTGAAGAATTCAATAATGTAATCATGTCTTATGGTGAAGTATTATTGAATGACCAATGACCGTATACACCGGTAACGTTGTCCTTGGAACACCTGTTAGGACACATGAAGGCGTTCCATTTACACCTTTCGGCATTTTCAATGCCGAAAGTAACGTTGCCTTTTAACTCATTTATCGCCGACAAGTCGGCGTTATTAATGAGAAAAGGTGTAAGATGTTCTAGGTTGTACAAAAAATTGATTAAAAATAATGTTTTTTTAATCAATACCGATAACGTAACAATGAATCCTACAATAGAAGAATTATATACAATCGTGAATAATCTCGTCGGTGAAAATACAAAAATCAAGGAAGAACTGAGACAATTGAGACAACTCATCACTACCCAACCCAAAAAACCGAATCAACTATTAACCAATACCCCCATACCCAAAATGGTATTCCAAGAATGGGTAAAAACATTCAAAGTAACGCCGAAACATCTGGAACGGGTATTTATATTTGATATGATGGAGGGTTTGAAAAGTTGTTTACAAGAGTATATAACAACGGAAGGAGTCCATAATATACCCATCCGTACACCACCGGAAAGACGGCATGTTTTATATATTTATGATCAGGATGTTTCCTGCCCAAACAGTACTTGGTCGGTATGTGATATGGACGATATGTTGGTACTCATCGATCAACTAACATTACAATTTGATATTGCATTTTGTGAATGGGACGAAAAAAATCGTGAAAGAATGCAATCTACCCAAGAAGACAAGGACAAATATAATGTGTATTTGTTGAAAATAGAAGGAAAAGATTTCAGAAAATACAAAGACAAACATCGTAACGAACTACGAAATTGGCTATGTGAAAAAGTGTTGGTTGTATAAGACGATTTCATACATTATTTGATGCCTACGGCATCATTCCGTTCTGCTACCGAGCAAGCTCGTCCGCCGAACGGCCTACATGATCACAAACTAATATTTTTGCTAGTTCCTCCACAATACTCATTTTATCGTCACCACTACTCGTTCTTGATGCCATTTTATTGCGTATTTGTTCAAATTTGGGGTTTGTTTTACATAATTCATCAAATTTATCGTACAATTTCGTCCCAAATTTCTCAAATAATTTCGTCAGAGCCATTTTTTCTGATTCATCATGAAATTCTTCGACACATCGGGTTTGAAACATGAATTCACCTTGACTTTCTTCTTTCCATTCATTTTCATCTTTCAAAAAAAATGTACTTGGTTTATTCACTATGGGTACAGCACAATGCATTGGACGTTCTCGAATTTCTAATTTTTCTATATTTCTTGTCAATAATTTGACGGCGCCGTTCATGTAAATGTCTTTCAGAAATACTTTCATGTCATCCGCGGTTATTTCCATATTATTTATAAACTGATCGATGTTCATTGCGTCTTTGCAATGTGTATTCAAATAAATATGAAATTGTTGGTTATTATTGATAGTCAGATTTTGTGTTCCCTTGATATCTTTTGATTGATTTATGATCAAATTTTTTAATTCTATAATTTCATTTTTCATATCTTTTATCATGTCGGTAGTTGGAATGTCAACCAATGTATTACTAACTTCTGATGGTGGTTTTTCCACGGAACATACTTGATTGTGACTCCACAATCCTGGACGGCTTTTATATTTCTTAGCACATTTTTTGCATTCATAATATGCCTGAGACAAATCTTTTTGTGGGTTAGACAAATTCACATGCCTTTTTGATTTTATGTGGCATTGATAAGCCCATTTATTATTCGTAGAGTATGTACAACAATCACACGTTAATAATGGTATATCAATTTTAGTAACACGGTTGCTTTTCATTTACAGAACTATTCTTGAAATATATATTTATTTTTCTTTAAGTTGTTTCTAATTTTCTATCATTTGTAAGAAAATTAGTACTAAATATCTATCATTAGTAGTTTTTTAGAAATAAAACCTAGGAAATGAAAACCTCCCACGTGGATTTTATTTTGGTAATCTCATATTCATATTTCCGGGTATACCAAGAATATTTTTCTTAACGAGTCCTTCTAATTTTCTATCATTTGTAAGAAAATTAGTACTAAATATCTATCATTAGTAGTTTTTTAGAAATAAAACCTAGGAAATGAAAACCTCCCACGTGGATTTTATTTTGGTAATCTCATATTCATATTTCCGGGTATACCAAGAATATTTTTCTTAACGAGTCCTTCTAATTTTCTATCATTTGTAAGAAAATTAGTACTAAATATCTATCATTAGTAGTTTTTTAGAAATAAAACCTAGGAAATGAAAACCTCCCACGTGGATTTTATTTTGGTAATCTTATATTTATATTTTCTAGGTTACCAAGAATATTTTCCATTAAAATATCTTGTCAAAAAGTGTACAAAAGTGAACATATGTACACTGACGTTCACTTCTTAGAATATAAAAAATTGAAATAATCTTACCAATACCAATATAAGTACAATATCAGATATATAGTAGACAATGACAACCCATTCACCACCTGATTTCTTGGCAAAGAAGAATATCCACCCCCGTGATGAATTTATCACATTCGATGAAGGACCACATATTTACACAGTCCATGGTGAATTGGGATATACGTCGGTAACGACATTTGTACATAAACATTTTCCATCGTTTGATAGTGATCGTATTATCGCCAATATATTAAAATCACCAAGACATAAAACCGATCCCACCTACAAATATTACAATCAGACAAAGGAAGAGATCGAATTGGCTTGGGAAATAAATCGTAACCAGGCGTCAGGTGCGGGAACAAAAATGCATTATGATATTGAATGTTATTTCAATGAATTACTGGTAGAAAATGATAGTACGGAATTCAAATATTTCCAAAACTTTTGTAAGGATTACGTGGATTGTCCTGATGGTCTGAAACCGTACCGTACAGAATGGATGGTATATTACGAAGAATACAAGATATCAGGATCCATCGATATGATTTTCGAGAATCCTGACGGTACAATACAAATCTACGACTGGAAACGCTGTAAAAGTATTGAATACGAAGCGTTTGGGGATTCCAGAGCGATTACACCATGTATTGCACATATGCCAGATAGTAATTATTGGCATTATAGTATTCAACTGAACATGTATAAAATGATTTTGGAAGAGAAATATGGTAAAAAAGTGACGGGATTGTATTTGGTATGTCTTCACCCGGATAATCCGTATAAAAACTATGACCGGATCGAAGTTCCGATTTTAACGGAAGAGATTCAAGAACTATTGAGTTGGTGGCAAACTTCTCCGGTGGTCGTAGACCACCTACGAAGTTAGTAGTGAAGGAGGCTACACGTTCCGTGTGCTCCTTGTCAAGAAACAAAAAACAATATAAAATGATAGCATTAAAAGGTGTAAAGGTAGTATAACATCGCCCAAATGTGGAAGAATATCTTAGTATGTTACCAATACTGCAAAAATATGGTACGATTTGCGATACGTAAAACTTTTTTATCTGTAATGTATAGTTTCTGGTTGGTGGGATTGTACAAATTACCCCCTCCAACATTGTCCGAGATTGATATATATGAAGAAAAGACCAAGCCAAAATTCATAAAAAATAACGATACCAAATCAGAATCAATCGACCCTATTTTCTATGATAGACCTTCTTACAAAAAACTGATGGAAGAACCGAACAATCACCTGGAAAAAGAATGGAAAACACGTATTTTATATGAGAATACCCCCAGAGGAAACATAATCATGTATTATGATGTATACAAAGAGGGGTTTGCGTACTATTGTGATCAAACCGGAATTTCCTACCGTATACTGAATATCGTCGCGATGAAATATACAACTACGTTTCGATGTCAAGATTTTTTCGTAGACAATCTATTGATTCCTGATAACAAGTCACCGATGATAGGATATATTCAGGATGAACTGGAAATCGAAGAAGAAAATAAACGGAAAGTTACTGACAAGTTATTACGACATTATCATAATGAAAAGAATGATCGTACTGATATGAATTCGCCCTTTGCCAAATTACAAAATTATTCAACGAATCCACCCAACAAACAAATAGGCAAGGGGCAGAATGCCACCGAACTACTAACTTCAAAGGGTGCTTTGCACCCGGAGAAGTTAGACCAATCAAAAACACCAGAAAAAGAAAAGATTACAAACAAATTTATGTATATGGGTAAATGCTCGAATTTTTCGATGATACAAAAAATACCTCATAAAGAAGTTGTACAAAAATCCCCTTTATTGATGAATTACAAACTATTCAAAGAAAGATATTTAGATTTTTCTGATGACTCGGTAATAAATCCAGACGACAACCCGTTAGATAAAACTTCTAGTAATTCATTATTTTCCATCTGATTTTTGTACAAACTGTTTGTACCCAATGGATTTTTCAAGATCAAACGACATATCTAAATGGGATTTTGCGATCATATATGCTTTGCGTTCTTTGGGTGATAGTGACAAAATATAAGTATCTGACATAGAATCGGAAGTCCCCTTGCCGGGACTAGGAGTGGAGGTAGTAGAGTTGGTAGAATTCATGTTGTGTATTGTATTATTGATATGTATAATTATGGAATATATATCAATTTTTGGCAAGGGGGGCTGAAAGCCTCCTTCACTACTAACTTCGAAGGTGGCAGAGCCACCGGAGAAGTTTGGTCAGAGGGCCTAACTCAGAAGGTAGCTTCGCTACCGGATAAGTCAGGTTTATGGAATTACCACAATGGTAGTGGAAGCCAGTTGTTTCGCGCGGGAGGCGCCGGGTGGTAATTGTTGTGGGGTAACATATGGTACATTGGTACAAGCGAATGGTTTGTTGAAATGATGTTTTTGTAAAAGACTCGCCATAATAGAACCGGAATCCATTTTTGAACATTTACCATCGATAACCCCCGTAATATATTCACCTTGACTCATAACAGGGTTAGGTTTAGAAATATGGTGTTGTTTTGTAACTGAATTATAATTCAAATATTGAGACTGTGTTTTAGAACATAAATCCCCACATTTGGCAGGAACACCGACAATTTTCTTAGTTGAACATTGATTGGTTAATTCCAAACGGCGTAAAATTTCAATATGTTGCTGTTGTGTTTGAACATTGTTTGTAGTATCGGGTTTAACAGAAGTGAATGGTTGCGGGCGTCGAATCCATCGATATTTGGTCATGATCATACCATTTGTATCTAAAACGGATGGTTTCATCACTTTAGAATTGTTCAACGTATTGTTACCAAGCCCAGTACCATCGACCACCATTTTGGCTTTGTGATATGCACCGTTTAATCCACCGTGTCCACGAGGTACATTACCAACCATGAGCGTTCTTGGTAAGGAACGCGATAACATGGTTTGACCGACAAATCCTTGTGAACGGTGTCCTCCTTGTAAAGAGAATTGTTTTTGTCCAACACTTAAATTATTATATTGGTTTTGTGTTTTTTTTTTCAATGTAACAATTGACATGTAACGCGTATATGTTATACATATATATCTTGTTCATCAAACTCTTCCGGTAGCAAAGCTAACTTCAGAGTTAGCAGTGAAGAGGCTACACGTTCCTTGTGCCCCTTGCCAAATTTACCGGAAGAGTTTGACCAAAACTTCTCCGGTGGCTCTGCCACCTTCGAAGTTAGTAGTTGAAGAGGTTATGGAATCGGATTTTGACAGTACATATTATTACCACCACATTGATTACACGCAATAAATTTGTATTTTCCTTCAACAAATGGACCCCCCAAATAAACATCTTTATATGATGGAAAACAAGAACCACAAATATTAGGTGGTACCATATTTTTCAATGCTGGTTCGATTGTCATTTCTGGCGTTTTAGTAAATAACGGAGTAGTATGTACTAGACTTTGTATTTGGGCATTGGGTGATTTATTTATTTCATTGTTGGTTAATCCAACGCCAAACCAGGTTGTAGATATTGGATCACCGAAAATATCTGTATTTTTAATGTTCCGAATGATATTGATTTTTTTTTTAGCAGTTTCATTACCGGAATCTTTGGTAGTAAATTTATTCAACATATTTTTGTATTTTTTTTTGCTAATATAATCACTTGAAGACATGATGAATTGTATACAATACAAATACACTATAACTGTATACAAAGGAAAAATCATAATAGTTTACAATATAAAATTATTCATAAAATAAAATACAATGTCACAATCATTAATTCAAATTCGAGGCACTACAGGTACTACCGGACCAACCGGTAGAACAGGACCAACCGGACCAACCGGTAGAACAGGACCAACCGGTAGAACAGGACCAACCGGTGTAACCGGTGTAACCGGACCTACTGGATATACGGGTGTAACCGGACAAACTGGTGTAACTGGGGTAACCGGTGCTACTGGTGTAACAGGATATACAGGTGTAACCGGACAAACCGGAGTAACTGGAGTAACCGGTAATACGGGTGTAACAGGATATACAGGTGTAACCGGACAAACTGGTGTAACCGGTGTAACCGGTGCTACAGGCGCAACAGGATATACAGGTGCAACTGGCGTAACAGGTAACACGGGCGTCACAGGTAACACGGGTACAACGGGTAACACAGGTACAACGGGTAACACAGGTAATACCGGCGCTACGGGTGTAACAGGTAGAACCGGCGCTACGGGCACCACTGGAACCACGGGTACAACCGGCACCACTGGAACCACGGGTACAACCGGCACCACTGGAAACACGGGTACAACCGGCACTACTGGAAACACGGGTACAACCGGCACCACTGGAACAACCGGTGTAACAGGCACCACTGGAACTACCGGTGTAACAGGAACTACAGGAAGAACGGGAACAACGGGTACCACAGGCACCACAGGCACTACCGGCACCACAGGCACAACCGGTGTAACCGGTGTAACAGGCGCCACAGGAGCCACCGGATCGACAGGAGCAACGGGATCGACCGGCGCCACAGGAACAACCGGTACGACCGGAACCACCGGTGTAACCGGTGTAACCGGATCAACGGGTTCCACAGGAACAACGGGTGCCACGGGTGCAACGGGTGCCACGGGCGCCACGGGTGCAACGGGCGCCACAGGAACAACGGGTGCCACGGGCGCCACGGGAACAACGGGTGCAACGGGCGTAACAGGAAGAACCGGCAATACAGGTACTACAGGAGTAACCGGAGACACGGGAGATACGGGTGTAACCGGTGATACGGGAGATACTGGAGTAACCGGAGCCACGGGTGGAACTGGAGATACGGGAGTAACAGGAGATACGGGTGACACCGGTGTAACAGGAGCCACCGGAGATACAGGAGATACAGGTGTAACAGGAGATACAGGAGATACAGGTGCCACGGGTGCCACGGGTGCCACGGGAAAAACCGGAGTAACCGGTACAACGGGTGTAACAGGTACTACCGGTACAACGGGTGCGACTGGATCGACAGGTACAACGGGAACCACGGGAACAACCGGCGTCACAGGAACCACCGGCGTCACAGGAAACACCGGAAACACCGGAAACACCGGCGTCACAGGAACCACAGGTACAACGGGCACCACGGGCACTACGGGCACCACGGGAACCACCGGCGTCACAGGAACCACCGGCGTCACAGGAACCACCGGTACAACGGGTACCACAGGAACCACGGGTACCACGGGCACCACGGGTACCACGGGCACCACAGGAACCACGGGCACCACGGGCACCACGGGCACCACCGGTACAACGGGAACCACGGGAACCACGGGTGCAACGGGCACCACGGGCACCACGGGTGCAACGGGCACCACGGGAACCACGGGAACCACGGGTGCAACGGGCACCACTGGAACCACCGGCGTCACAGGAACCACCGGCGCCACGGGTACTACGGGAACCACGGGAGATACGGGAGATACAGGAGTAACAGGTGATACGGGAGATACAGGAGTAACCGGTGCAACAGGAGATACGGGTGATACAGGAGTAACAGGTGATACGGGAGATACAGGAGTAACCGGTGCAACAGGAGATACAGGTGATACAGGAGTAACAGGTGATACGGGAGATACAGGAGTAACCGGTGCAACAGGAGATACAGGTGATACAGGAGTAACAGGTGATACGGGAGATACAGGAGTAACCGGTGCAACAGGAGATACGGGAGATACAGGAGTAACAGGTGATACGGGAGATACAGGAGTAACCGGT